AACCATTATAATGGCGGTCCAGGCGGTGGAGCTGGTGGATTAGGTGGTGGAGGCGCTGGTGGAGGCGCTGGTGGAGGGGCTGGAGGTGGAGCTGGTGGCGGGCCAGGAGGGGGCGCAGGAGGAGGTGCTGGTGGTGGGTTCGGTGGAGGTGGAGGGTTTGGAGGTGGCGGACCAGGTGGTGTCGGTGGAGGTGGAGGGTTTGGAGGTGGCGGACCTGGAGGTGTTGGTGGAGGTGGAGGGTTTGGTGGCGGAGGACCTGGAGGTGTTGGTGGTGGTGGTGGAGTAGGAGGAACTGGTGTTGGAGTAGGTGGTGGCGGTGGTGGAACCGGAGGTGGTGGAACTGGGGTTGGTGTTGGAGTTGGTGGAGCTGGTGGTGGGGCTATTAGTGTAAAGACTGCGGTAATTGGCAAGTCAGCTGCAGGCATATTGAATGAGAATGGATTATCTGATGTTATATATGCATGGCTGGTTGAATTTTCCCAATGATCAAAGCGAGTGACACCAGCAATCGGATATGCCTGAATAGATACCGAAGCGTTTAAAGCGTATGTACCACCACCTGTTGTACCACCATAACCTGCAGGATCTACTGAAAGATTTACATTATATGTAGGCACCGGAGTAGGCGTAGGTGTAGGTGGTGGTGGTGTAGGTGTTGGTGTTGGAGGTGGTATAACTATACAAGTTACACTGTAGTTATGCGATGGCATAAAAAACGAAACATCTGTACCACCGCCAATATTATTACCATTGCTATCTTGCCAATGATCGACTGTATAACCAGCATTTAAATACGCTGAAATAAATACGTGTTGGTTGTATGTAGCTGTACCTGAGGAAGGTACTACATAACCACCAGCTGATGGGTATATAGATGCTGAATAACTATACGTAGGAATCGGTGTAGGTGTTGGTGTAGGTGTTGGTGTAGGTGTTGGTGTAGGTGGAATGTAACCACATGATGGGCTATTGTACTGTATAACCGAATCATAATACCCGCAACTACCATTAGCATATGAGCCTATCAATGTATAGCCGGAACAGTAAGTTGAAAGAAGTGTACCAGCCGAAGGACAAGGTGTTGGGGTAGGTGTTGGAGTAACTGTAGGTGTAACTGTAGGTGTAACTGTAGGTGTTGGAGTAACGGTAGGTGTTACTGTGGGGGTAGGGGTTACAGTAGGTGTAACTGTAGGGGTCGGAGTTAAAGTAGGTGTTCTTGTTGGAGTAGGTGTAATTGTCGGTGTAACCGTCGGGGTAGGCGTAGGGGACGGGTTAAACATGAAAAATGGCTGTACTACGCTCATTTTTTTATTTTATCAGGTTATACCCGGTCCAGATATTACAAACAAACCAGAATTACCAACCGCTAATAAAGTACATAAGCCATAATTAGCTAATGTACGAGTACCGGTACTTGTTGTACCTGCCCATTGTAGTATAACACCAGAGCCTTGTATAATAGACATACTACTTGCGCTGTTATTGTATATAGTAATAACGTTGCCATCGTTAAAAACGCTTGATGGTACAGTAACATTACCGGAAGTAATATTAATATATTTGCCGTTATCTCCAGCCTGTAGTGTATAGCTTGTAGACTGAGAGTTAGATTTTATTGAAATGGCGCCGCTATAACCACTAATACCAGACCAACCAGATATGCCACTATAACCACTTGTACCAGACCAACCAGATATGCCAGAATAACCAGAAATACCAGACCCGCCTGAGTAGCCTGAAATACCTGACCAACCAGAAATACCACTATAACCGCTTACACCAGATGTACCGGAATAACCACTGATACCAGACCACCCACTGTAACCTGAAATACCAGACCAACCACTGTAGCCTGAAATACCTGACCAACCTGAGTAACCAGACCATCCGCTTATACCAGAATAACCCGATACACCAGAGTATCCGCTAATACCAGAGTAACCCGAAATACCTGATGTTCCACTAAAACCTGATATACCGCTATAGCCGCTTGTACCGCTATAACCAGAAGTACCGGAGTAACCGGATGTACCGGAGTAACCACTCGCACCATTACTACCTGAATAACCGCTTGTACCGGAATACCCAGATATTCCGCTAAAGCCTGATTGACCACTGTAACCACTATAGCCAGATGTACCTATGGCGCCTCTATAAATACCGGTTGAAATAAAACTATAATGATCTGTACCTAAATAGTAGAATTGTATACTAACGTTAGTACTGGTTGTGGTTGCAAATACTCTATACACTAACCTATCAGTACTGTTGATAGCAATAGGTGTAGTAATCGTATATTGAGTAGTCTGTAATAATGGGTTAGTTAAATCTGTATTAGTGAGTGGATCACCTGCAGCTGAAAATAATAACGTTTCAGTACCACCGGTTGATCTACTATATATAGAATGAATTAAATGAGTGTTATAACTATTGGTAGTACCAGATAAAGAATAAAAAGCATTAAACTGCCATGTACTTTTATTAATTACAACTTCTGTAGGGTCCCCAACTTGAGTAATGACCTGTCCAAGTGTTACAACACCCTGGGTTGCACTTAAACTATAGTTAATGTTGGTTTGTGCACCGGTTTGCGGTACCTGACTTAAATAACCGTATGTAATGCCAATATCAGAAGCTGAAGTTGTAGGGTAGTACGTGATACCTACAGCGGGTACACCAGACCACCCACTAAATCCTGAATACCCAGATGTACCAGAGTAACCTGAAGTGCCTGAGTAGCCTGATAAACCAGAATAACCCGATAAACCAGAATAACCGGAAATACCACTATAGCCAGATATACCGCTATAGCCAGACGAACCTACGAAAGCAGCTCCACTAAAACCTGAAATACCACTATAGCCAGAATAACCAGAAGCTGCTGCTTCACCAGGTAAACCGGAATAACCAGATATACCACTATAACCGCTTGTTCCAGAATAACCTGAAACACCTGAACCACTAAAGCCTGATACACCACTAAAACCAGAATACCCTGATATACCACTATAACCTGAGGTACTGTTACCTGAATAACCGCTTATACCAGAATAACCAGATACACCTGAATAACCTGAAATACCTAATGCGCCACTATAACCAGATGTACCAGAATAACCTGAAATACCAGAATAGCCGCTATAACCAGATATACCACTATAACCACTTATACCACTATAACCACTTATACCACTAAAACCTGAAATACCTGAATAACCTGATGTACCGGAGTAACCAGAAAGACCAGAATAACCACTGTAACCTGAAACACCAGAGTAGCCTGAAATACCACTGTAACCACTTATACCAGAATAGCCTGACGTACCACTGAAACCGGAAATACCTAAAGTGCCGGAGTACCCCGATAAACCAGAGTAACCTGAAGCACCGCTAAAACCAGAAATACCTGAAGTACCGCTTGTTCCAGAATAACCTGAAAAACCTATACCTGATGTACCAGAGTACCCTGATATGCCAGAGTAACCAGAAATACCAGAAGTACCGCTAAAACCACTTATACCACTGAAACCGGAAAAGCTTGAGTAACCGCTTATACCACTGAAACCGGAAATACCACTGTAACCTGAAATACCAGAATAACCGCTTAACCCAATTCCACTAAAGCCGCTAATACCACTGAAGCCCGAGATACCGGTATAGCCAGAATAGCCTGACCAACCACTAATACCACTATAACCGCTTGTACCGCTATAACCGCTTGTACCGCTAAAACCAGAAATACCAGATGTACCAGAAAAACCACTTAAACCTGTTCCACTAAATCCTGAAATACCTGAATAACCAGATGTACCGCTATAGCCTGAAATACCAGACCACCCAGAATAACCACTACCTGCAGCTGCACCGTTCAACCCACTTATACCAGAATAACCAGATGTACCTTGTTGACCTGAATAACCAGACCGTCCAGAAGCACCTGATGAACCAGATATACCAGAGTAACCAGAAAGACCGTTAATACCAGAACGACCGGAATAACCAGAGTAACCAGAAGCATTACCACTATAACCAGAAATACCAGAGTACCCGCTTGTAGACGGGTCTACTATCATGTTTTGATTAACTTTAATTATAGCGGACATATTAATAACGTTTTACGATTAGTATTAAATTGTTTGGTGGGGGTGGTTCCAGGAACGTAATTGTTTGCGTTATTATACTAATAGTGTAGCTACTATCAGGTGTTTGCATAACACCATCTACCGATACCTGATAGTCGCTTGCACGGGAAGAGGTAAGATTAGATAAAGTGTACGTAGTTGTTACACCATCTGATATAAATGTCCAATATGTTGGTAGTGTAGTAGCCATTAAGAGTGCGTTTGCCTCAGCTGCAGCTGCTACAACTTGTGCTATTAGATACTCTTCTGGTAATCTATAAGAACCAGCAGAATAAAGAGCTTCAGGTGTACCAGTTGCAACTGTAGTATATGTACTTATCGATAGGGACGGGTCTATATCAAAGTAATTGTTTGTATCATATAATTCCTGTATTTCTACACTAAAATTACCGGCTATTACATTTATATAAGGTAGAGAAGTTAAAATATCCGGATTAGTAATATCAAAACTGGTTGTAATAATATTATCTGGTGCTATCTTACGTGTAAAAGCGTTTAATATATAATTGTAAAATAAACGCTCTAATGAAGCACTTGTACCAACGAGATTGTTTTTTAGTTTAGTATAAACAACATGATTACGTTTATTAGCTAAATAAACAGATATATCTTTAAGTCTACGAGCGTACCCTACTATAGCAGCTTGTAAACTAATGTCGTCGTTTATATCTACTGCATTAAAGAAAGACTCTTCATCAGGGGTACGCGCTGTAATGCCTAATGTCTTTAAGAATGTCTTATAATATTCTTTAACGTAGTTTACAGATACAGCATTAGACAGACCTTTGTTTAAGTACCAACTTGTTACATAATTGTTATACTGAGCTGAAAGATCGATTGAATTAACATTATTGTTACGCTGTTTCCAGTCTTGAAACGAGTATGGCTGCGTGGTATCTGCACCACCAGTTACGTTAATAGCACTCGCTAAAGTATTAATTGTATTAAAAACAGGCATAGTATTACTTTATTAACCCCAATCCTTTGTGTATATAATAATTATATATTGTTTCTAATATACCTTCATCCTTGACCCATTCAAGGTGAGAGGTACCTGATAATTCAGGTAGTGTAGTCATACTATCATCCCAATTCACTAAACCCTCAACTTGTTGACCATCGACAACATCGTTATAAACAAAAAATCTATAATTTTGTGCTACTGGAGTTTTTAATCCCCATCCTAAGAACGCACTTAAAGGGTAAGCAGAAAGAGGATAAGCAGAAACAGGGTACGCATTTACCGGTAGTAGAGCATTTAATCCACGAGCTGTAACACTACTATAACTTGTAATGTTAGATACTTCTATTAATTCATAATAATCAGAATTAAATAAATCATTAACTACTATTTTTTGTCCTGCTGAAACCATAGTAGTGTATATGTTGTACTCTCTAAGAGATGTATTTAAATTAACGTGACCCGCACTTAAAGCAAAGTTTCTTGCATACTGAGAACGCGCACCCCATACTACACTTTGCTGGACAGAATACAAGTCGAATATTCTACCCAGTGTAGGTGGAACATCGTAATTGTAATTATCAAGCGTTAAGCCTAATGATTCAGCAAGAGAATAAAACGCATTTACGTTGGTGCAAGATGGGTCAGCATTATTTTGTACAAAATTTGCAATCTTTTCGTACACCACCCCGCCATACGTATCGTCGTTTGTAGCACTTGTACCGGCAATTGAAGATAAATAACTATCAAAAAATACAGAATTCTGATTAATTGTAGGTTGTAAAGCATATGACTTTAACTGTGCACCGTAATCAAAACTTCCATTAAATTTACGTGTAAAATAAGTACTATTAAAATCTACTATATTAAATACTCTGCTTTGACCGGTAAACCCTTGCTTACCATAAGAATTAGTATAGCTATTATTAATATAATTAACTACTGGTGTAGGTGGTATACTAATATAATACGGGTTATACCCTGTTACAGTGTTTGGCAGTAAATCATTTACATAGGCAAAACCGCTTGCTCCGTTTGAAAGTGTACTACGAGTTACTATTGTAGCAGCTCCTGTAGTATAAGGTGTAAATGTACCTAAATAGTAACCACCTATATCTCTACCTAAACTATCATAACGTTGTAAAGTGTATTTTAATAAATTACCATGTGTGGGGGTTGTGCTAAGATTATAATCTGCGCTCATTGCATACGCAGATGTAGATTGAATGTATAACTGAAATGTATTGTTAATAGCGTCGTTAGTGTTTGATGTATTTAATGGGTAATTCAATAACGGTACATCAGAAAGGAATGTAGCAGTACTATTAGTAAGATGAGAACTGTTAACAGTAGTTACAAATCTACTTTCAACCCCTGGCCAATATACACTGTTAAACGGTACGCTACCGTTTATTGTAACACCAATATTATCTGGTTGTAAACTCTGTACATAATAATAAGAAGATAAACTAACTAACGAGTTCGAATAAGAAGGAACATTTACATAATCATACGAAGGTGTATTTGGTATATTGATAGTATCCAGTGTTACCCATATGGTAGTAGGGTGTGCAGATACTAACAAGGTGCCTGTATAATTGTGTACCACCATCGATGGAATATCATCTATATAATAGAAACTACCAGACCCCGATAGACCAACTAATGTTCCTGTTGGTGATAAATTACCATTGCTATCTATTCTAATTTCAGTGCTGCTGATTGGTTTAAAATTAGTTATTACTAATCCATCGTCTAACGGGCTTGCAGAAACTGTAGTAAAGCGCCATCTTGGACGTAGATTGGAAATCTGACTAACTGGTATTTCACTATAAGGTTGAGATAAGGAATTATCTGAGTATAGCGAAAAGTTTAAAGTACTATTATCAGTTATACTTGTTTGATAGTTAAATGTAAGCGGTACAGGGCCAGATGAAACTACCCCAGACTTACAAGATTGATAACCAAAGAAACACGCACCAGATAACGGATTACCAACCATTATATTATTCCACTGAGAATAGTCCCAAGATAAGTTATCTACAAGAAAATTACTTGCGGTTACTGTTTGTGAAAATGTTAATGGGGTTATTCCAGTATTATTATTAAAAATACCAAGTTTTACCTCATATATACCTGGCCAGGAATAAACATGTGATGGGGAATAATCTGTACTATAAGTACCATCCCCGAACCACCAAATTAAGTTGTAATTTGATGTAATAGCTGCTTGAGTTATACCAGCCTGGGTGCTTAAATTACAACTAAACGTAGTAGCAGAAGTAAAGCCGCTAAGCGGTGACGCAGTTAAACCACTTACCGTTATACCATGAAATGCACTTAGTGGTATCGATACCATATTAGTAAATTACAATTGACGCATTTTGGGAAGCTTCCTGTTGTATTACAACACGGGTTAGCAACTCATTAATGTCGTTTAAATACACTGTTTGGAATGGTTGTACGGTGAATGTTTTAGATGTGAAAGTTATATCGTTGTCGGGATACGAAGGATTGTAAACTATTAAAGATACACCATTAACTGTTTCAGTACTGTTTACTGTTGCAACAGATTGTACATCAGTTAGAGCTAATATACTACCTGTAATGTCAGGTATGTTAATTGTGCACCCTAATTTTAAGCTTGATGGATTAAAATACGATTCAAATATAGATTGAATACTGCTTAATATAACACTTGCAGGTGTCTTAGCGCCTCTATTTAATGTAATTACTAATTTAGAATTCGTTACATCAGCAAGTGTAGTAGTAGTACCTACACCTACACCGGTCGTAACTGCTAAATACACCGGATCCATAATTACTACCTCTGAGGTTAACGTTTTTTTATCGTTTACAGTAGATACAATTAATTGCTTCTGAGATGGTGTTAAGTAGTTAATGTAGTTGTTTGTTAAAAGCTTTGTTGCCTTAGGTAATACGTATACATATACGTTATTAAAATTACATGCATCAGCAAACGCCATTTGATTGTAAAGTACTCTATAATCTACACCCGGGTTAGTTAGTCCAATGTTGTATAGATACTTTAAATGCGAATTAACATACTGATTATTGTTTAGTACAGCTACATCGTTAATAATGTTAGCAAAGTTACTTGTAATATATGACTTATAGTCAGCTGTAGTTACAACTCTAAATTGAGATTTAAATGAAGCAGGCGCATTACTACGAATACTGTTTACACTTTCAATATCGGTGAATGATGTTGATATATTTGTGTTTGCAAACTGTAGACCTAAAACCTTTACGTCATCTAATAGATTTAAATCACTACTTGTAACATCTGGCTGTATTAAACCGAATTGACTTGTTGTATAAATAGCGGCTTTTTGACCGTCTATTGCGCCTACACCAATTTGACCACCAGTACCAGTAGATTGTAAATAATATATAGCTACTAAGTCGCTTGGGTTTAATTGAGCGCCGTTAATACCATCACCAAATTTAAACTCATAATTTTTATTACTATTTAAACGCAGTTCAAAGCATTTATCTGTAGCATTTTGTAAATAAAGCGACTCTGTACGTAACCATTTAGTCCATTTACTTGTATTAACATCTTTTACATAAACGTCAATATTAAAGTGATCAACAGTAACATTTGAACCTGGAACTAAATAGACTACTTCGTTAGATTCACCACGCGCGGTATAAATAGGGTATTCAATATAGTTACCTTGATATAATAGATACTGATTACTTACAGTAGTTAAATTTTCTGTACCTGTTACTGTTTTAGTAAAAGTAACATCTTCATTAAATGAATAAGCCGCATTACCCGCTCTAATAAGCGTATAACGTGGTATTGTATAAGAGCCTGGTACTAAATCTGAAGTTGCAGAAATTGAAAATGATAATGTAGATGTTTGTGCTCCAATAGGAGAGTAGTTCAGCAACTTAACAATACGATTCATGTTTTCGTAAAGCTGGGCTTCACTAAACAAAGATTCGGTTGATGTTTGATTGAGATAATAAAGTAAGGTATGAAACGAATAAGCTATGATATTGTTAATAGCTGTAATATTAGAACCTTCATAGTTTTGATCGGTTATAATACCGCTTTGATTTAAACGGTTCGATATAAAACTTCTTAATGAAAGTGCATCAAATGCTACGTATTCGTTTGAAGCTATATTAAGATCTTTATTGTCTGAAGCTGTATTCATTATGTAAGAAGTGTGTATCCGTTTTTACTTAAAACACCAGGTAATTTGATCTGCTGATTAAGAGCGGGTATCAAAATACTTAATACTATAGTAAAGGTTTGCTCGTCTTGATTAACATTAATATTAACGTTTTGTACAGAAATACGGGGTTCAAAGTTAGTCAAATTATCAATAATGTGCTTACCTATCATATATGCTGTTGTGTCAGTTGCTGGTTCAAACACGTATTTCATTAAATTTAATCCGTATTCCGGATTTAATAAGTTTTGACCAGGCATCGTGTTGAATAGATTAACTATTGAGTTTGCAACAGCCTCCCCATCATAATCTGTTACTATATCTCTTTGTATAGGATTACTGAAATCTAAGTGTACATCTACAAAGTTATACTTTTTTGAAGAAAGTACCTTTTGTAGACCGTTAAAACTGATCGATGGCATGTAATTACTTAGGAATAGAGTATAAAAACATAAGTAATAATATACATTTTATGAAGAACAGTAAGTTTATCCCTCTCTATGAAACTATCTATAATCGCTACAAACAAGGAGCTGGTTTTTTAGAGGGTGACATAGTAAAGCTTAAATCCGGCTACAAATCCTTAGATTGCTATAAAAATCTAAGCGATTCAGTAAAAGCACACTTAGAAGGTGCAGAAAAATCTGGCTACAACTTACGTGTAGGTCGTTTACACACCCCTGACAACCAATACGGTTCAATGGGTTACATTAATTTACCTGCAACTCATGCAGATCTTTATCAAGAAAAATCTCCAGGTAACTTCGGCGGTCTTGTTACAATTCCGATTGAACTAATCGAAGTACTTGATACCGGTGTCAATCTTGCGTCCGTTTCTGATAACAATAAACGTGCAAACGGCCAATATCAAAAAGCTGGTAAATGGAAATCTAACCCAGATACAGAAGAAACAAAAGAACAAAATCATTTAGGTCATGAAGAAAATTGGGTTAAAAAAGGCGATTACGATTTAGCTACAAAGAATAAAAAATCGGTAGTTGGAGCAAATTCATATAATGATGAAAAACCTTCTGAATTTAAACCATTACCTAAAAACGGTAAGAAGCCAAAGACATTAAAGGAATCGGAAGAAATTTTAAATGAGCTTTACGTACACATTTTACGTGAAGACGATAGTGAAGCAGAACGTGCAGAAGAGTCAACTGAAGAAACCACTGAAACACCAGTAGAAGAAAAAATCTGTCCAATTTGCGGTATGGATGTGTGCCAGTGCAAAAAGGAAGAAGGTGCTGGTGTAATGCACTTTAAAGATCAGCAAGCTAAAGCAGCTGGTAAAGATACTTTTGAGCTTGGCGGTAAATCATTTCCTGTTAAAGAAGAGGAAGAAGTTTACGATGAATCAGATCTTAAGCACCATGTTAAAGATGAATGCTGGAACATGGAAGATAATAGATTAGTTGATGAGTGCTGGGAAGAAGATGGTTCTGTTAAAGAAGAGTGCTGGAAAATGGCTGAAGAAGAAGCAGCAATGCCAGAAAATGATCCAGCAGCACAAGACAATAACGCTAAGGATCCAGAACAGACTTCTGCTTTATAATTGACTTAATGCGATAAGACAGCTAAAGAAATTGATTTCTTGATCCATTACTAAAGCTGATCGATATAGATATTCCGAGACTTGCAGTAATGCAAGTCTTTTTTTATCCTCTTTCATTGAGCTTTTGTATACTGAATTAAATAAGTCTTTCATTAACTTTGGATAATCATTACCAAAGGATTGTTCTGATTCTATAATAAACTTACGTATAGACATTAAGTCTTCTTTATCTTCAATTTTACCAAGGATATCTTCAGCGAATCCCTCATTATTAATAACGTCTTGTATAACGAGCTTGTTATCAATAACACTACGTTGTATATAGTTAATAATTCTACGTAGATCTGGATAATAGTAACGTATAACCTCTTTAATGCGATCTACCTGACCGGCTTCAATAGTTACCTTTTCTTGCTGTAGTATGTACTTTATTCGTTTAGCATATTCTCCAATAGGAGGAGTAAAATCAGTGAAAACTTGGCATCGAGACTGAATCGGTTGGATAATACGATGTAGATAGTTGCCAGTGAGGATAAAACGGGTATTACCAGCATACTCTTCCATAACATTACGCAAAGCTCTTTGACCCGCATCAGTAAAGTTATCAAACTCGTCCAGAAAGATAACTTTAATTTTGCCATCCAGGCTCTTAGTTTGAGCAAACGTAAGAATAGAGGTACGAACTTCATCGATGCCGTTCTTTTCGCTTGCGTTAATGTAGAAGTACTGTGCATCGAGTATTTCATTAATAATAACTTTAGCTAAGGTAGTTTTACCTGTACCTGCATTACCAACAAGTAACATATTAGGTATTTCGCCTTTACGTTTACATTCTTCTACAAATGCACGTAGAGGCTCAGATAGAACCATATCGGCCAGTTTTGATGGCCGATACTTTTCTACCCACACGTTCATTAACTGTTCGTTAATGGTCATTATTTTCTTTTAGGTTTAACTGAAAAACCACCATCTGGGTCTGCTACTATTTCAACTTCAGTAGGTTGTACACTATTTCTCTTTTTGTTGTATACATCTGATGCATCGGTTGATTTGTCAGACGAGCCAAAGCCTTTTTCACCGCGAGTTGTTTCACTTACTTGATCCGTCCATTCAATGTCAGCCTGGATAAGAGGGTAGACAATTAACTGCGCAATCTTATCACCGGCTTTAAATGTCTGGTCTTCTGTACCAAAGTTATAAAGCTTGATACCCATGTCACCTCTATAAGGGTTGTCAATAATACCAAAATGTGGGAAGATATGCTTTTTAAACCCCACACCGGAACGACCTTCAACTCGAATCCAGTAACCAGGTGTTAAATAACCTAACTTAAGACCTACAGACACTACAGCATAACCTTTAGCAGGTATAGTAATCTCTTCTACTGCAGTAAGATCTAAACCAGAGTCTCCTGTATAAGGATCTGAATGGTTAAATTTAGGTAACACAGCATCTTTGTGTGTCTTAACGAATTTAATAGTAACAGGGAACATAATTAGGTAGTATAGAGAAAATTAATATTAAATCAATGATTAAATTATTTTTTAATCAAATGTTTTAGAAACACTTTATGGTTTACTAATGATGGTAACATCCGAGATGTATTAATTTCATGTTGAAGCTTAAGACTTTCAAGCATATCTCTACGATGGCCAGTATTGTAAGCATTAAATATATTAGTAGCTTCATCTTTATTGTAAAAACCTATACCAATCCCTACTTGATCCCAACTATACAAACTAAACGCGCCGTTAAGACTTTCTTCGTATGAATAAGATTTATGCAGTGTTAGTATACTATTGTTATCGTTTATAATTTTTTGTAACCCTATAGGGGGTTTGTTCTTTTTTCGAAAATCTCTCCAAAATTCGGTGTCTGCTCTTTTTGTGTAATAATGAAAACATACAAACGTTAGCACTGAGTTGGTAATATTATTAACTGTCTTGTTAAATATCTTTCTTGCTCTTTCGTTATCATCGTCTAACCCATCTAAATGACGTAAGAAACTACAAAGAGTTAGTATAGTGGTCATTATTGATGTTGACTCTAACGGTTCAATAAAACCACTTGCAAGTCCTACTGCAATGCAATTTTTCGTCCATATGTTTTTATATGTACCAGCTTCAAAAGAAACAGTTTTACCTATTTTAATACTATCACCAAAGTATTCGTTTAGCTCAGCTTTAGCTTGATCTTCGTTTATATAACTACTATCAAACACATAACCACAACCGGATCTATGTTGTAATGGTGTTTTCCATACCCACCCGTATTTCATAGCTACTGCTTCAGTGTAAGGTGGAATAACCTCAGGCATTAAAGGCTGAGAAAAAGTTATTGCTTTATTAACAGGGAGGTGCTCTTTATAGCTTTCCCATTCACTCTTATAATGTTTACCTATAATTAGACGTTTAAAACCGGTACAATCAAATACAAAATCGCAACTTACTATAGTTTTGTCTTTAAGTTCAATTGATTTAATATATTCATTTTTATCGTTATTTATTTTACTAATTGTACCGTCTATAACCTGTATACCTCTTGTTAGCCCTATCTTTTTAAAATAACTTGAAGTTAAGACTCCATCGATATGTAATGCATGATTGCCGTGAGATTTAAAACGATTTACAGGTGAGTCTGTTTGAGGTTTAGAAATAAACTGTGAATTAGGAGAGTACCTCACTCTATTATGTTCACAGGCTTGAGATGTTAGATCTATACTATTTAATATATCTGTTTTATCGTTTTTTATTATTTCCAGTGCTCTCATTGACGGAACACAGTAATCTGGTCCCATACTGTGCCAACTTACATTAGGATCTTGACTAAACCCATGATAATAGTGTTTATTATCCCCATTCCAGTTAGTAAATTTTATAGCATTTTTAAAAGTACTTTGCGTATTTGTAATGAAATCTTCTATACTAATTCCAAGCTCATTAATCATAGAGAAAAAATGTGGCGTGGTGCTTTCTCCTACCCCTATCACGCCTATTTCTGGGTTCTCTATAACAGTAACATTGGTTTCAGGAAAATAATGTTTTACCCAAAGAGCGCAAATCCATCCAGCTGTACCGCCACCCGCTACAACGAAATTGAATTTATTATTAAGTTTAACTTTCATACAATTAATTACCATTATATGCAATAAACTTGATAACTCAACTAATATCCTAAATATTACTATTAATGAATCCTTCAATGCCAGACAGTACTCCAGCAGGTAATCAACAAATAATAGATCAAATCGATGATTTTATTGCTGGATTGAGCCCTGTTGCTAAAGAAGCAATGGATACTAAGATACCTGAAACAATTATTCCGGTTGTACCTAATACACCAGAAGAAATGCAAACGTTTGTATTGAAGCATTCAGCAGAACTGGTTGAAAATAGTGTTAAGAGTATAATGGAACTACAAAAATTAACAGTAGCTACCGGCGATCCAGAAATGATGGCCGGGTTAGCAAGTTTAATTGCCGCAAGTACGGGAGCAATTGAAACTGTTAATAAGATGAATTTACAGCATAAGAAATCAGAAGCTAATAAAGAACTTAAAAAATTAGAAATTGAAGGTAAAAAAGAAATACAACGACTTAAGAACGATGGTTATCTTAACTTACCTCAGGGTAACACTAACATATTAGTAGCTACCCGTGAAGAAATTATAGCTCAACTAACCGGTAAGGCTAAAGAAAAAGCTGTTAACGTTACGGAGTTGGAGAGTTTGCAGATGACGGCGCTTTCTGCGATGCCTTCTTCTTAGCTTTAAGTAGTTCAAATACTATAGCTAATAATATAATACCACCTAAAGAGGCACCCACTACCCACATTTCAACGGTAGCAGCTACATAGGCCAATGCTAAAGATAATATAGCTCCAATACCCATAGAAATACTCTTTAAAATTATAGCTAATATAAGGAACAGTATACCAACACCTAATAATGCTTTAAAGATTAACCCTACCATTTCTGCTTTTTGTGCAGCTTTAGCTAAAGCAAGTTGATCAGCTGCTTCTTTTCTGATCTTATCTAATTCAGCATTTCTTTCTGATTGTAGTTTGTCTAATGTTACCTTTTCAGCCTCTCTTATAGCAGCTTTTTCCTTTTCTTTTTGATCAATAACAGCTTGTGCATTATCTAAGGCTTGTTTTTGTACGATAGCTAATTCAACTGCACCGTTATACTTTGTATATAATTGATCTATAGTTAAAGCTTTTTCTTTATTAATTTCAGCTACAATAGCTGCTTTTTGCGTATCTGGAAGTTTATCTGTACGGTTCATTATTTCTTTAGCGCGTAAATGTGCAACAAGAGTATTCATATCTTGTTTCTTTTTCTCTTGTGTAACCATGTACACACCGTAGTTTAACTTACCGATTTCAGCAAAATTAGCATCGTCTTTAGCTTTTAAATCATCATAAGCTTTTTGAAGCTCGTTTCTAAATGCAGCATATTTTGCTTCCATCTCTTGGCGTGCCTGCTCGACTTTCTTATTAGCTTCTGCTACTTGATCAACTTGTTTTTGGGTGTCTTCAGCTTTAACTACTGCAACAGCTTTTTTACCTATTTCTGTAGTGGGGCTGTTGCTGAACGCATCTGGTGTTTTAATTCCAAGTGTACAGCTGGTTAAAAAAAGAAGTGATAATATTGCAAACTGTTTCATATATATATTTACATAAAAAAGGGGAGAGATTACTCTCTCCCCGCTCGTACCTTGCCAGTTATTAGCTAATATCAATAACTTTCTTGCCGTTAGTATCAGCCTTATTCTTTGGAAAGGTTAAGGTTAATACACCGTCAGTTTGCGAGGCTTTAGCCTTGTCGATATTATACGTAGCAGCTACAGTAAAGCTACGACTAAAGGTCTCTTCTTGGGTACCACCTTTGTGAATAACCTTACGAGCTCCTTCAATCGTTACCACCCTACCTTCCACTGTAACGTTTGTTTTATCTTTAGGCACACCGGGAAGATCCACCTCTACAGTGAGTTCATCCCCTTCTTTAAACCTTACAGTGTCTCCTGTACGGCTGACGTCACCCCAAAAGAAAGGGTGATCGAATGGATCCCTGTTGAATAATTGTTCAACGAGAGATGTTGGTCTATATATGCTATTATTGTAGTTAGTTAGTTTCATAGCAATAATAATTATTGCTCGTTTCTAAAAAAATCAATAATTTTTTTAATATCTAATTTACAACGATTACATCTATCTGCGCAACTACAATACTGTTGTAGATCTTTTATTGTTTTTATATCTTCGTGTTTATCAACAAGATGTATAATTTCTTTATATGAAAGTTTGTTACAAACACAGTGAGTGTTGGTTAACTTAAGTTCCATTAGGATTCACAACTTGAACAGGTTAATATAGAACGAGCAAGTTCTTGCGCGGGGTTAGCGGAACGCTGATAGTAAAGACTCTTAATGCCGTTTTCCCAAGCAAACACTATTAGCTCGTTAACGTCTTTTGGTTTAGTACTTGGTGGTATCATTAAGTTTAATGACTGACCTTGATCAATATATTTTTGACGAGCAGCAGCTTGAATTACTATTTCTTTTTGACTGATTTCACCGAAAGTTTTAAATACAGCCTTTTCTTCTGGTGTAAGGAACTCAAGATGTTGTACGGAACCGCCTTTAACTAATATTGACTTCCAAACACCTTCTGTATTCTTTTTCTTTGCTTCAAGTAAAGCTTCAAGGTAAGGGTTCTTATATGTAAACTTACCTTTAGCTAAGTCTTTCACAAAGTAATTAGAGTTTAGAGGCTCTACCGAAGGAGAAGCTTGACCGAGAATAAATGAACTGGAAGTAGTAGGCGCTACAGCAAGTGTAGTCACGTTACGGCGACCATAACCCTTAAGTAGAGGTGGTTCACCGTATTCTACAGCCATTTGAGCAGTAGCAGCATCTGCTTTCTTACGTACAAAACTCCATATTTGAGTATTGAGTAGCTTTGCTTCCATTGTCTCAAACCCGATCATTTTAGACTGAAGGTATGTGTGCCAACCGAGTGCTCCAATACCGAGTGCACGCTGATTAATAGCGAAGTTTCTTGGGTGTACCATAAACTTCATCTTTTCAGTCTTATTAATGAACTCAGTCATTACAGCATCAAGGAAGTATACAAGTGTTTCTACTGCATCAGTGTTCTTCCAGTTGTCCCATTGTTCAAAGTTAAGAGAAGATAAATCACAGACGAACGATTCTTCGTTATCGTTTGATAGCATAATTTCTGTACAGAGATTGCTTTGATTAATCTTAATGTTCTTATCTTTATATACTTGTGGTGCTTGATTGTTAGCGTTATCAGTAAAGAATATATAAGGATAACCAGATTCAAAGCGCTTCTTAATAACTAAGCCCCAGATACGACGCTTTTCTTTATCGCCTTCGATCATAGACTTTAACCATTCATCGGTTACACAAACACCAATAGAAAGGTTTTGAATATCATCGCCTTCACTTCTAATCTTTAAAAACTCTTCTACGTCTTTATGATCAATAGGTAGGTACGCAGCAAATGAACCTCTACGTACATTACCTTGTGAAATATAATCTGTTAGTGTTTCAAATACAGTTAACTGGTGATGTACCCCGGTAGATTCCCCGCCAGACGAAATAGATGCACCACGAGGACGTATTTTACCGAAATAAGCAGACGTTCCACCACCTGCTTTTGACATAGTGCCTATTTCTGATATCTTATACAGAATAGCGTCCATGTCATCGTCAATGTACGAACCAAAGCAAGATATAGGTAAGCCGCGATTACGACCGAAGTTTGACCAGATAGGAGAAGCTAAGGAATAAAAACCTTGGTGCATATAGCTTTCAAACTTATCTGCAAAACCTTTCAACTTGAGATACTCTTCAGCTTTTTCAGCTATATCCCTGATACGTTGTTCAGCAGTTTCTCCGTCTAAGAGATAACCGCGTTCGAGGAATTTGCGAGAGTCGCTATTCAGCCAGTAAATGTTCTTGTTACTCATTTTTATATATTATACTATACTTTTTATTAAAATAAATCGTCTTCTGAAAAGCTTTGTGATTTTTTAGAGTACTCTACAGGACGAGAATGGAAGAAGTCGGTCATATTATTACCGAGTAATTCTTCGTTAAACCAGGAAGTATCTTTGAGAAGCTTAGAATCCGTTTCATATACCTCTGGAAAACCAATACCCTTGAGAGATTCATTGATACGGTCTTTTACAAACTCTTTAAGATGAGCTGCAGTTAATCCGTCTTCACTGATACCATTAACCATCCAATCAATAATCTTTGCTTCACTTTCATATGCTTCTTTAGCTTCAGCAAGGATTCTTTCTGTGAGCTCTTCATCAAAAAGCTCTGGGTGCTCTTCTCTAATAGTGTTAATAATTTTCATACCGACAAGAGCATGAATATGTTCTTCGTTACGAGTATACTTTACTTGTTGATCGGTATCTTTGAGTAGGTTTTTATTACGTGCAAACCAGTTAATGATGTAGAACTGACTCATTAACGAGACGTTTTCAACAAATAAGGTAAAAAGTATAAGAGCGTAGAGATACTGTTTCTTTTTATCTTTATAATAACGATGCGTGTATTTCTTGAGATATTTTACACGTCCCTGTATCCATTCTAACTTAAGGTTTTCTTCAAACACATCTTCAAGACCGAGTACTGTGAGCAGTCTTTCATAAGCATTGTTATGAATAACTTCTGTATTAGCCATTACATACCCTAAGTCTTGTAATGAAGGGTGTGGTAAGTTTTCACCAAGCTTAGCCCAAAATGTTTTTACTGCTACCTCAATTTGACCAATAGCAGATAAAGTACGAATAATAATCTCTCTTTCTTGATCATTTAACTTAACTTTAAATTGCTGTACATCTGACTTAAAACTAAATTCTTTATGAGTCCAAAAGCCATTATGCATGGATTCGATAAATTCCTCTGTCCAAGGATAATGATTAGGTTTGCGAGAGATCTGTTCGTCGAATATCATAGTTTTAGTACAGGGAATATTATTTACGTATTGTACGTGCTTTTATATTTTTATCTCTAAGAAAAAAATATTTTTTATTCGCCCGTGGGTTGGACGTGGTTAGAAAAGTTAGTTCTTCTTATTGTATAATTCTAATTTTTTTACAATATACCGCACAATTTCACTACGTACAATATCTGCTTCTGTTAAGGTGAAAACATGAATGCCCATATCTCGGCTTTCTGCGTCATTAAACACGTTACACATCTTTTCAAATCCTGATTTACCATTAATATCGGATTGCATCGGATCACCGCAAATGAATAGTTTACTGAACTGTCCAACACGTGTTAGTAGTGTAGTTAGCTCTCTAAACGTACTATTTTGTGCTTCGTCCATAATAATGGCTTTAGCATTCCAGGAAAGCCCACGAAGATATCCTGTTGGTTTACCTTCGATACGGTTTTCTTTCATAAGCATATTAATATCGGCTTTCATTAACAACTCGTCAAGCTTTTCCATTAGTGGTTCAAGATAAGGAGTTAGCTTCTCATTAGCATCACCCGGGAGATATCCCATTTTATTATCTGAACTCTCAACTATACTACGAATATAGATTAAGTCAGAAACCTTTTTTAGGTTCAATAATTCCAAAGCAACTAATGTTGCTAAAAAGCTCTTACTACTACCAGAGGGGCCAGTAATAAAGACAATTTTAGTGTTATTGTCTAAAGCTAATTTAAGAAATTCTTTCTGTCTGTTAGTTAGGTCCGGTCTTTGTCGAATCTGTACCGGCCTTTCTAACTTATCGGCCTGATGTACTAAAAGACTCTTGTCCTTAGTAGCAGGTGTATTATTTGAACTGTTTTGAGCTAACTTCTGTTTTAACAGGCGTTTTTTCTTACTCATCTATTATTATTTACTTATAAACATAAATATATATATGTTATTTAAGAACTTTGATGCAAGGTATGAAAGTCTATTAAAAGAATTTACAGAAACTTTTCCTGTAGAAGGACATGCACCTACATGGCAGAAAAAAGCTGGGAAATCCCCTTCTGGTGGTCTTAACCGTAAAGGTATTATGAGCTACCGTCGTTCTCATCCTGGTAGTCATCTATCTATGGCAGTTACTACTAAACCAAGTAAACTTAAACCTGGTAGTAAAGCAGCTAAAAGACGTAAAAGTTTTTGTGCTCGTATGAAGGGGGTCAAAGGTCCAATGAAAAAACCTAACGGTAAGCCTACACGTAAAGCATTGGCTTTACGTAAGTGGAATTGTCACGAATAACGACTGTATATAATTTGATGACCTCTATCGGCTAATCTTAGCCCCTCTTCTCCGAAAGAACCCTGCCCTTTATGATATGCTGGAAAACTGGTTATGTATCGACGGTTTTCTTTATCATGTATTCTTTCTCCAACTAACTGTAGTTCATATCCATCTCTGACAGTTTTAAAACAAAAATCGATATCTTCTCCGTAACCCGGACTAAAGACCATATCTAAATATCCGTATTTTTCTAATACACTCTTTTGTAATCCTACGCAGAAGAAAGGAAAGTACATTTTTCCCATAGCATACATATTAGCGGAGCATGTAACCGATATGTTAGGGTTTTGTTTAATAGGATCTATTAGCATATTAATCCATGTGTGCGGAGCCATATAGTCTAATATAACTACATCCGTGTTTAACAAAATAATATAAGGAGTAGAAGCATGCTTTAAGCCTATATTAGCTGCAGCTGTAAACCCCAAAGCATTCGAATGCCAAATAAATTTAATAGCGCTATTGTTTAATTGTACCAAGTAGTCTGCACTCTCTTTATCACTACCATTACACACTACTAATATATCCACCCTACTTAAATCCGAGCACTTTATTATAGAATCAATACACTCTTTAAGCAGAGCTACCGGTTTATATGCTGGAATTACTATAGTGGTATCTTTCACGTAATTTAATTACATAAGCTCGGGAATAAGCAATAAGAAACCCGCTCATTACTGAGCGGGTTCTTTTTAAGACACTTTTTACTAAGTGTAAACCTCTTAGAGGAATACAGCTTGTGTACCAGGTGTAAAGGATTGATGTAATCCTGTTACAATGATTAAGTGGTAGTATAATGCTGCACCGAAGATGTGGTCAATAACGCCATAACGGGTCATTAAACCAACACGTGGGCTGAAGTCATTAGGTCCGATTGTACGTTGTACCAATACTGGGATGTATGGGCAGTATACAATACCTGTATCATAGTATTCAGCACCCTTGTAACCTAATAGAGCATACTCTAATGGGTTAGCACGTGTACCTACTTGATACTGAGCTTCTGTACGTGTATCACGGTAAACATTGAAACGTCCACCAACTGTACCTACCTTAGCGATACCAACAGGTTGAGTGTTGACATTACCTTGAACAGGGAACCATTGGAATTCAGGAAGCATTTCTAACATTGCGCAAACACGAGGTGTAGCAACAATGAAGTTAGCTGCGCCACGACGGTTACGGATAGCAACGCGGTTAGCTTCAACGATAACACGTGCATAGAAGTCACGGTTACGTTCACCTAACCAACGGCCATCTGCTGAAACAGGTGACCATACTGAATAACCAGCACCAAAGCCTGCATTGATTGCAACTTGGCACATACGGATAATCATTTCACGGTCGATTTCAGCCTGAATTTCGTACGACATTGCGTTCGTTAATTCATTGTCAACGTCGATACCGTTCATGTTCTTGAGATCTTGCTCAAGTTCAACAGACCAACGAGCTGCTAAACGACGTGTACCAGCTTCAACTGCTGTCTTTTCGAAAGCAACAACCATCTGAGGGATGTTTGAGCTTAATTCAAAGTTTGCTAATAAGTTAGCAACGCCTTGATCAAGAGCAGGTACTGGGAAAATGTCGGAACCTGTTGGAGCTGTAGCACCACCGGATAACCAGGAAGCTGATGTACCAGTGAAAGCTGTGTTTAGATAATTCCAGCCAGCTTCTGTGCCGTCTGTATCATCTGTCCAGCCTTGGACATTGTTTGCTGTTGCACCATAACCACCATCTGGGCTTGAAGCACCGAGTGGAGTTGATTCGTATTTATAACGAAGAGCGAATGCGAGACCGACTGGACCGCTCATAGGTTGAACACCAACGATTTCGTTTGTGATCAATTCTGGGAAAGTACGACGGATCATCGGAATGAGAATCTTTGGCAGACGGGCATCACCAGTTGCATAGAAGTCACTGGAAGGTTTACCACCGAAGCCCATTGAGCCTGCTGAACCGAATACGCCACCAGCACCTGCTGTGTTAACGCCTTCGTTTAAGCACCATTGTTCTTGATTTTCAAGAAGAATAGCAGTGTTTAACTTTGTGTGATCATCTTTAATAGCTGGAGTTGCTTCATCAGCGTGCTCGAGCAATGGAGCCCACTTTTTGAGTAAGCTTGCTGCACGATCCTGATTGATATATGATTGTGAAGGTTTGATTGATTTCATAACTAATATAATTTTTTAAACTAACAATATCTCAAGTACTTAACAGTACTTCAACGTTAGATATATTTACAAAAAAAGCCCCGATTTCTCGGGGCTTTGACAAATTATTTTATCCTAAAACTTAGTAAGGTTTTTTTGTAAATTCACTTACGTAAGCTTTTGCAACATATTCTGCACCTTCAGTTGCTTCTGATTCGGCTGAAGAATAAGATCTGGATTCTTTGATCACTTCTTTTGGTTGTGATACATCAACACCTTTTGTCTTTGTTTGTGCGGATTCTTTAAGAATCTGTACTTCATCTTCTTCCTTCTTATCATACATTTCTGCAACGTAATTAAAGTTTTCTTTAATTGCTTCCATTTTCTTTTCACTGAGAACACGGAGCATATAGTCTTTCTTAGCCTTTGGGAAGTTTTCGAGCTTCTTTTCTAAGAATAATTGTTTTTCAGCTTTTTCAGCTTTTTCTGTTACAAGTTGTAATTGACCTTGAAGTTTCTTGATTTGTTCATTAGCTTCATCGATCTGCTGCTTGCCATCTAATAGAGCTTCTTTAACACCTTCGTTAACGAATTCATCACTTAGACCGACTAAACGTTTTACTTCATCAACAATCTTACGAGAACGAGCATTTTGTGTTGCTTCTGCGATTTGTTGAGCAGGAATTGCTTTATCAATATAAAGATCAATATAGTTTGAAAGTTGTTCTACTAATGTTTCTTTAAATTTCTTTGCTTCACTATTTAGTGCATTTTCATAAAGCTTTACAAGCTTTACTAATTTTTCACTGTGAGCTTCATCAAGCGCGGTTAAGGCGTGTTTAAATTTAACAGCATGTGCTTCATCAATACGAGCAACAATCTTGTCAAGTTTTTCAGTATGATCAGCGTCGATAGCTTCTAATACTGCTTCAAGTTTCGAAGCATAATCTTCATCTTGTTTAACTAAAGCTGCTTCAACAGCGAGGGATACCTTTTCTTCGGCTTTCTTTTCGACAGCTTCAGATACAGCTTTCAAGGTTTCATCAGAAAGTAAATCCTTGGTAGCTTCTTTTAAAAGAGAATTAATGTCTTGGCTCATATATGATTATTATTACTTATATAAATTGATGGTAAAAAACAAGATTTTACTTATCCTGTGTTGAAAGTTTCTTGTCTGCAGCTACAATACGTTGTTTGATTTTTTCATTAACGATGGCTGCAAGCTGTGTATCGGCTTTCTTAAAGTCGTTACGGGCTACATGATTAATGAACTTAGAGATTGACTGCTTTGTATCCATATTATTTAATTGAGTTAATAAATTGTATAATTTGCTCTCTTAAATAGAGATCAACATCTTTTCTTGGTAATGATTTAAGTTTGCCTTCGAATGTGTCATATACTTCTTCGTAAAGGCCATTACCTTTTAAAATAAATGCTTTAGATTCTAAAATACCATCAACAAATGCACCAGGAGCGGATGGGTCAGCAACAACGTCTACAGTGATAAGTTTCATATTTTTAACATGATTGACACCACTTTTTTCTTCAAGCTCACCGAGTGCTCTGGAAGAAACACCAACTTTAACACCATCTCTAATTAAGCTCTTTAATACTTCTCCTAATGGAGTACTTAGTACTTTACTTTTGCCGCGGCAAATATTACCATCCATGCGCAATTCAGTAATAAGATGGCAAGCGCGCTCACTGTTAACTGTAGCGCTTTGTGGGTGCTCGAGCTCTCCTAATGCGCGGTTGTTTTTAACAAATTCATTGTTATAACGCTCAACTTCTTTTGCCATTTCATCGATGTTATAGATACGATTATTACGATTCTTTTCACCAGCTACCATATAGGTACCTGCAATGTACATTGTTGAGGGTTTATCTTTGTTACCTTCTTCAATAAGATAATCAAGACCTTCCGTGATTGGATTTTGCGTTATTAACTTTAGTAACATGTTGCTTATATTATTTATGTAACTCCTTGCTTTTTCTATGGTGTATTATAATATAAAGCATGGTTAAACCCAAATATAGTGTAGTTATTCCGACTTATAACCATTTAGATGACTTCTTAAAACCGTGTTTAGAAAGTATAATTAAGTATACGGATTTAGAGAGTACTGAAGTGATAGTTGTTGCAAACGGTTGTAAAGATAATACAGCTGGTTACGTTAATAATCTAACAACTACATATCCAAACATTAAGCTTATAGAAGAAAAAGACGGGCTTGGGTATACTAAAGCTACAAATATTGGTATTAAAGCATCTCAAGGTGAATATATAGTACTATTAAATAACGACACTATACTATTAGAACAGTATAAGAATCAGTGGTTAGATATGTTAGAAGACCCGTTTAAGAATGACCCGTTAATGGGTGTGACAGGTCCTTTGTGGCAAGTTGATAAGATTACAAAATACAGATTCATTATTTTCTTTTGTGCAATGGTACCTAAAAAGTTATTCGATGAGTTGGGTATATTAGATGAAATATTCTCACCCGGTAGCGGAGAAGATATTGACTTCTGCATTAAAACTCAATTAAAAGGATACAAAGTACAAGTTGTACCTGTATATACCCAATTAGAAGCTAAAGACAGAAAGATTGTTGCTGGTAATTTTCCTATATACCATTATGCAGAAGGTACGTTTGAGCATATTGAAGATTATAGTAGTGTAACATTTAAGCGTAATAGTTTAGTTAATTTAAAAAGATATAGTACTGACATAAAGCTTCATTTAACATCTAAAAACACGGCTGGTTTGTTACCTGGGCATATTAAAGTACATCCCTCTAACCCCACATGTGATATACTATCAAATTGGAATTCATTAGACTTTAATGATAGTACTGTAGAAGAGGTAGCACTAATGGACTCTGTAGATGAAATACCAATAACATTTTTACAGGACTGTACAAAGGAATGGAACAGAGTATTAAAGCCGTCTGGTAGGTTGTTAATATTAGCGCAAAAATTAAGCACCGCAGTAATTATACAAGCTATCTTAAAGAGTAAATTTAAGGTAGAGGGTACACAAGAATATAACGACAAAATGTTTATACAAGCTTCAAAATTATGATAACAGACAAAGTTACAGCCACTGTTTCTACTAAGGGTAGATATTACAATACTTTTCCTTTAGTACTGACGTCATTAGCTAATCAAACACTTAAACCATCTCGTCTTATTATATATGATGACAACGATACGTTAGAAGATATAAGAGAAAATGAAATATATAAAAACATTTTAACCCTTTTAAACAGAGTAGGTATAAACTGGGAAGTAACAGTGGGTGCACGTAAAGGTCAAATACATAACCATCAACGTGCTTTAACCGATGTAAAATCAGAATTTATATGGCGATTGGATGATGATAATGTAATGGAAACTGACACATTAGAGAAACTATATAACCACATTACTACAGATAAAAAAATTGGAGCAGTAGGTCCGCTTATACTGGACCCCAAGAAAGAAATGTATCACAGAATGGCTTCCAATAAAATAGAAGATATATTTTTAGGTTTCAATATACAGTGGATAGACCCTAAGAAAGAATCATATATTGAAGTAGATCACTTACAGGGTAGTACATTCTTATTTCGTAAAGAAGCTGGTAAACATGGTTACGATTTAAATCTTTCACGTGTAGGGCATAGAGAAGAAACCATCTTTACATATGAAATGAGACGCGCAGGTTGGAAACTTGTAGTCTTAACAGGCGTGAAGACTTGGCATATGCGTTACGGAGCCGGTGGTATACGTAGTAGTAATCAAATTGAAATGTTTGATCATGATGAAAAAATATTCCATAGTTATCTTAAGAAGTGGAATGTGAAGGCCGCTAATGTAAAAGTAATACCTTTAGATGCAGGTATTGGAGATCATTATGCATTTAGAATTGCGCTACCTGCAATTAAAGAAAAGCACAAAGGTAGTAGAATAGTGATTGGCGCGTGTTATCCTGCTGTATTCGAAGACGAAGAAGGAGTTGAAGTGATAAGTTTAGCAGAAGCAGCTGCGTTTGTAAAAATAGAAGACCACAATATATATGGTTGGATGGATAGACATAACTGGAAAAAATCATTGTCAGAAGCATATAAAACAGCATATACAACATGAAAAAAGTATTAATAAGCCCATTTGCACAAAAATTACGTAACGGTAAAGAAAACCCTAAAAACTTTCCTTACTGGAAAGAGTTAGTAGCACTAATGAATAACGCTGATATACAAGTTATTCAAATAGGAGCAGGTAAAGATGTACCAGTGGAGGGAGTAACTGATTTTAGACAAGGTCTTAAGCTTGCAGAAATAAGAGATCTTGTAAAAGAATGTAATACTTGGATATCTGTAGATAGTTTTTTACAACATTTGTGTGCATATTATAAATTTAAACGCGGTATTGTTATATTCAGTCAATCAGACCCAAAACACTTTGGATATACCCGTAATCTTAATATGCTTAAGAGTGAAAGGTACTTAAGAGAAAAGCAATTCTGGCTATGGGAGCAATGTGATTACAAACAAGAAGCGTTTGTAACAGCTCAAGAAGTAATGGATACGTTATCAAAACTATTAAGTGGTAAGTAAGTATTAGCGTATGGCTAATCCTAACAGCACCGTAGGTCCTTCAGACTTTCTATCTACAAATTTAAATAGTAGAATTAAAAGCTATGATATGCTTGCTGAGCGTATCTTTTTTCAGCTCGGTGCACCTGTTATTAATTTAGAAATAGCTTGTAATGCTGCGTACGATGCTATTGCATATGCAATAGAAATGTATACAAAGTTTACACCTGGTACAGAAGAGTTATTAGTATTTGATAGCGCTCTATATACTGCAGGTCAGGGTATAAGAATGGACACTCTTATTAATAATACTTTAAATCCAGAAGTATCAGCATTAAGCTCTACATTTCAATCTGGTTGGGATGTAGATTTGAATGATTATAGAAAAGTAATTGACGTTACTTCATTCTCGGTTGGTACTAATAACGGTGTTAATACATTGTTTACTATTGAACAATCAATGGCACAACAAATGCACTTTGCATATAGCTTAGGTAGCAAAGCATTCGATGTTATTTCGTGGCACATTTTAAAAGATTGGTTAAAGACTCGTGAAAAGGTGTTTGCACAGCAACCTTACTTCAGATTCGACCCTCGCACTCAAGTTTTACGTATTACTCCTGATCCTGCGCAAGCTGGTAAAGATAGATACTGGGCAACTGTAAGTTGTAAGATTGAAAGACCGATAAAAGATTTAGTAAAAGAGCGCTGGGTAATGGAATACGCTAAAGCTCTTGTTAAGATTAACATAGCTAATACGCGTGGTAAATTCCAAAATACACAACTGTTTGGTAGCGGTACACTACAATATAACGAGTTAATGACACAAGGCACGACAGAAAAGAAAGATCTTGAAGATCAACTTTTAAATACGCGTCAGGAGGATCAAGAACCTCCAATGTTTTTCATGGGTTAATTATTGAGCGCCTGGAAGTGCGCTTGGTGCACCGCCTGCTGCTTCAGGACCCGCTGGAGCTGCTCCACCAGCTGGTGCTTCTCCACCTTGAGGTGGTAATGCACTACCACCGCCACCTGGCCCTGGACCAAATGCTGGAGGTGTACCACCACCCGCTGCACCCCCACCGCCACCACCACCTTGTGCACCACCACCAGTAATACCTTCACGCCAGTTAGGACCAGCATTGGTGATTTGAGCAACTTCAAATGCAAAGGCGGCATCTTTCTTCATCCATTCACGGTTAACTTTGAGTTCCTCATCAGTCCAATTCATATACTTCTTTAAGGCATATGATTTAGATACAGCTTCAGTTTGAATAGCATCGTTTAATGATTTAACCTTTAAGTCGTGTATTTGTGCTTCACGAGCTGCATGGAAATAAGTAGGTGGGTTAAATGATACATGTATTTCTTGCTCTTTTAACTTATACTGATCCCAAAGACCCTTTAACTTTAAATGCGTAATTAAAGTTTCTTTTAATGTGGAAGCAAATTGACGCTGAAAGCGAATGATAAGACGAGCAAATTTAAGCTCTTCACGTAAAATTTCAGCACCATCAGCATATTTTGCTTCTGGGTCTAAGCGGCTTGTTGGAACACGTAGCGCTTTATATAATTTCTTAACAAAGTAATTTAAGTCATCTAATTGACCTAAGTTTGCACCACCTGGTAATGAAGTAACATCTGTACCTGTACCGTCTGGACGTTTAGCAAACCAATAACTATCTAACATTGATTGCGGGTCGTAAACATTAACATTACCACCCTGAGTTGAATCATAAGTTCTACGAGACCAATATGATTGCATTAGACGCTTAATGTAAGCCTCTGCTTTAGGTGCAGGTAAATTGCCTACATCTACTTTAAATACTAAACGTTCTGGAGCTCTTACTAAGCGATAAACAATAATACTATCTTCAATTAAGCTTAACTGTTTGTATGCTCGGCGCGCCACTTCAAGATAAGGTAAACGAATTGTTTTATGTTCATTCCATGTATGAGAGTGAAAATATGTTACCTGGTGACGCTCTAAAGGAATTAGCTCTTGTTTAGCGGTATTTCTGTTTTGTGCATCTTTATCTATAACAGGCTTGCGTAATAAAAAGCCTTTGATCAGCATATTTTGAATATTGTCATAGATTGGATTAATATGCTCTGTAGGTATCTGAACAACACCTATAATACCGGCATCTTTTTTGTCCTCATGTATAACGTTCTCAAAATACAGTTCAGCATCAATTAAAATTGATCTAAAATATTCAAAACCTTTATTATCTAAATTGAATTGTTCGACTAAATTGTGAAAGTTCTTTTGAAGTTCTTTTGCAATAACAGGGTCTTTACTCTCTGCAACAGTTAAATTAACGTACTTACCTTTATCGTCTTTAACAAGCATTTCATCGCAAATTTCATCTAATGCGTGGCTAATTTCTGCATAAGAAGCCATAACACGATAATCTGCTAAACGTTTTGGTTTGTCGGTATCAATTAATGCGTATAAAAAGTCATGATATGCTTTGTTAATAACAATACCTTCAAGTGAAGGCATGCCTGGCATATCTTGTTGAGTAGAAACAGCTTGCTTATAAACACGCTCCTTAGCGGAGCTATTAATATTATAAAATGTTTCAAACTTAGGATTAAGCTCTTTAATGTTGTCGATTACTTGAGCATTACCAGTATACGGCAACCTGTTAACAATGTTGTTAAATGTGCGAGTAAAGAAATTAGGTTGTACGTTGTCAGCCATTTATATATTATTTACACTGTAAGCTATTATTATATACTGGATTTATTAAATTACAACTATTAAACTACTTGTATACCTTGAGTGTAGGGGAGCTGTACAGTAAACTCAGGATTATAAGAGCTTTCGGAAAGAAGCGTATAACCTGCATCATTAAATACAATAACATCAAAATAGCCTGTAGTAGTCGGTGCTGGGTATACTACTTGCATTTTATTATCGTTAAATTCGTAATAGCTTATTGCAGGCACTAAACCAGTTAAAGCAGGATAGTTTGCTGATAAGCTACTCGAAAAAGCATATAAATCTACAGTCTTAGTAGCGCTTGTAGGTCCAAACATGTTGTTGTTACCGCTAAGATAAACATAGTTAGTATGGCTTAAATTGCTACCGTATAGATTTAATGATCCAGAGAGACTGCTTACCGGTGTTAACCAACGGTCTGTATAAGGTATAATTGGCGCTGCTGATATTACAAAAGATTCGGTGAGGTTCGGATCAGTCAAATATTCAAGATTTTCTAATGTGGGGGTAGCTGATACTGAATAGAAATTAGTATCAATCTTAAAAATTCTACCAACAGGGTTAGTGTCTGCTTTAAATAACCAACCTTTAATAGTAAAAGACGTATCGCAAGTAACTCGGGTCGGTTGTGTGGGTTGTTGCTCTACAGGGTACCCCATTGATAATTGACCGTTCCATAAAACTTCAGAACGAATTTCTATATTAGGCATTTCCCTACGTGTCCAAGAAATAATAAAATACGGATCACTATATGGAACAAAGTTGCTTAGAATTTGATCCATATCAGTTTGAAAGCGTGTCAGTATGCTAACAGATATTTCTATATTAACCGGTACAGGTTGTAGGTTTTGATCGGCTGTTGAAGTAGTAAACCCAGCTATATTGGGGTTAACGTTAAACTGACCATAGAGCTTATTAAATACTCTGGATTGATCCCTACTGACACTATTAATAAAGAACGCGACTACTGGTAATGTAAAATTTTGAGCAGGATCGACTAAATCAAAAAGAACTCGCTGTTTAGGGGCATACACATATCTTACAGCTATATTATTACCAACGTTACCCTTATTGTCGTAACGCTTCACTATTGCTCCATCAAATGCCTGGAGGAATTGTGTTAATAAATCCTTAACTTCCCAATGATACGTGTAGTTCTGCACCTATATACTTATACAATACGGTCTAAGAAGTGTTTAGGTAAGATCTTCTTATTATCTATTATAGTTTTAGCGGATAAACCGTCTAATATATAAGTTATACTTTCATCTTCTACGCTTCTGGTACATCTACCACAGGCTTGTATTAATGCAATAAACATACGCATTTTATACCAACCTGGATCTTCTTCGAATAGCTTTTTAACACGCTTACCACCTAAAGATGGATATGGTAGTTTTATAATAATTTGCCACTTACCTAAGTCACCTTTTAGATCTAACCCCATAGTTAATGAGGGGCTTACTAAAACAGTATCATCAGGTCTCAATACGTGCTCTTTAATAATATCTTCATTAGTTGAACCTTCTTCTCTACATAAAAAACGCTTACCCTTAAGTTTCTTTTGTACAGCCTGTGTAATAGCAAAAGAATGAGTGTGTATTATACCCTTTTCCCCCTTATGGTTATCTGCCAATGTATTAGTGAGCTCTACAACCGGTGGTAGGTTCTTTTCCATTAACTTATGATTTAATGGGTATTTGGTATGACAGTAAATAGGACTCTTTTTAGGGTCAAACGTAGATTCAATCTCTACATATTCAAAATCAGTAATACCTAACGTCTTTGCAAATATGTTTTTATCTACAATAGTTGCACTCATTAAAATTACCGTGTCAGCATAATCAAATAGACAGCCGCTAAGCTTGTCAATCTTTAACGGTGTAAAGATTGCTTTTTCGCCATCTTTTTCAATAATATATTGAGTGTCATCCCAATGGTCTATAGTATTAACAATAGACTCATAAAGGTCTTTTCTAAACTGCTGTTGTATGAGTTCTACCTTATTACTATCGTAACGAGAGCGATTAGCACGAGAATCAATTACGCCTTTGACTGATTCAGCTAAGTCTGTTAACCAACCTAATGCTTTAACAGGGTTGTCAGTTGTTAGCTTACTAAACTCTATGTCGCTTTGAGTTAGACGGCGGTAATCAATAACCGTAGAAAAGTTCTTTACAATTTCATCTTCTAACTCAGAACACTCATCAGCAACGATAATTTGTCTGTGTTTTAAATGATCCGGTAGATTAAAGAACGAAGCATAGTTTAATACAGTGAACCGTTCTATTAACGCACTATTACGGGCTTCGTAATATGGACAACGATGCTCTTCCCAGCATTCTTTTCTCATCTTTTGTGTAATAACACAAGGAGCATAGTCTACAGTAAAGCTTTCATCTACATCACATTGGTAATTAGATTTACCTTTAAATATTGACGATTCATTAAATAATTGCTTATACTGGTTTTGTAATGCTTTGGTTGTAGTGAGAGCAAATAAACCATGTAAAGGAAACCTGGCCATTACATCAATATAGTCTTCGTCATAAGCGTGGTAGTTAAAAACTAAGTTTTTAAACTCTGGATCACACTCATCCGTAGCGTTAGAAAGAGTCTTACTAATAAATGATTTACCTGACCCTGTAGGTGCTTGTACTATAATAAACTTTTTTTCTTTTTTTATAGCTGCTTCTATATCCTGAAGACCTTTTATTTGATGTGGTCGAGGTGTATAACCAGCAGGAAAGTATTCGAGTAACGGTTTATTGAGCAACATTAACTAATGATACACTACTATCTAATTAGTTCAATGACGAAATTGTAAGAACAGCATTATAAAATTTGCATTTTTTAACCTGATTTGTTGCCTTTAAATTGACTAACAAATCATAATCCTGTTCTGCTAAAGCTTCTAAAGTATAATCAAACACAAGCTTATTATTTTCTGTTTTCATAGAAAAAGGAAACGGTATTTCAAATGTTTCTTTTTTCTTTTCTGTAAGCATTACTATTGAAATATAACAACCGGAAAGCTTAAAATTAATAAGTTTACCTTTTTTGTATTGCTTATTTTTAAGAGTCAATACAACGCTTTTTTGAAAGTATTCTTTGAGGCTGTTATCAATAATATTAAGCATTTTATTTGTCCATAAACCGTTCTTTTTCGGCTGTAGACATTCTACTTAATACCTCACTGAAATATTTCCAGAACTGTTCTGGTGGTGTAGATGGTATAACACTAACAACATCAGCAGATTCTGCAGGAATTAACCTATAGTCTTGCATGAATATATCCCAAGTTAATATCAATCCTTTTTGCTGAGGATTAAATTTTAAGTGGCCAGTAGCCGGTCTGAAGTTAAGCGCAGTCCTTCCAGCTGAACTATTTAGCAAAATAGTGTCATTAGTTGCAAGCATTCTCCTGGTGGCGGGTTCTCCAGGAGAAGGTCGCCTTCTTACAAACTTAATCTCTAAAACATTTTTAGTTAGTAGAGTAGCTAATGCTCCTTGGGAAAGTCTCATTTAACATACTTATCATATGTTTCTTCTGGTTCTGCTACACCGAAAATACGATCTTCATTAAGAAACACAATGTTTTTTAAATTATTAACATTACTTGCTTTCAAACCAAAGGTGCTTGGAAAAATAACATGTTGACCGGGCTTAACTTTTGCGCGAGGTCCCGATAAAATTACTTTAGCTACACGCCATGCTTGATTAACAGCATTAATAGGTATCCAGATATCACCTCTACGGATCATTGTGCCATCTTCGTTAGTGTCTGCAAACTGACAGAAAAGAATATCATCCAACACGGCTGTTAGCTTCCAGCTTTTTAAGTTTAAATCGCTATTTGCATACTCTTCAAGCCTGACCATACCTTTTGTGTTATCAGTCTCGACTTGCTCGTTTGCTTCTAAAGCCTTGTTTTGTTCAGCGTATGATAAACCGCTTTGCTTGATATCTCTCTCAATTTTATGTTGTATAGTTTTCTTCATTTAAATTGTAAAGTCAAAATTAATAATACATCTTACGTTTTTAGTGGGCCCAGAGCTTGAATGGTAACGTTCACCGTTAAATATCACCACTCTACCTTTTTTGGGTGCAACCTTTTTAATAATATTAAAATTAGTCTCCTTGTACTCATTACCGTTATCTTGATTTACTTCTCCTAAAGTTTTATCAAAAAAATGAGTATCACCATCAGTGTCGTTTACGTAGTAAAGACAAACCATGTGGGGAATAGTCAAATCAATATGGGGGTTATTGTGGTTCTTGTTTAAAGAAGCATTTAAAGGAAAGCTTATAAAGCTTCTGGCCATTAGTATTTTTTGAGGTGTTAAATTAGCTTTTGCACACGCAGAAAACAGCACTGGTTGTACTGTTTTTAGTATGTCAGGGTTAACAACAACAACTTTCGTTGCATCATCATCAAGATACACAAAGGTGTTATTTATTGCTGGTGTTAGTTTGGTAATTTTCTTTTCTTTAATTCTTTTTCTATTAAAAGTAATATCGTTAACAAATATCCATTTTAATTTTGACCCTAACATATAATCTTCAAGAAAATCTTGTTGTTCTTTAGGAACAACATCATCAAAAATATATAAATCTTTAATGTTATTATTTTCTATTTTCATTTGGAATTTTTAATTGAAAGAGTTCTATATACTGATTTACTTCTCTTACGGAAATTTCAAGATGGTTGGCAACTGTCTTTACGTTTGATTTATTATTGTTTTTATCGGTATCTTTCTTTTTCTTTATATATTCCAATCGTTTAAACTTAGAATTAGGTATAATACTATGTAGGTAACTAAACCACATAGTATTATTTTCTAATATTGGCCAAACACGATTACTTGTTTGATTTACAAGATTAGATACTTCAGGTGAATACATAGAACACCATCTCTGTATTAAAAAAGGCTGAAACTCCTTAACCTCATTTATAGTAGAGGTGTCAGGAGTCTTAGTCTTAAAAAGTATCTTGTTAAGATATTCGAACATTAAACTGTAATTTTAGTGGTAGCAATAAAAATATTATCTACCATACTGTAGAACTGATCAATAACAGCTTTTTGAAATTGCTGTGTTTGTTCCGGTGTTAAGTTAGTACTATACGCAAAAGCAGGAGCCTTTTTACCGGCTGTTACATTGACACCGGTATGACCGATAGCAATACCGTCTTTAGAGTAGGTAATACTAACAGAAGCTTTACCTTTTTGTTGTACAATGCCACCTTGGGTAAATTCAGCATGTACCATAATATCGTCACCCTTCATTTCAATAGGCTTATTAATAATTTTATAAAGAATATTAGCTATTGATGTATTGAATAAACGTTGAAAACATACAGCACCCATTGGATCCAAGTTAGGTATTTCCCAACAGAAATTAACCATTGAATCACTATAAATGTAGTCGTTTTCAAGAGAATCTTCGAGGTCGATAAGGTTAATAGTAACTTCAACCGGTGCAACAAAGCTAACAATATTACCGATCGGTAATGTGCGATCTCTAAAATATTTATAAGCAAAACGCTTGTGAATAAAATCGCCGTTATATATTTTTTGGTCTGTTATAATCATAATTGTATGTTAATATAAATTTTAATATTCTCCACGATTAAATTTATTTAAAAACCAGTCTTGACCTTCAAGCCATTCTTTAGTAAACGATTTGAGCCCTGGAGATGCATGAGTCACATTAATATTGATAGTGCCTAACTTTAATTTGGCTTTATTACATGCCAAACTAAAATCGATATCATAAAAATGAAAACCAGCTGGACATGATTCATCAAATTTAACACCTGTATTGAATAGTTTCTTAGGGTTAAAAGCTAAGAACAAACCATCAAGTATTAATACTCTACCGGTTTTACCGAAGTGTGTTTTAAATGTTTTATTATCTACGTGGTGACCGACTGTACCGCTATGGGTTTCTCTCGGACACATGATATGCCATAAACAAGGCTGTCTAATGGATGGGTTACTACCACCCGCAAGCCCTACAACATCATATTTTTCAAGCGCTTGATGTAATTTAACTATCCAGTTCTTATCTGTAATAAGAATATCATCATGAGCTAAAACTAAAATACAATCTTCATCTTTATAGGTATTAATATATGAGTTATAAACTTTAGCTATAGCGGTTTTATTGTTAAAAGCACCGCTTGTGAGTGCTACACCGTCTAAGCCTTCACTATTAACAATAGTGAACTTACTTCTTTCTTTGAGATTTGAATAAGAAGTAGCTGTAGAACAATAACTAAGATATACATTCATTAGTCAGTGATAACACTACTGCACGGCAAATTCGAAAATGTTTGTTTAGTTTTTTCTGCTAAAACTGGGTTGTCAAAAGGGCCGCCCTCGAAGAGGTAAATGTTGCTGAGCTTAATATCAGGGTTATTAAGTTTTTGAGCAAGTTCAACCATGAGCTGATTTTGCTTCGGTGTCCATTCAGCACATATATCAGTAATGCTTGAAAATAATAAAGCTTCTACCAGTAATTGTTTTTCTTCTAAAGTTAATTGTATACCCTTCATATTAAGAAGAGTATAGCTACTTTTCTTAACAAATCTACATTTTATTTACCAAAAAAATGTATTAATAGATCTGTCATACTACCTATTAAAGCTACCCAAATTGCTGTTTGTATATGCCAGTGTAATTTTTGTCTCTCACTGTGCTTTGTTGCACATTTATTGAGTGTATCATGAAGTTCTTCGTAATGAGATGTCATGAAATCACGTTGCTCTTCAAGTCTAATATCTAATTCTGTCTTAAGATGTTCTATTTCAGTTTGTATAGTGGCAATCTGTTGCATTAAGCTTGGATGTCCATTACCATCTCGTACAATCTTACTAAGGACTTGTAAATCTTCTTTTACATTAACTATATCTCTGTTAATGTAATCAATGGCGGTGTTTCTTTCGGATGGCGTTTTCTTAGAGGGCATCCAATATTTATTGAATTTTATATAAAAAAGTAGGGGGATTTGTGTTTAAACCTACCTGCAGGTACTATACAGTTGTAGTCCTGTACATCATAAACAATTCCCTCCTTCAAGGATTCACTACCTTCAAATTCTGTAGATGAAAAACAGCCTGTAACCGAATTTGCAAATAATGTGCTCGCACTTCTGGCTAAATATGTTTTTTTATGTTTAGAGTTAAAAGCCCATATAGCAAACGTACCTTTAAGTAATTCCATAGCTTCTGACACTTGCGGTTTAATCTCTAACATACGAGGTATAATGCAGCTGTCGGTTCTACCGAAAAAATCTTCATCAGGAAAATACTCTTTACATAAACTCTCAAAGTTACTAATAATACCGTTATGAGATACTATCCAGTCACCATAAGTGAATGGGTGATTGTCGCCTGGTTCGAACGATTTCGTTTCTACTGTAGGGCCACGAGAGTGATACAAAAAATAACGACTGTAGGTGTCTATACCTGGTGGGTTAAAACAGTCTATAGATTCATTAAAAACCCCTTCAGTTTTATGTATACGGTACTGATCATTAGAGTCTAATGTTAATGCACCAGAACTATAATAACCCCTTGTAAGATTATTTTTATATAAATTAAAAGCTTTGTCTTTGTATTTTGAGCCAGCTATACCGCACATATTATGTTAAATAGGTTAAAGGTTTACAGTCGTATTGTTCCCAAGGTATATTACGTGAATATTTAATAGGGTCAATAGCTTTGTTATCAATAAAACCTTTGATACGTGCAGCACACGATACACATTCACCGCAAGCAGGATCAGTACCCTCATAACAAGTATGCGTCTGTCTGAAGTCTACCTGTAAGTCAATACCAGTCTTAATTACTTCTTCTTTAGAATAACGCATAAACGGCGCATTAACTTTAATAGTATTTTTACGATTAAGACCGTAAATGTCATTAACTTTATTTAAAAACATTGAGGTACAGTCCCAATAACCGCTAAAGTCATCTGTCTCCACTGCGCCATAAAACAAGTCTTGAGCACCAATAGATTCAGCCCAACCTGCCGCGCTTGTTAAGAGTAACAAGTTTCTAAAAGGTACATAGCTTAAGGGTTGAGCGTTACCTACATCATCTTTAGCTTTAGGTATTTTAAGATCTTTATTGGTTAAAGCAGACATAGTTGATATGTCTCTAAAGAAATCCATATCAATAACTTTGTGCTCTTTAACATTGCATGCTTTAGCTTGGAATATTGCACAGTCAATTTCTCGAGCAATCCGCTGACCGTAGTTAAACGTTACAGCATATACCTCATCGTATTTAAGTGTTTTAGTTACATAATGTAGTAACACGGTACTATCCATTCCGCCTGATAATATAACTAATGCTTTATTCATGTGTGTATTTTAAGTTATAAATGAGAAAATTCAATGTGATTTGATAAATAATATGTACATATGTCTACGTTTGCAAATAAATTTTTGAAAGCTCTTAACGAGGATACAGAAGGTAATGCTTTTACTGGTGCTTTACACAATACTAAAAAAGGTGAAAAAGCTAAAGTAGACGGTAAAGAAATCACCAACACTACTGGTACAATTCCAGAAGATAAAAAGTGGATCCAGCACACACATGCTAAAAAGGGCGGTTTACATAAAGCTTTACACGTTAAACAGGGTGAAAAGATTCCAGCTGCTAAATTAGATAAAGCTTTACATAGCAAAAATGCTCACTTACGCCACATGGCTCAGTTTGCAAAGAACGTTAAAGGTCTAAAAGAAAACGTAATGGAAGCCCCAAAAGCTCAACCGGAAGCCCCTGCAGCTGATGCACCTACTCAAGATGATGACTCAGCAGCTTGGCAAAAATCATTAGATAAAGGTACTGATCCAAAAGCTTTCGACACCCCAGATAACCCTCAACACACTGTTGATACAACTGGTATTCAAGCAGCTCATGAGTGGATACAAAAGCTTGAAGAAATGGCACACTTTGTTAACGGTACAGGCCCAGAAAGCTTAAACTCACAAATCAATCAATTAGAAATTAAGAATTCAGTTCCTTTCCGTGGTATTGTTCGTCGTGAAGAAAAACGTATTACTAAGTTGGCTGAAAACTTACGCGGTTTAGCAGAAGTGTTTAAGTCAGTAGTTATTACTTCTGAAAAGAAGATTAAAGACGTTAACTCACCTCGTTAATTACATTTAACCTGAGAGTAGTACAATAGACCTTTCATACCGCAATAGGTATGTTTGTTTATAAATTCCGGGTTTATTTCATCTTTCTTAGTGTGCACACACAACTCATTTAAATCTTTAAATTTGTTAAGTTCCTTAGGCCAAATAAACACACATTGATCTGCTTCAAGTAATTCTTTAGTTATCTTGTGTGATGTCTTATCTCTCCATTGATTATCTAAAACATATACTATCTTATGAAACGGAAACTTAGTGGTTATAGTATTTAACTGCTCTTCAGTGGGATGTATACCTGCTAAAGCTACACTATTACGTAAGAACATAGCATCAATAGGTCCCTCTTGTAGATAAATGTAATCAATATCAGAAGTAACTTTATCTAAGTTAAATATTCCTTTTTCACTATTAGCTTTAGATAGATACTTTGCTCTGTCTTCATCTACCTTATATAATGCTCTGGATTGATAGTGCTCTACCTTAGCATTACTATCTGCTGAATAAAAAGGAAATATAACTCTATTTTTGTGCGTATAATCTGTTAGACTTAACCAAAGCGCTCTCGGTTTATTAATAGCGGTGTCAAGTCGTCTATTAGTTATAAACGCTAAAGCATCCTGTATTACTTGGTTTTCTTTATAAAACGATACTTGATTGGTGTCGTACAAATTAATACTATCGTCCGGTAAACTCTTGGGGTTATATTTTTTATATGTTGCTGATTTTTTAATAATATCTTCTACAGTTTCAGCATGTGTTTCAGATTCGGATAATATCTCAGTTAAAGACATACCTGTTCTGTCTTTAACAAAGTCTATGCCGCTTTTACTTTCATTACAGTTATGACAGTATAGATGATCTTCTTCTGGAATATAAAAGAATCTACGCTTTCTACCTGCACTCTTGCCTTCATGGCAGTATGGGCACTCTCCTGCATACGTACCGGTACTTTTCTTAAATACTGGTCTTTTACAGTATTGAAAGAATGTACGAATAACTAAATTTTGAGAAATTTGCACGGTAGAGTAATTATATGTTATGGGCACCGCTAAAAATAGCAAATATATTCAAGGAATTTATAACCCTATAAACAAAGAAAAGTATATAGGTAACACAAATCCTTCATATAGATCTCTACTTGAGCGGAAGTTTTTCTACTACTTTGATACTAACCCGAACGTTACCGCGTGGGCAAGTGAGTCAATTGTAGTTCCTTATTATAACGACGTTGATAAAAAAGTACACAAGTATTATGTAGATTTAGTTGCAGCTATTAAAGATGATAATGGTAATGTACAAAAGTACTTGATAGAGGTTAAACCACACACTCAAACACAACCCCCAGTACCTTCTGATAGGAAAAAATCGAGTACAGTGTTATACGAGAATTTAATGTACCATCAAAATCAGTGCAAATGGAAAGCCGCGAGTGATTACGCGGCTAAGAAAGATATGAAGTTTGTTGTACTGACCGAAAAGTTTTTAGGTAATTAATCAGATTCTACTGCATCTGTTTCATCAGCATCGTAAGGGCTCTTTTTCATTGCCTTTACATAATGTGAAACATAAGGATCAGCTTCTACTTCGTCTTCATCTTCGTCTTTATCTACTTTAGGGGCAACTTCAGCTGCTTTACGTTTTGCAGCTAAAATACGATCGCGTTCAGCTTTTGGCTTCATGAAAAACTTACGCAAACGAGCCATCTTAGCAGCTTTTTCAGCTTCAGGATCAAATTCGGGTTCAACTTCACTTGGTTCTTCACCTTTTGCTAAAGCTACCATGCCCACTACATCCTTAAGACTACCTTCAAATGGTGTTTCGCCTGGTAATGTGTTTTTGAGATGTTTATATATTTCTTCTGGAGATAGGCCTTGAGATACTAATTGATCAACAACTTCTTGTTTACGTGGATCAATCTCTGTAGGTGTATGTTGTACAACAGGTGCAGCTGCTGGTGTAGTGCCACCTCTTGTGGATTTCTTAAAGTGATAATATGCACTTGGACCTTTAGCTAATTCAGGATTAGCTGCTTTCCAATCAGCAAAAGAAGCATTAGGGTTACGACCTTCTGTTTCTTCAGAGGTAATAGATTCGTTAATTACGTTTGCAAGCTTGTTGAAATTCATACGATTAATATGATTACTTACACAAATTAAGGCAAGTTTTTATTTCATTTTTTTCATTGGCTCAATTAAGTTCTTTTCCAGTAATTCTTTTTGTAAGAAATCCGAAACAATAGACTCATTTTCACCAAACATATCACCTTTATCGTTAATATAAAGGTTTATCATTGCAATACGCTCTTGTCTACTACCAAAAATAGGGATAATAGGTGGGCAATCATCATGATTAAAGAAACGTGTTCCTGTACCTTTTTCCCACGCTTTATAAATACCTTCAAATATATGGCCTATTTCAGAACGATAAACAGGGTCAATGTCTCTGTTGGGTGCAGCGGTTAACAACACGTCGTTTTCTTTACAGAAAGGTAGATAGAATATAACTGAATATGAACTCATAGCGTTACGAACAAGAGTTACACACTTGTTAATAAACGCTTCATCGATACCACCTAAACCCTTATCAAACAGCCAAAGTGAATACACTAAATTATCTAATGGTGTACGGTCAAATACCATTTTTTTCTTACCATAGTTTTCCATTGCTTCATCAATAAGAAAATTAAGTATTGTTTCTTGAGATTCCTTTGTAGCATCCTTATTCAAAGGAAGATTCTTTTCTTTTACTAAGTCTCTATAAGTCTTGCTTGGAGACTGAAACATTGGCCATTTTTCTTTAAAATCTGCAATAAGTGTAGATTTGCCTACACATTGTGTACCGATAATGCCAACTTTTTTAAGTTTTGAGGTGCTCATTTATTAGAATTTACGCTTTTTAGTGATATTAGCAACCTCATTCATCATCTTCAGGTGGTTGACCGGTTTCAACATCTACCCAATCAAGAACGCAATTGTCAGGTGGGTTGTAACCTATAGCTTTAACAAAAGCGTTAAACTGCTCTGTTAATTCCTGTAAGTCGGCTTGACCGTCAAATATAATTTCAATTTTACGAGGCACACTGACATTAATATCGTCATTAGTATGCTCTAACGTATATGTGAATTTTACTTCTTGCTTCATACTACCTCCTCTGCAATACCGAGTAGTTCAGCAAATATTAATAAAGCACCTGCTGAAGCCATATAGCCTATAAAAAGAGCACCACCAGCAGCAATACGAAAGATGCTTTTAATTAAGCTAATATAAAAATGAGTTTTAGGGTCTGGATTGTAGCTCATAATATTATACCTTGAGTGCACGATCCCAGACCTGCAAGTGTAATCTATTAGAAAATTTAAAATTATACTTCTTGCACAGTTCAGCTACTACAGGCCCTACTTCTAATAATTCTTTACGACTACCACAGCAAGGCATAATCCAAACCTGCTCTGAACGCAAACCAATGTCTGGGTTGTTGAGATAATTTTCTAACACTTCATTTAAATCTGACTCTTGACGAGCTACAAACTTAAAGCAGGCGTCGTTTTCAACTAAGAAACGCAGTACTTCCGGTTTAAACCGCTTATCCGCCGGATCCCCGTTACTTGATAACTTAGGAGATGTAGTAAACGTTATAGTAACCCCTAATAAGAACCACTCTGGATCAGGCATTAGTGTTCCGTTAGTTTCAAAATCAATATGTAATAAAGGCTTACCGATATCTTCTTTAGTAAGAGTTCTACTGTAATTAGCAAACCCCCAACGGTCTCTAATAAACTTAACAAATTCAATTAAGTTCTTTTGCTGAATGAAAGGCTCACCACCGGTAATCTTAAGTAAAGCACCCTGTCTTAAATTTTCATCATAGCCGTTCTTTTCATAGAATTGAGCTATTTCCTCAAAAGACATTTTGTTCTTTTTAGACCAGCTCACATATGAATCACATCCGAACGGTGCATCTTCACTCTTAAAACCTATACAAGTGAGATTACACATAGACAATCTCATAAACACTGAAGGATAACCAATATAACGGCCTTCACCTTCTAATGTATAGAATACAAAGTCGTCTGATAGAAATAAAGTTTTATTAGGATCGATTGACATACGTTATTATATTATATAAGATTAGCTTTTCCACTCACCGTCATGAATAGTTTCAAATATAGCACTATTGCCTTCATGCTCCCATACTTCTACTTTAGAGCACCAACAACGACCTAAAGTTAGGTCGTCTACAAATTCATTTGCTGCTTTATGACAATATTCAGCAAACTTCTCAATACCAACACCATCTGGCATTATACGTAAATCTATAATTTCTTTCTTATTGAGTAATTGGAATGTCTGCAATTCAGGGTCTTTTTCCCACACAACAGTGGTATGATCAAACTGTTCCTCTAATGCTGTTTTTAATTGTTTGAGAGCGCCAAAATCCACTACCCAATTATTATCATCTAATTTATTACACTCAAACCAGAACTTGGCTTGTAACCTGTAACCATGAATAAAATGACAGTGACTATTTGCAAAAGGTTGACGGAATGCACACGAACCTAATGGTATAACTTTAGTAGAAGTGTATTTTGACATAACTTCATATTATAATAAAAAAACTATTAATCAAGCTTTTCTAAATGATTTTGTACCCATTTTAAAAGAATCTCTTCGCTTATATCATCAGGAGCACACATCATTGCATTATTATCTGCATCGTTAGTATCAAACAGACTTCTTTGTAATGTGCGTTTTTCTTCTTTTTCATCAATTCTAAAATAAATAAAAGCTCTTTTATCTTTAATAACAGACTTGCCCGCTAACACAAAATACATACAATTTACCTTACACCATGTACCAAGTTCGTAATATTGCAATAAGTTTATGAAATCATTACGGTTTTTATCTGTTTTAAAATAGATAAAAATTGGTAAGTCAGTACTACTGTATGTTTTATCGCGATACTTTATATACACTTTATTATGGCATATTTATTATAAATATAACTAATGCAATCGGTAAAGCATAATAACCAAATAAATATAAAAGAAGCCATGGATGTACCTCCACCCCCACCTACCATCCATTTTAATGAACCCACCGCAATTGTACACAAAGTAAACAAACCGGCTGCTGACTTTAAGTCTTTTTATCAGGCAAGCTTTATGCCAACACCTGATTTTATTAATTATATTAAAAGTGTTGAAAACAGTACACATACCGGGTTTAAGCACGGTTTATGGCATCCGCATAAAAGTGTAGAGGGTGGGACGGATACTATTGCATATGGTCACAAATTACATGCTGGTGATAATTTCAGTAAAGGGCTTGCAGACGAAGAAGCAACTAAGCTTTTAATTAAAGATATAATGAAAGCTTCAGAAACAGCTAAACATATTGTTAACAAAACTTATGGTGCTGGTGTCTTTGAAAATTTACCTAATAAGAGCAAAGAGATGTTAATAGATTTTGCGTTTAACGGAGTTATCAATAAGTTTCCGCAGTTTATAGACGGGGTAATTAATAATGACACCGAAACAATGATGGCACAATACAAGCGCCACTCTAACGGTAAGGAATTAACCGGCCGCAATCATGCTTTCGCTAACCGGTACTTTAATTAAAGTCCTTCTACGATCTGCTTAATACGGTCCGCTACTTGATCAGCGTTATCCTTAGTAACGTGTGTCTCAAATATAGACTTATCTTGTTCACTGATTGTTGAAGAATCTACCGCTAATGCCTTAAGAGCAAGCTCTACTAAAAACACTTTACCCTCTGGTGTCATTGGTTGGGCTTCTTGCTGCTCCGGAGTAGCAGGGGCCTGTGCTTGAGCAGGAGCAGGAGCAGCTGCCACGTTTTGATCTCCCTGCTGACCACCTGTTTGATCTAAGCCAGGTTGCTGATCGGCTTCTAAAAGATTAAAATAAAATTCGTTTAATTTTTGATTAAATTTGCTCATGGTTGTTTCATTATTGCTTGAGCTTGTTGTAACTTTGCATTAGCTGCAGCAAGTGCAGCCGTAGCAGCAGCTTTTTGTGCTGGGTCTTGTGTATTAGCTTGACTCTTAAGTTGGCCCATTTGACTGTTAATTGAATTAATATCTTGTTGAGCTTGTACTTTTTGTTTTTTCTTTAAATCAGCCGTATCTTTGTTAACCTTGTCTTGTGCTTGTGCTAAAGCTGGGTTTGGAGCAGAAGTTGGTGCAACCGGCGCGGTACCAGCTAATGCTCCAGGATTTGCTCCATCTTCAGTTGCAAGACCGCTTTTATTAAATTTTGCTACAACAGCTAAAAATTTACTTTTAGTTTTAAACTTCTCGTATAACGTTTCCATTATTATTACTTACTGACTTACAACAAAAATAAAGAACTATAGTTGATTTTTCGTGGATTCATTTAATATAATACCGAGGAGAGAAAAGACAGGGCATGTATAGATAGTAATCTATACGTTATGTTTGATATAAGGTTTTTTCTTGTTTATTTTTTAATAGGCTCGCTGCGCTCGCCTGATATATCATATATAATTATATATCTCCCGGAAACTTGCTACTTGTATTGGTTTAGAAAATCCGGGTTTATTTTGCGTTTTTTAAGGTATGTTACTAATTTCCGGTGGGAGTATTTGTTATGATCGAAATTAAAGCGGTAATTAGTTATACTGTTAATTACTTCAGTAGATTCCCCGGATTTGCTGTATATACAATCATAGTCTATTGCATTGGTATGTACTATTAGATTTAATGCATTCGCTACGCTTTTAAAGTTAGATTTAATGTCTTTGTATGTATCTAACTTTTCGTTAATATAAAATATAATATTTTTTTTATGCTCTTTAAATTTTACCTGTATCTCAAGTACATGTTGTAATATATAATAAACTAACAGTCTGCTTGCATCTTTTTTAGGTAAATCGTCAGCAAACACCCGAAACTCACTTCTCAACTTTGTTAGATAGCTGTTTTGTATATCTTCAGCTACACTTTCAAAGTCTACTACTATCAAGTGAAGATCTGTCTGGTAATAACGCATTACTGTTTATAGTAGTGCCAATTTCTTGTTGTGCAAGCTTTTTTAATAGTGCATCCGGTGCTCTACCTATACGACAGTTAATAATACCGTTGTAAAACCCTTCTTTTAATAATACATTATTATCGAACTGTATTTTAGCTTCATAGTATGCTAACTCAAACTTACTATCACAAAAGCGTAGTATTTCAAATTTAAATTTGTCTTTACCGAGTGTTTCAATATCTTTATTAACATCATTTGACGATGATGTGTAGGTTTTCCAGTCGGTCTCTATATCAAAGTGTCTTTTGTTTTTTCTTCCTTTGAGAGGTTTGAGTTTTTTGACGCTTTTAATTTGTTTTTTTCCAAAATATACCCGACCGTTAACGGTGTTAGTAATGCGGTATATAAAACCGTAAGGTAGATTATTGCTATCAAAACTCTCATTAGTAGTCCAATGCCCTAAGTCCATTTAAGTTGACTTATTACAAACCTGGCGGAGTTCTACGGATGACCTTAAACTTGGATTTAAAGCCTGGATTGTTTTTAGGGGCTTTAAATTTAGATTTTCTCTTTTTAGGTGCTTGATTACCCCAAATATTACGTGCATCTCCGGGGGCATAAAAATCACCCGACTGACCGGTATTTGCTGGATGAGCTTGCCCGGAACCGAAAGCTGTACCGGTAGTAACACCTGCACCAGCAGCTGCTCCCATATCTTCTAAAATTTCTTGTATCTTTTTATTAAATTTTTTCACGGTTGATTATATTAAGAATTATAATATACTTATGTTGTTTATTATGGACTTACCTGATTTAGATACACTATTTAATAATTACCAAACTGAAATCGTTCAGGATATACAGGTAGATGAACTATCCCTTAAGGATAAAGCAATGCTTGTACCTACTATTAAACATAAATGGGTAGCTCGAATGATGCAACACAAAGCACAACTACGTAAGTTCCAAGCAAAGAAAAAAGAACTTATTAAGAACACCGCAAATGCGAGTCCTGTTTCAATGAGTAAAACTGCCTTAGAACAACTTTCTCAAAATAACCCAAATATAGTACAGTTAACCGAGTATATTGAAAAATTAGAAGGTATTATTGAATACCTTGAAAAAGTAGAAAAGCTAACCAGCTCGTTAACATACGATTGTAAGAACGTAATTGATCTACAAAAGCTTGAAACAACCTAATGGTAGTAGAATTTCAATACGACCCTAAGCGTAAAGAAGTAAAGATTGTTTCGGAATACCTTAACAATATTAAAGAACGTTTTAGTGTAAAAAATCCGGGCGCTCGTTTTAATCGTTATCAGAGATTTTTACCTCAGCGTACCTATGCTATAACTAATGCTGGTTATTGTGGTATAGGTTTGGTTCCAGAGATTATAGATTATCTTAACTCTCAAACTATACCTTTTGAAATAAAAGCTAATCAAGAGTATAAAGATGTATTACAACAAACACATATTCTTGTACCTGGATCGCATAAAATATTAGAGAGTGAATTTAAGCTTAGAGATTACCAAGAAGCTGCTGTTAATAAGGCTTTAGAAAAGGGTCATGGAGTTGTAGAGTTAGCCACAGGTGGTGGAAAGACATTAATTATAGCTAATTTAGTTTATGCAGCGCTGCACAGTATCAAACTTACTGAAAAAGTATTGATTGTGGTGCCAGACTTAGGCTTAGTAGCTCAAACATATAAAGACTTTACTTCATATAATTTTCCTATGGAAATAGTGAGTAAATGGACAGGCGATACTGAGTTAGATCCTAATGCCCGGGTTATTATAGCTAATATGGGTATATTACAAAGTAAATCTTCAGATATAACTTGGTTTAACAAAGTTGGTTTGTTAGTTGTAGATGAATGTCATAAATTGCGTAGAGGTAACAAAGTATGTAAACTTATAGATAAAATACCTACTTTAAGGCGTATTGGTTTTACCGGTACATTACCAGAGAACGACATCGATAAATGGAATATTAATAATTTTATCGGGCCTGTAATATTTAAAAAGACTACTACCGAGTTAAGAGAAGCAGCTGGTGGGGAATATATTGCTAATGCTCAAGCTCTATCACTACATATAGAATATGCAATGAAGCCTGATTATACCGCAGTATCTGCATCTCAGCGCTATTTGGTAGAGTTAGACTTTATACATACAAATAAATTTCGTAATGAGGTTATTAAGAGTATTATTAGTAAACTAAATAATAACAGCCTTATACTTGTGGATCACATAGCACACGGTGAAAACTTATATAATACTCTATCTACCTTAGCCGGTAAACAAGTATACTTTATACAAGGCAGTGTTGAAGTTGAAGACCGTAAAAAAGTACAAGAACTAATGGAACAACATAACAATGTTGTATGTGTTGCTATAAGTAAGATTTTTTCTACTGGAATTTCTATAAAAAACATACATTATATAGTGTTTGCTGCAGGCGGTAAGTCAAAGATCAAAACTTTACAGTCTATTGGTCGTGGTCTACGCGTTCATGAAAATAAAGATATTCTTACTATCATTGACGTTGTGGATGAGCTTATCTATGGTGGTAAACATTACGAAAAACGAAAAGAATTTTATGCCCTTGAACAAATCAAAATTACCGAAAAAACAATTACCGAAAGCTGAAAGCCCACCTAAGGTTAAAAAACCTTTAAGTGAGTCAGCTAAAGCTAAAAAAGTATATTATGTGAGCCCAGCTGAATTTACAGCTGAGTTACGCAAATACTATGAAACAGACATTATTACTGATGACTTAGCAATGATGATTAAAAACATTGCTTATGGCCTCGCACATGCCTCGAATTTCATTAATTATACATTTAAAGAGGATGCTATCGGTGATTCATTAATAAACATGTTTAATGCATTGAAAGATAAAAAATACAACTTTGACAAGGGTAGTAATCCATTTTCGTATTTTAACTCAATTTCTTTCAACTGTTGGCGTAGCCGTATAAAAAAAGAAAAACGTATGAGAGATACATTAGCAGCATATCAAGAAGAAGTATACAGCATTATTGGACCTCAAGTAGGTGTTGATGATCCTGTTAACCCTAACAACAAACATGCAGATTAATAGTCCAAGAGTAGGTATTTTTTCAGACCCTCATTATGGTGTGCACCGTAATAGTGAAACGTGGCACAAGATTGCTTTAGAGCATGCAAGGTGGGCGTCGGAACAATTCAAACAACAGGGCATAAAAGATATAATAATACCAGGAGATATATTTCATGATCGTAATGACATTGCTGTTAACACTCTTCATGTGGCTACTGACATTTTTGATATATTGCGTGATTTTAACAACATTGTTACTGTGGGCAACCACGATGCTTATTACCGTGACAATTCTACCGTTAATTCCGTATCCATACTTCGCGGTTGGAGTAATATTACTGTTGTTGATAAGCTTGCGATCGAAACACTCCAAGGAAAGAAAATAGCTTTTTGTCCATGGGGTCAGGATATTAATGAAGTACCTAAGTGCGATTTAATTATAGGTCATTTTGAGGTTAATAGTTTCAAGATGAACTCTTATAAAGTATGTACTAATGGGCTTAAAGCTTCAGATTTAACAGATAGAGCTCCTTTAACTATTACAGGGCATTTCCATCATAGAGAGGAACGCAAATACAAGGATGGTACGATTCTTTATGTGGGTTGTCCTTATCAGCAGGATTGGGGTGATTATGGTACTACCAAAGGTTTGTATATTTTAGACTTAAAAGACTTAAGTTATGAGTTTATTGTTAACAATGTATCACCTCGTTATAACAAGATTAAATATTCTGAAATAGCTAATGGTGTATACACAGCTGAATCACTAAAAGGATTTATACGTAACAATATAGTAAAGTTTTATATAGATAAACAACTTACACCTGAAGTAGTAGATAACATTGTCAGAAAGATTGCTTCAATTAAACCTGTTGAACTTACTTTAGAGTATGATTATTCAGAACTATCTAAACTTAATGTAGAAGAAGCTAATACTAAGGATTTTAGTATAAGTGTTGAAAACTCTATATCGGAATTTATTGATTTATTAGATGTTAATCATAAAGATAAGGTAAAGAGTTACGTAACTGATTTATACCATAGAGCACTAACAATAACATGAAAATAGGAGTAGCAGTAATAGCGTGCGATAGACTGGAATACACTAAACAGTGTGTTGCAAGTGTACTCGCAAATAAAGGTCCATTGACTGATATTATTTTAATTAACGATGGTGTTAAGATACCAGACGGGGAATTACCTGAAGGAATTGAAATAATGAACAATAGACCCCCTTATCAGTCTGTCGGTAAGGCTAAAAATAGAGCTATGCAGGTATTAGTAAATAGAGATTGTGATCATATATTTCTTATTGAAAATGATATTATAGTTCAAACACCAGACGTATGGCAAAAATATATTGATGTTGCTAAGACTACCGGTGTAAAGCATTTAAATTTCGGTTATCATGGCCCAGCTAATAGAACACCGGATTATAAGAAACCGAATCCCAGATACGTTGTAGAGTATCCAGACGGTATTAAATTAGCACTTAATTTACATTGCGTTGGTGCGTTTTCATATTTTAATAAAGCATTTATGAAAGACGTTGGTTACCATGACACTTTCTTCAAAAATGCATGGGAGCATGTAGAGTTATGTCAAAGAGCTATTGCTAAAAATTATTTACCTGCTTTTTGGTGGTTTCCTGATGTAGAAGGTAGTGATGAAATGCTTAAAGAAATACCCGGCTCTATACAAAATAGCTCTATTACTCATACCGAGAAATGGACAGAAAATATGCACAAAGGTGCAGAACATTATAGAAAAATACATGGTGTTTCAGCTGTAGAAAACCCAGATACTGATATAAAAATTGTGTTACAACGTTTAAAAGAAATATACAAATGCAAGTAACCCATTTAGCATTAGCACCTAATGGCAACAGTGGTAGATTTGGTAATCAATTATTTTTAGTTGCCAGTACTATAGGTATAGCACTAAACAATAATATGAAATATGCTTTTCCTGAATGGAAGAACAATATTTACTTTAAAAAGAAATTGCCGCAATTAGCGCCTGGTACTGGTATAACATATAGCGAGCCGTCCTTTAAGTATACCCCAGTAAATTTTACTGATAAACAATTTGTATATCTTAGCGGTTACTTTCAAAGCCCTAAGTATTTTCAAAACTATGAAGACACAATAAGAGAGACATTTGAATTTAAAGATAATTTTATTAATAATGTAAAATCTGTACTTGATGAAGCAAAATTAGGTACTACGTGTTCAATTCATGTACGTAGAGGAGATTATTTAAACTATACCGATATACATCCGCAGCAGCCGGCTGAATACTGGAGTAGTGCACAAAAAGTAATAGAAGATCATGAAAATATTAACACATACGTGGTTTTTTCTGATGATATTAACTGGTGTAAGCAAAATAAGCAGCTATTCAATACTACTGGTAAGAGAGTTGTTTTTATGCAAGGCAGAAACGAAATTGATGATTTTATAGGTATGATGTATTGTGATCACAATATTATTACTAACTCTACTTTTTCATGGTGGGCAGCATGGTTAAATACTAATAAAAACAAAGCTGTTGTAATGCCTAAATTATGGTTCGGACCTAAAGGACCACCAGATAGTACAGATTTGCAGGTAGAAGGATGGAAAATTATATGAAAAAAGAACTTTATTTAAAAGATAGTAATTTCGGGCATTGTGCATTCAGCAACAATCCCACACCACCGGTTAGTTTTTCTGAACATATTATATGGAATCGCGGACCTGCACCTATAGGTGCTGACGTAGTATGTACGGACTGTCATTTAAATGACGGTAATATTGCCTGGATATTGGAACCATACGAAATTAATTCAGGCCCGTACATACACGTTAAAAATAATAGTTTGAAGTATAAAGAAATTTGGACACATGATAAAGAGCTTTTAACATTACCTAATGCTAAATGGTATCCGGTTGGAGGGTGTTGGTTAGAAGTACCTGAAAGAAAAATCTACGAAAAGAGCAAAATGTTCTCTATTATAGCTTCTAATAAGAATCAACTACCAGGTCATCAACTAAGACATCAAATAATACAAGCTTCTGGTAATAAGATAGATGCTTACGGGCATTCTTATACTCAATTTAAGAAACACTCAATGCATAAAATAGAGGGTTTAGCAGATTACCGTTATCATTTTGCAATTGAAAATTGTAAGAGAGATTTTTATTTTACAGAAAAACTTATTGATACCTTGATGTCTGGTACAATTCCTATATACTGGGGATGTCCTTCTATTGATAAGTTCTTTAATACTGACGGCTTTATTATCTTTAATGACTTGTACGATTTAAAAGAAAAACTTAAAAATTGTACAGTAGAGTTTTATGATAGTAAGAAAGCAGTTATTGAAGAAAACTTTAAATTAGCTCAAAACTACATCTTATCAGAAGACTGGATATATAATAATATACTACAAAATGAAAAGACAATTTGATACAGGCGCACAAAGAGATACAGATGTTGGTAAGCCGAGAATAAGTTTAGTACCTCATGAAGAACTTATGAGGGTAGCAAGTCATTTCGTATCTGGCGGTCAAAAGTATGGGTTCAACAACTGGAAAAAGGGCATGAACTCTTCAGTATATTATGATAGTGCACAACGCCACTTGATTAAATACTGGCAAGGTGAAGATGATGAAGACCATGCTGCAGCTGCTGTATGGAATATTATGTGTATGATGTGGACTGAAAAGAACAAACCAGAATTAGATGATAGAAAAGAATACCAATGAAAATTGATTTAAAAAACTTAACATTTACAGTACCTGTTAGAATTGATAGTGAAGACAGGGCGTTTAATCTTAACTATATTATTGAGTATTTACTGCATAATTTTGATACAAATATTATTGTATACGAGAACGGGCCTAAGTCTTTATTTAAAAACAAGTATGATATAACGCATATTTACGAGCAAAATGATGGTATTTTTCATCGCACTCGTTACCTCAATAATATGGCTAAACAGGCTACTACTGATTTTATCGCTAACTATGATTGTGATGTGATATTTCCTGTAAAACAAATAGTTAAAGCTTATAACCTACTAAAAAGTAATAATTTAGATTGTGTTTACCCATATAGCGGGTACTTTGTTAACATTAAACGTGATATTTTAAATGAAATTACAAATTTAGACCCTGTTAATTTAAATCCAGATATATATCAAAATTTTGGTAAAAATTCTTTTGGTGGTGCGGTATTTTGGTATAAAAAAGCTTTTATAGAGGGGGGTATGGAAAATGAAAATTGCGTATCTTGGGGATGTGAAGACTGGGAGCGTTTAAAGCGTTTTGAAATTCTCGGTTATCGTATTGCGAGAGTAAATGGGCCACTGTATCACATTGATCATGCAAGAACTCAGGATAGTAGTGAAGCTAACCCGTTTTATAATAACAACAGAAAAGAATTTGATAAAATATTAAACTCTAAAAAAGAAGATTTATTAAAATATGTTAGTACGTGGCCTTGGACAAAAACATAATGAAAAAAGTATACATTACTTTTAGTGGTAGTATCTATGATGATACTACCCGTATAATAGTTCAAGATGGTATAAAATATGGTGCTGATGAAGTTAAGGTGTACGATGATGTGTGGTTAATGAAACAACCATTTTTTGAACAAAATAAATGGCTCTGGGAACACCCGCACAAAAGAGGATTTGGATGGTACTGTTGGAAACCGTTTATAATATATCATGCTTTACAGAACCTACAAGACGGAGATATAGTGTTGTTTACAGATGCTGATTGTTACCCTATTAGTGATTTAAATGTATTGTTTAATCAATGTGATAAAGATGGTGGTGTAATGTTATTTGCTGCTAACGGACAAACACACTCTTACTGGTGCAAAAAAGATTGCTATATAATAATGGGTCAAAATGACCCTAAATATTACAACGTACAAGCTGGTGTAGCACGGTTTATGTTATTTCAAAAAGGTAAATGGAAGGCTACACAGTTTTTAATGGAGTGGTTAACATATTGCGTTAACCCATTAGCTACAACGTTTGATAAGAGTGTTCTTGCTGAAGAAACGCCTGAATTTATTGAACATAGAACCGAACAAGCAATAATGACCAGTCTTGCACACAAGTATGGTTTAAAGCTTTATAGAGAAGCCTGCGGAGCTGGTAACAGGTATAGTTTTGATAAGGAGTTATATGAGCAATTATTCATACAGTTTAATCCTACCGATTTAGTTGGTAGTGAAAAAGCTACAATTAAACCCATAGGCTCTAAGTTTGCTAATGTTAATTGAGTTTACAGTAGAAAAAAAATAGTTTTATAATATACTATTAAGTAATGCGCTATGTTTATTTCAAACATTTAAAAATTACTAATTTCCTGTCTGTAGGTAAAAGACCGGTAGTTGTAGATTTTAAGCCTGGACTAAATATCATTACAGGTAAAAACTATGATAAAGCTGATAGAGCGAATGGCGTTGGAAAGTCCACTATTGCTGACGCAGTGCATTTTGCTTTGTATGGTAGCACTATACGCGATCTTAAAAAAGAAAACATAGTAAACGATCAAGCACCTGATCAGTTGTGTGAAGTCGAGCTCGAGCTTACATACCAGCAAGACGGTAAAAATAATGAATGCCGGATATTAAGAACTCTTAATCCTACTAAGTGCTTTTTCTTCGTTAATGGTGAAGATGTTACCAGATCTGGTGTACCACAAACTACAGAGCTAATAGTTGATACCATTAAAACATCTTCTGAAATATTTCAAAATAGTGTTGTTATGTCAATTAACACCACGGTGCCATTTATGGCGCAGAAAAAGATAGAAAAACGTAAGTTTATCGAGGGTATTCTTGGTCTTGAAGTATTTAGTAATATGTTAAGCTTTGCACGTTTTGATTATAATGAAGCAAAACGTCTGCTCGATATTGAAAGTACAAAGATAGAAGAGACGAACAGGTCTTTAGCCGATGCGGTTAAACAAAAAGAAAATTACGAAGACACTAAAAAGAAAAGACTTGAAGTACTATTAACACGTCAGTCTAATAACGCTAAGGAATTAGCGAGTATAGATGAAAAGCTTAATAGTTTAGAATCTGTTGATATAGCAGCAGAAAAACAAATACAAGATAAATTATCTACTTTAAAAACAGCTGAAGGGGTATGTGACCGTAAAATTGCTTCTATTAATAAGATTATTACAGAAGCAGAAACACATATTAAGCTCAATAATGATCGCATTAAAAAACTTAAAAAAGTAGATAGCAAATGTCCACATTGCGGTAAAGACTTGGCAGAAGCAGTAAATGTACAATATGAGAAAGATAAAGCCGAGTGCCAGTTAGAAATACAGAAATATACAGAAGTTATTAGTACACAAAAACCGCTCTTAGTGGATTCCCAAGATCAATTAAATAAGGTTGAAAAAGCTATTGTTACAATACAAAAGAAGATAAACGATTTTAATATTCGTAAAAAAGAAGTAGAGAATATTAACAACAGAGTAAAGCAGCTTAATGAATGGCAAGCTTCGTTAGTTGTAGATATCGATCAACTTAATAAAGACTCTAATAATTTTCAAGATACTATAGATACTATTGTGACAAGGCAGAACGATATCAAGAAGCAAATCAGCTCATTACAAGAGAGAATAGATATTGTTGAATCCGCTAAATTTATCGTAGACGAAGAAGGTGTAAAATCTTATATTGTTAAGAAGATATTACAAGTACTAAATATGCGTTTAGCGCAATACTTACGTAGACTTGAAAGTAACAGTATTGTTACATTTAACGAGTTCTTCGAAGAGTCTATTACTAATGAAAGGGGTAGTCAATGTAGTTACTTTAACTTTTCTGGGGCTGAACGCAAAGCTATCGACCTTGCAATGTTATTTACGTTTCAGGATATTCGTAGAGCGCAAGCAGATGTATGGTTAAATTTGAGTATGTTTGATGAGTTATTTGACTCCTCTTTAGATGAAAAAGGCATTGAATTAGTACTTGATATTCTCAAAGAGAGGGTAGATAATTACAATGAGTCGATTTATATTATTTCTCACCGTAAAGAAAGTAAAAAGTACTGTATTGGTGGGGAGATAGTATATCTTGAAAAGAAGAATGGTATAACAACAAGAACAACAACTTATGACATTTCCTAATAACGGCATTATTGGTGCCCCTCAAATGCCTTTTGGTGCACCTGTTGTGGGTAGCCCATTAACACAGCCCACCCCACCGCCAGTTTCAGTTGTACCGGAAGGTATGAGACGTGCTATAAGTTATGCTGCAGACCACCAAGGGTGCGGGTTTTGGAGAATGCACTGGGCTGAGTCTATTATTAATGGTAATCAATTGGGTATCATTAATAATAATAATTTTATGATCTTACAGGAGAACTTTTATCAAGGTATATCTTGTGTAAGAATACAAAGACAGGTTACACCCACACAGCTACAATTTGTAAGACTTTTAAGAGACATTTCTAATAGAACCAACAATTTTAAGATTTATTACGAAATTGATGATGTTATTTTCCCAGAAGATATTCCACTTTATAACAAAGCACGTGAAGCATTTGTTGATCCTGCCATTGGAGCTACTGCAATAGAAATTATGAAGCTTTGTGATGGTATTACAACGCCTACAGATTACATGTCAAAGTACTACGAAGAAAGAACCGGCGTAAAAGGAATCACACTTCCTAACTATATGCCAAGGTTCTGGATGGATCGTTTTTACAACAAAAATAAGATTTCTGAAAATTACGAATACAATAAAAAACGACCTCGTATCGGTTATGTGGGTAGTCCAACTCATTTTAATATTGCTGGTACTCCTGGAGTGAAAGACGACTTCGGTGATATATTAGATGTTATTGTAAAAACTGTAAAGCAGTTTAAATGGGTATTAATGGGCGGTTGCCCTCAGGAGCTTGCTGAATACGTGCGTAGTGGAGATATAGAATATGTAGGCTGGACAAAGCTTTGGGACTACCCTACAGCTTTTAACAATTTAAACGTTAATATGGTAATTGCACCACTACAAAACAATAAATTTAATTTAGCAAAAGCTAATATTAAACATATTGAAGCAGGTGCGTTAGGTATACCATGTGTTTGTCAAAATTTAGAGCCGTATAAAGAAGCTCCTTTACGGTTCAATACTCCTGATGAAATGATAAGCGTGATTAAAAAAACATTAAGCGACCGTCGTACTTATTTAACTGAATCGGATATAGCACGTAAAAATGCATGTAAATATTGGTTAGAAGATCATATTGATGAGCATTGCAAACTATATTTCACTTGATATTTTTGTAAAAGGTCACATAATAATGACCTGTGTATCGTAACATATATTACAGTCAACGGGATAGTACTTGCCACCTCTTTACTTGGGATAAAGACGGTAACCGTGTAATCAAAAAGACACCTTACCAGCCTTATTTTTATATAGAGACTAATGCAGAAAGTGCAGACGCTCTTTCTATCTTTAATACTAAATTAAAGAAAAAAGTATTTAAAAGTAATTTTGATCGTAATAAAGCAGCACAAGACGGGGCAATTAAACGACTTTATCACAATATACAAGTAGAACAGCAATTCCTTATTGAAAATTTTAAGGATGAATATGAAAAGCCTGAGTTTTCTGCTAACCCTTTAAAGGTTTGTTTTCTTGATATTGAGGTTTACTCTCCAGATGAGTTTCCTGAAGCTAAAGACGCTAAACACCCTATCAATCTATTAACGATTTATGATAACTTATCTGAACAATTTTATACCTGGGGGTGTAAGCCTTATACTCCAACTCGTAGTAACGTTACATATACTGAGTGTACAAGTGAGTACAATCTTTTAGAAAAGTTTTTAGAATTTTGGGAAAACGGTTATTATCCTGATATACTATCCGGGTGGAATACAGACTTTTTCGATTTTCCTTATCTGATTAACCGTATCAATAACCTTTTAGGTGAAGACGCTGCTAAACGTTTATCTCCTGTAAAAAGTCTTTGGTGTCGTAAAGGTATATTTGTTAAAGGTCAAGAGTTAGATCGTTGGTACATTCACGGTATTTCAGCAATGGATTATCTTGAAGTGTATAGAGGTTTTGCGCGTGGTTTATTAGAGTCTTATGCACTAAACTTTGTAGCTCAACACGAATTAGGTGAAGGTAAGTTAGCTATTAATGCTACTAACTTAGCCTCACTATCTGAAAACGACTGGAATAACTTTGTAGATTATAATATTCAAGACGTTGATCTATTGGTACGCATGGAAAAGAAACTACAATTCTTTAAGATTATACGTATGTTAGCGTACAAAGGATTGACATCGTTTGAAGCAGCTTTAGGTAAAGTATCTATTGTAACTGGCTGTGTTGCCTTACAAGCGTATAAACACGGTATGATTATACCTACGTTTGTTGAAGGACCTTTAAGAGAGGAAATCCAGGGTGGTTTTGTAAGAGAACCCGAGAGAGGTCTACAGAGATCGATTGTGAGCTATGACGCTAACTCACTATACCCTAATACTATAATTACCCTGAATATATCCCCCGAGACGAAGTTCGGTAAGATAGTTAATAAGAACGATAAGGAAGTTATTATTCGTTATAGTAACAATAAAGAACAACCTATATCACACGAAAAGTTTATACAGTTTATGCAGGTTGAAAAACTTGCACTATCTAAAGCTAATGTTCTTTACACACAAAAGAAAAAGGGTGTAGTTCCTGCTTTAATTGACGGTCTTTATAGTGAACGTGTAACAAACAAGAATCAGTATGTTGAGCTTAAAAAGAAACTAAGTAAATTAACCCCAGATACAGATGAGTACAAAACGTGTAAGTTTAATATGGAACGAGCGGACACTATCCAGCACGTCATCAAGATTCTTCTCAATTCTATCTACGGGGTTTTTGCTAATAAGTTTAGCCCTATTTGTGATAGTGATCACGCTGGTAGCATTACTCTTACTGGGCAGTCGGTGGTTAAGCAAGCAAGTGATATCATTGATCAATATGCTAAAGAAAAGTTTGGCTACACTGGTAAGTCGTTAACCATATATAACGACACGGATAGTACTCACGTTACTATTCAGCCGTTGTTAGACCAGATGAAACTAAACATATTAACCGATAATAAGGTTAACAAAGAAGGTTTAAAATTCATCGATGATGAATTAGGAGTTTATCTTAATAATAACATTAAACAATGGGCAAAGGATAAACTAAATTCTGTAGACCCTCGTTACTTCTTTAAACGTGAATCAATTTGTGATGTTGGTGTTTATCTTGAAAAGAAACGTTACATTATACATGTGTTGAACGATGAAGGCGCAGACGTTAATAAGTTTAAGTACGTCGGTGTTGAAATTGCACGCTCTACTACACCTAAGAAAGCTAAAGAATTAATTAAGAAGGTTATTGAAAACAGTTTATTGGTACAAGATCAAAATAAGGCTAATGCTATTTATAGAGATGTGTATGACGGTTTTAAATCGTTAACTATTGATGACGTAGCTATTAGAGGTGGTTTAAGTGACTTAGAAAAACATGAAGTTCGTTCAGAAGGCTTTAAAATAGCTAAAGGCACACCAAATCACGTAAAAGGCGCAATTTGGTATAACATGCTATTAAAGCATAGAGGGTTAGAAACAAAGTACGAACGTATTACTTCAGGTGGTAAGGTAAAAAAGATTTATATTGCACCTAACAAGTATAATATTGATACTCTTTGCTACCCCGTCAGTTTTCCACCAGAATTAAACGATTTTCAAGTTGATTACGAAGAAATGTTCGATACAATTATAGTACCTCCAGTAAAAGCAGTTTATGAAGCTCTTAACTGGCAGTTACCGCAAGTAAACAATCAAGCACAAACAGATTTATTCGACCTATTCACATGATTAAAATATCTCACGAATCCCCTTTAAGTATGCTCGAGATCTCTCGTACATACAACGATTACGACTACGCTCTCGTACACTTGTTCGAAGAGCACCCAGAATATTACAAGTTCTTTGAAGATAGTGTTAAAATGGGTAGACATGTCTTATTAGATAATTCTATCTTTGAATTAGGTGAATCTTTTAACCCTAAACGCTATGCTTATTGGATTCAAAGACTTAACCCTACTGAGTTTATCGTACCAGACGTATTAGAAGATTGTCAAGGTACTATTGATTCTGCTAAGAAATGCTTGTGGCACGATTGGGACTTTGTTACTAACTCTAAAATAATGGGTGTTGTACAGGGTAAGACATATGGTGAATTAGTTAAGTGTTATGTAGCCTTAGACCAAGAGATCGGTGTAGATAAGTTAGCTATTTCATTTGACTATTCTTATTACCTCAAACTATTCCCACACCCTAACAAATGGGTATCTTATATGATGGGTAGAGTGATGACTCTTAATCAATTAATGAATGACGGTATTATTAATAAAGATAAACCTCACCACTTATTAGGTTGCGCACACCCAAGAGAATTTAGTTTCTATCAAGGACCTGAATATAACTGGATCGAGACGTTAGATACATCATCTCCTGTTGTTCACGGTATTAAAAGAGTAAGGTACTCTGATGCTATTGGTAACTGGAAGAAGGAGTCTACCAAGCTTGTAGATCTTTTAGATGTAATACCGGATGCAATGCAAGAAAAAATCATTGCAAATAATTTAATTGAGTTTAGAAACTACGTTAATGGATGACAACATTAGAAGCTATAACCAACTCAGTTTATGCTAACTATCCCCATCTTTTGGCAGATAACGTGTCTATTGTTGATTATTGTTTTTGGGATTGTTTGTCAAATACGGAGATACCAGTAAAAGAAATGAAAGAAGTCAAAAATTACTTGACTTCTAACGGAATCGTTGATTTTACACTTGTAATTTTCTTTAGTGATAATACAATAGGTTATCGTCTAAAAATATGAAACGTAACTTAATCTGGAAAGCATTCTTCTCTCAGAGTGGATCTGAAATAAATGAAATATCTAATAAGGTAGAAAGGTACCCGGATGCAATTATTACTAATAAGAGTTTTGACGATTTAGATAAAATTAACCCCGAATTACTTGAAAAGTGCTTTAATAAGTTCATATTTCTGCCGAAGAAACCAACTGTAGAAGAATACCGGGAAGCTATTAGACATACTGATGTCATAACGTTACATGGTTATCTTCGTATTCTACCGCCAGAAATATGCGGTAAATTTAAAATATATAATGGACATCCAGGACTTATAACCAAGTACCCAGAACTAAAAGGTAAAGACCCTCAAGCTAAAACATGGTACGCATACCCTGAAAAGAAGTACAACACACATGGACATGTTATTCATGAAGTTATACCAGAAGTAGATGCAGGTAGGGTTGTATCTGAAATGCGCTTCAGTACAGAGGATTTATATTTAGATTATAAAAGTTTAGATTTATTTACTGAACATTTACATAGCGTAGCAATTCAAAATTGGGTTGGCTTTATGCGTAAAAGCCTATTAAATAAATAATTATGAGATCAAACTATAAAGCTGCAATCTGTGGCGCTCATTCACAAGGTAAGACTACATTAGTAAAAGCACTAAAAGATGATCTGTTCTTAGATGATCAGCATTTTAGTTTTAGAACTAATCTAACAAGAGGTCTTAAAGATTTAAACGTACCTATTAATGAAGGTGGTACTTCTTTAACTCAATATCTGGTAATGGCTCGTCATTTAGAGTATGCTCTAACTCCAGGTAACTGGATCTTAGATAGAGGTGCTTTAGACGGAATTGCATATACTGCTTATTTTTATGAGAAAGAACAAGTCAATAAAGATGTATATCAAGCAGCTTTATCTGTTTATGAATCACTGTTAGGTACTTACGATAAGATTTTTTATGTTGTACCCGAACTTGATATTAAAGATGACGGTGAAAGAAGTACAAATAAAGAATTCTTTGATGGTGTAGTAAAACAATTTGATTTTTATATCAAACATCATTCAATGCCTAAAGACAAACTTGTTTATGTGATAGGATCAGTAAAAGATAGAGTTAAAATAATAACAGATACAATTAAAAAAGATTTTACCAATGAGCTATAATACTAATAATATCGATAAAGTACTCGGTCAGAGAGTAGACTCTCCAAGTACATATACCCCAGAGATTTTGGTGCGTGAAGAGCGCCAACGTAACCGCACATATCTTGATCTTAAGAACGGTTCTTTACCTTTCGTGGGTTATGATATCTGGAATGGCTACGAATGTAGTGCATTAACAGATAGTGGTTTACCTGTTACTTGTGTTGCTAAAGTAGTATACTCTGCTGAAAACGATTTCATTGTAGAGTCTAAGTCAATGAAGCTTTATTGGAACTCATTTAATATGCAGAAAATGGGTAAGAATACTAAGGAAGTACTTAAGAACATTAAACAAACAGCTTCTAAAGACCTATCCTTATTATTAGAGACTGATGTTAAGGTAGAGCTATTCTCTCAAATTACTGACACTGAAACCGAAAAAGATAGAGAAGTTTGGTTTTCAGATCATAGTTCCAAAATTTGGCGCCCATTAGAACAAATTAAGAGTGCAGAAAAGATTAAGTTTACTGTATTCAACGAGAATGCTGATCTGTTAGTAGCTAATGAAACCGAATCAACAGAACAACACTTCTATATGAGTACTCTGTTACGTTCTAACTGTAAAATTACAAAGCAACCAGATTCGGGCGATATTTTCATTTACTATAAAGGTAATAAAGCAGTAACTGAACAATCTCTATTAGAATGGATTGTTTCATTCCGTAATGAATGTCATTTCCACGAAGAAATCTGTGAAGCTGCTTATAAGCGTTTATGGGACTTGTTACAACCTGAAGAGCTTATGGTAACTTGCTACTACGCAAGACGTGGTGGTTGGGATATTGTTCCTACACGTGCTTCTCATAAGAAACTACTCAACAAGTATCTTGTTAATGTAAAAGCACCTTACTTTAAATTTCCTCGTCAATAAACTTGATTATAACAAAAACTATATTAATATAACTATATGAACTCAGATCAAATCATTGTATTCCTTGATAACATTCAACGTACTATCGTTGCTACATATGTAAGCAGTGACGATAACAATATCGTTGTAACTAAGCCTGCTATTTTAAACGTAACACCCTCACAAGACAAAAAATTACAAGTACAACTCTATCCTTTAATGTTTAGAGAGTTCTTTAAAGACCGCGATGTATTTCCTACATGGACATACAGCAAGTCACAAATTGCTTTAGCACAAGATCTTGACCTTGAAGCTAATCTTATTGCTCAATACACAGAAATGTTCAAAGTAATTAAGAACGAACCTGCTCCTACCATCAAGCTATTTGATGCTGATGACGATAAGAGCTAATCTATATGGCACGCAAACCACGTACAGAAAACAATAACGATGAAACGAAAGCTTCATCATTAAAAGATATCTTTGAAGCTGTTGATGCATTGAATCAAGATGCATCAATGCTCTCTGAAGATAATTCTTTATCTATTGTAAGCGATTGGATTGACACTGGCTCTTATGCACTTAATGCTATCTTTTCTGGATCTCTTTATAAGGGTATTCCTGTTGGTAGGGTTACTGGTTTTTCCGGGCCTTCCGGTGCGGGTAAGACGCTTATTGTTAATAAGATCATTGCGAACGCTCAAAAGAAAGGCTACTTTGCTGCTGTCTGGGATACGGAAGCAGCGGTAGATAAGCAATCCGCAGAAGGTGTTGGTATCGATCCAAAACGCTTAAAGTACTATCCTGTAGAAACAGTAGAAGATTGCCGTAACCAAATTGCTACATTCTTAGATAAGATTATTGCAGCTAATGACCCTAACTTAAAGGTTATTGTCGCTATTGATAGTCTTGGTAATTTAGCGAGTGCTAAAGAGCTTCGTGATGTTACAGAAGGTAAGGATGCAGCAGATATGGGCACTAAGGCTAAAGCAATGAAGTCTATGATGCGCGCCTTAACCTTTAAAGCAGCTAAGGCTCGTGTGCCTATTCTGTTTACTAACCATATTTATGACAACCCAACTTCACTCTATCCTGAACTGGTTAAGCGTCAATCCGGTGGTAGTGGCCCTATTTATCTTGCTTCTCTGCTCGTACAGCTTGCGACTCGAAACGAAAAGATCGACAAAAACGAAGGAGAAGAAGCAATAGCAGTAGCCCACAACGTAAGCGGTGTTACTCTGTCAGCAATGACTGTAAAGAACCGTTTTGCACCACCTTTCTTGAAAGCTGAACTCTATAACAACTTCCGTACTGGCTTAACTCGTTATGCTGGTTTAGCTGATATGGCAATTGCGTTCGGAGTTATTCAACAAACCGGTTCTACATTCCAGTTTAATGGAGAGAAGATCGGTTATAGAAAAACATGGGAAGGTGATATTAAGTTCTGGGACGAAAAAGTAATCCCAGCATTAGAAGAAAAGCTTAAAGAGAAAGTTCGTTACGGTGGTGCACTTGATGCAGACCCGTTAGATGAGCCTAACGAAGCTGATTCAGCAGAATAAACAAAAAAGCTAAGGGAAACCTTAGCTTTTTTAATTTAATAGATTATAATAAATAAGTGAAGAATAAACTTCAAGTTAACGCGGAATATTTTGAAAACGTAATTGCTTGTCAGGCTCTGACGAATGCATACTATACGTCATTAGTGTATGAGCACCTATCACCTGATAATTTTAAGAATTCAGGTAATAAGCTTATTATCAGTATTATAAAAGACTTTTATGCTAAAAGAAAGACTTTACCTACTGTAACCGAAATTAAGACGTATATTAAATCTGAAGAAGATGCTAAGTTAATTAAAGATACACTTATAAGCTACAAACAAATAGACTTACAAGGCAATTTTGATGAGTTAGTACAGAATACTGAAACGTACTTTAAAGAAAAGAACGTTTATAACGCTGTACTAAAAATCGTTGATGATGTAACTAACGATAAAGCAGATTACGGTAAATTTCTTAAGATGTTTGAAAAGGCGTGTAATGTAACGCTTATTAACGATATTGGTTTAGATTTTTATGGTCAATATCAAAAGATATTAGATGAATTGGGTACACCTAATGAAACTATACCTACCGGTTGGAACTTTTTAGATGAAAAAATAGGTGGTGGTTTAGCTAAGAGAGGTAGAGCTCTCTATCTATTCTTAGGCCCTACTAACGTTGGTAAATCTATTTTCTTGGGTAATATAGCGAGTAATATGGCTGAACGTGGTTTAACTACTGTTCTCATATCTTTAGAAATGCCTGAAATGATGTATGCTAAACGTATTAGTAGTCATCTTTCTAAAATCCCTATTAAAGAGATACAACAGCAAATTAAACCTTTAGAAACCTATTTTCAAGAAGTATCAGAGCAACGCAAGCAAAAACTTATAATCAAGGAATTCCCACCGAAATCCATTACTATAGGTGGTATTAGAGCCTATCTTGAGTCTTTAGTTAAGTCCGGGATAAAACCGGATATACTCGTTATAGACTATCTCGGACTAATAAAGGCGAGTAGCGGTGATAACTCTTATGAACAAGGCAAGAATACTGCTGAGGAATTAAGAGCATTATCATATTTCTTTAGTATACCTATTGTGAGCGCAATTCAAACTAACCGTGAAGGTATGGAGAAACCAAGTCTGGATACTGTTAGTGAATCCCTCGGTGTTGCATTTACGGCAGATGTTGTCTGGTCTATCTATCAAGAAGAAGGCGATCAAGAGCTTGGAGTTATTAAAGTTGGTGGTATTAAGAATCGTGTAGGACCTAAACACGGGGCTACAGCTATGAGAATTGATTACAATACATTATCACTTTCTGAAGAAAAGAACTACGTAGGCCTTGCCAATAACGACAGGGATTTCGATGAAATGTCAAGCTTAGAAAAAAGACTGGAAAATGCAGCCAAGTAAGTTAAATAAGTCTTATGAGTGCCAAGAATATATACGTTTTTACAGACATTGATTTAGATGGTTCTGTGAGTTTATTGGCATTACATTGGGGCCTTAAAGCTAATACAGGCGATATAAAATATAAGGCTACCACGGTAAGCAATTTAAGAAGAGAGTTACTACGGTGGTTGGAAGAAGATAATTTTAATAATTACGATAAGGTTTATTTTTTAGATCTTGATACAAGTAATTGTGCTGATCTTATTGATAAAAATAACGTAGAAATTATTGATCATCATTTAACACATGTTAATGCAAAAGATGTATATAAGAACGCTATAGCTAACGTAACAGAAGATACATCTTGTGCTAAAAAGCTTTATAAATATCTTAAATTAAGTTTTCCAGGGTTTGAAAAAAATATTACCTCTGAACAAAAACTTTTAATAGCTTTAGCTGATGATTACGATAGTTATCAATTTAAGCTGGATAACTCATACAATTTAAATTGTTTATTAACTAACACACAAAAGACTTTAGATAAAACACGTACTGATAGATTTGTAGAGCGGTTTTTTAATGGTTATAACGGCTTTAACAAGCAAGAACTTAATATCATTAAAGAATATATTACTGGTAGAGACAACACTATTAAAAATTTACAGGTATTTTCAGGTAATGTGAATATCAGTAAGCAAAGTGTTAAAGTTACAGGCACTACCGGTGTAAAATATGTTAATGATGTATGCGATTTCTTAATTAAAGAATACGACTCCGATATTGTGTTTTTTGTTAATACTAATAACTCGCATGTGTCTTTTAGAAGAAAAAAAGATTGCAGTATAGATATGTCAAAGCTTGCCATAAAATTATGCGAGGGTGGCGGTCACGATTACGCTGCTGGAGGTAAAATAACAGATACGTTCATGGAGTTTGTAAAACAATTAACCCCAGTGGAGAAATAATAATGTCAGGAGTAATTGGCGCATTAGAATCTGCAGTCTTGGAAAACCCTCTTGATTCTTTAATTGAAGAAGAAATAGAGGCAGAGTTGATTAAATTTAGCTCGTTTTGCTCAATCATACATAACAAAAAGCTTAACAACGTAGCCGTGTTTTCATTAATTGTTAAGAACAAAATATACAAAAAAGCTTACATGCGGATGTTACAGGTTGACAACGAGAAAGAAGCTATTTTAATATTTTTAAAGTATAATTCTAACCTTTGCCGTAGCAAAGTAGTGAGAGAGGTACTACAATCGTAGTACTAATGAACGTACCGGAAATATATAATACATATCTAAGTGTATCGCGTGGCTCTTTAAACAAGCCATGGAAAGCACGTAAAGATTTTGATAATTTTGATAAAACACCAGACGGTATTATCTGTAAGCGTTTAGAGTTGTTTTTTAAGAAGTTTCCTCAAATAGATCCGAGAGACTATTTTAAAGCTCCTTATGTAGTTTATAAAGATGAAGAACACTTTCCTCTCAACTTTTACACCACTCAAAAAGCTATAGCTATTTATACCACGGTAGAAAAACAAAAGAAGGAAGAATTACCTGATACAGACAATCAGATTGAAGATATTAAGAAATCTTTAAAGTACATTGCCGGGGTTTGCCTTCGACAAGGAATTACACTTACTAACTACTGCAAGATAAAGGAAGGATACACTTATAAAGTGTTTAACGATTTTAACAACAAACTTATTAACATTTATGTAATGATTAAGTTGCCTTTCTTTGAAAACCAGCTAAACTCTCTTAACCCTCAAGATAAGTTACTTTATCTAAAAGATGCTGCAAATAACATTCAAAAATACAAGATGCGATTGAATTCATCTGTTAGAGCAAAAAAACTTATTGACGAAGGTCTCAAATTAATAACAAATACAACTAATACTATTGATAAAACTAAAAACTAAACTAAAATCACAACACAATCATGAAACCTACGTTTAATTCAAATATGTTCGAAAGCATTAAAAGTGCTCTCGATTCAGCTAAGACAAAGAATACTGGCAGCAGTTTTAAGAATTTATTTTCTATTGCTAAACCAGGTAACTATGTAGTACGTTTACTACCTAATATTAAGAACCCAGGTGAAACCTTTTTACATTATTATCATCACGGCTGGAATAGCATTGCTACCGGTCAATATGTAAGCGTAACATCTCCATCTACATGGGGTGAACGTTGCCCTATTAGTGAGCTATACTTTAAGGTATTACGTGGTGGGACTCCTGACGAGCAAGAAAAGGCTAAGGCTAATCTACGTCGTAAAGAAAACTGGTACGTTAATGTATATGTAGTAAGTGATCCGGTATCACCAGAAAACAATGGTACAGTTAAAGTACTTCGTTTCGGTAAACAATTAAATAAGATTATTGAATCAGCTATTAGTGGTGATGATTCAGCTGAATTTGGTGCTAAGATCTTTGATCTAAGTGAAAACGGCTGTAATCTACGCATTAAAGCTGAATTAGTATCTGATAAGCCAGGTGCACCTAAGTACCCAACTTATACAGCTTCAAAGTTCTTATCACCTTCTGCTGTTGAAGGTTTAGATGAAGATAAGATCCAAGATATCTATGAAAGCATCTATGATCTTAATACTTTCGTAGAACATAAAACACCAGCTGAGTTACAAACGTTTATTGATACTCATTACTATGGTACTGATGCAGCCCCTGTTGCAGCCTCTGTGGTTGACGAAGATGAAGACGTACCATATGATACACCAAAAGCTGTTACTAAACCAGCTGCTAAGCCAGCAGCAAAAGCAGCTCCTGTATCAGAAGATTCCGAGGTAAATGATGATAAAGTTAAGGCTATCCTTGATGGTCTCGATAACTTATAATCTAAATGACTGAACAACAGAGAAGAGAGCAAATTCTACAAGCACGTCAGCAGACCGCGCAACAACGGTCTGCTGTACCCGCTATGTCTGATGCTGATGCTGAACAAATTGCATCACAACAACAAAGTCTTACCAAAGACCAAATGATTGCTATTGCTATGCTTGGTAAGATGGTACAAAATGATATTGGAGGTATTAAAAGGAATGCTATAGGGGATTCTTTAAAGGTTAGTGATGTTGATATGTCTAAAGTAATGCCTTCAGGTATTATGAAAGCATCAGGCATTCCTGTACAGCAAGTACAGCAACAAAGAGCACCTCAACCACCACCAGCGCTGCCATTGGCACCACCACCCTCTGATTTTCAGTTTGTAACATCTTCTGTACAACAGTTACAGTCAGTAAATCAGGTAGTTTCTGACCCTAACCAGTTAGAATTTGATTTAAATAAACAAGCTCGTTACGAAGATATTATAAATGCTATTGATAAATTAGAGAATAAGATTAACATATTGACCGATAAAATTAATACTCTAATAGACTCTAACAATAAAAAAAAACCGAAGATAGCAAATGGAACTTAAACTGGCTAAAAAAGATTTCGCTGATAATTTTTTAAATATTATTAGCAAAGCTGTAGATGTAGCTTGTATTAAGGTTAACAAAGACGGGTTATACGTCTTATGCAATAAACCTGATACAAGTATTATATTACTTGGTAAATATAATTACCCTATTGATATTGCTCAAGAACAATCACTTAACATTGGCGATATTAAAAAGTTATTACGCGTAATTGATTGTATAGAAGAGGAAGATTTTGCTTTTAAAATTAATAGTAATCATTTATTCCATAAATCAGATTCAATACAGTTTAAGTATCACTTTTTAGACGACACTGCTGTACCAAAAGCTTCGATTAAGAAAGAAAAAGTAGAAGCATTAGAACTTGATACGTTTTTTGATATAGACTACCGCAAACTACAAGAAATACTCAAAGCAAGTTCATTTACTACTGATACTAATAAAATTTATCTTTACGGCCAACCTGATGGTGTATATTGTGAGTTAGGAGACAAAGAATCGGCTAATACTGATAGTGTTTCACTTAGAGTATCTGATAAGATTGAAGGTCAGCCTTTAAATCAAGTTATACCGTTTAACTTAGACATTTTTAGAGTACTCACCGGAGTAAAGTTTGAAACTGCAAGAGTGGGTATTAATCTTAAACTTAAAATAATGTCATTTTACGTAAAACCTACCCCTGAAACTGAATTTAAATTTATTATTTCCGGATTAGTTAAATAATGGCTAACAAGATAACAACTCAAAGTTATTTCATCAAAAGACTCAAAGATTCGGGTTATATGGTCTATAAGATGTTTGATGGTTACGGTGAAGCAGACCCTCGTAACTGGACAGTTATGATTGATCCAGGTAATGCTTCGGTATTCTGCACGTGCTATGTTAACCACCATGGTATGTTTGGTGAAACATTTTTTGAATTTTATGATGGCGGTCAATTTATTCCTGAGAGGTTTAAGTTGAAAACCGACTCAATTGAAGTTATAATAAGTTATTTAGTAAAATACGGCATAAACAATAAATCAGAATTATACAATAACAAGCATTGATTAATTTATGATTAATAATTTATTTCCTACACCTATATACGTTACAGATCTACCATCCAATGTAATAGAAAACGTACAGAGCGAGTTCGATACGGTATATAACGAGTACAAATTAAAAAACGAATTCGGAAAACAAGAAGGCTGGAAAGGCACTCATCTATTAAGCGACCCAACGTTTAAGAGTAGTTTCATAAAAGAATATAATTTATTATATTTTCAAAACGTGTTAAAAGATCATGTAACTGTTTATCTTAAGAGTATCAAATACGGTGGTAAGATAGACTATGATATACCTGGATCCTGGATGACATTATCCCGGAAAAATGAATATGCATATACCCACACGCATGGTTCGTATGATATATCGGGAGTGTATTATTACAAAACTAATAGTTCAGACGGTGATATATATTTTAGAACCCCTAACCCCTTACCGTATGCGACATATTGTTATAGCGGGTTAACTACTGATGTATACTACAAGCCAGTAGTTGGCAGGTTAATATTGTTCCCGTCATGGCTTAATCATGGCACTATACCTAACACTACCGATAATGAAAGGGTAAGTGTATCCTTTAATTTAAGATTTACTAAAAAATAAAATATGAAAAACACACAAACAACAGGTGATAATTTTCAAAATTATAATATTATAAACGATATGAGCACACAACCGAATAATAACCTTGAGCACCCAACACTTCCTACAGCTAATAGTAGTATGATTACTACAGAAGAAGACAGGAAAGCAATTATTGAAAAAGCTGCAGAAGCGTATTCATCTTTTCTTGATGCACTACGTATTGATTGGCGTAATGACGTCAATAGTGCTGATACACCCCGTCGTGTAGCTAAGGCTTATGTATGTGACCTTATCAAAGGTTGCTATGAAGGCCCGCCTAAGATTACTACATTCCCTTCAGACGGTTATGATGGTATTGTTAGTCAGATGAATATACCTGTAGTGTCTATGTGTTCCCATCACCATTTATCTTTTACTGGTGTTGCACACGTAGCCTATATTCCAGATAAGAACGGTCAAGTTATTGGCTTGTCTAAGCTCAATCGTATTGTAGAGCATTATGCCCGCCGCCCTCAAATCCAAGAAGGCCTAACAGTTCAAATACATCAAGCAATCGATCAACTCTGTGTTGGTAATCAAGGTGTTGCAGTTATTCTTAAATGTTCTCATACCTGTGCTTGTCATCGTGGTGTAAAGCATCATGGCTGTGCAATGATTACTTCTAAGTTATCTGGGGATTTTATGAATGAACCACAAACTCGTAAAGAATTTTACGATTTCGTTGCATCTGCTGAACGCGAATAATAAATAAATATGGTGAGCAAAGAACAGAAAAACTCTAAACCTTCTAAGAAGAGCTCTTCTAAAAAGAAAGCACAAACAGTAGATGTTCCTTCTTTGCCCGCCGTATTATCTGAAGATCAAAAAAGAATTAAAGACTTAATTTTACATGCTCAAGTAGAGTTTGCTAAAATTAAAAACAATATTGTAAAAGATAAGCAAAATGAAATTGCTGCACTTGAAAGTCAAATAAAGGAATTCATGGGGCCTTTCTTGCTAATTGGATATGATATTAATAATAACCCTGTTGAGATGGTATCTGCTAACTCAACAGCGGAGCATGACGCTTTACTGGAACGGTTCAGAAGAGTTATGTATAAGATAAATCAAAATATCGCTAATTCTGGTGGGGAAGACCCGTATGGTCACCAAAATACTGACTAAGCTTAAGCTTTACTTTCTACCCAAAAATCGCCGTATTTATGTTGTTCTTGAAGGGCAATATAAAGGAGAGTGGTTGGTAAAAGTAAGAGAAGATAAAAACAATATTATGTTTTTTTCATTACCTGATAAACATATTCGTACTATACCTTTAGATGATTATAATTGGGGTATACAAAATAAAGTTTTGGAACCAGTAGATGTTTTACCTGAAAAGGTATATAATGTCTGTTTAGCAGAATACAACCTTAAGGCTACAGATGTCCAAAAAAATAACGCTTTTAATAGACGGAAATAACACCCTTCATCGTACCCACTGGGTAGCTAACATAGGGGGTCGTCAATTAATTAATTCAAAAGGTATTAATACGGGCAGCACATTTACCTTTCTTAAGACTATAAAGTCGTACGTGGATCAATTTAATGCTGATGAAGTTTATATTGCGTGGGATAAAAAACTAACAACAGGTGCGGTTAATTTTCGCAACACTCTAACTGAAGGTACATATAAAGCGGGTAGGAATCAAGAACGCAATAAAGCAGTTTATGATGGGGCAAACGAAATAATTGAAATCACTAAAACTCTTGGTATTAAAAACATATTCCCAGGAGAATTAGAAGCAGATGATGTTATTAGCTGGTTTAGTGAAAAGATTCAAGGTAAGAAGATTATTGTTAGTGTTGATAATGATTTTGCACAATTAGTTAACGAGAGTATATCCCTTTATAACCCAATCAAAAAGGTTCTTATAGATATTAGTAATTTCGAAGAACACTATGGATTAACACCAGAAGAATACCTCTATTATAAGTGTATAGTTGGAGATAAGTCCGACAACATACAAGGTATTGAAGGTATTGGTAAAATAAGAGGACAAAAACTTGCTAAAGCTTTTGTTGCTAAAGATGTTAAAGCCCGGGAACAATGCAACGCGCAGGTTTCATTAAATATGCCGCTTGTGTGCCTGACTTATGGCTTTGCAACGCATCCAAATGAGATAAAAATATATGAAGAACAGCTTTATAACACAAAAGATGTTAAAGCTAATTTTACACGGTTTATTGAATACTGCACTGAACTTGAATTCAATTCTATCATTGATAAAATGAGTAATTGGCAAGCTTCTTTTAACAAAACATCGAATAATGATGTTTTAGCCGGGTATTTTAAAACATTTGAGTAAATAATTGATTATGTTACCAAATACAGTAGAACCACGTCCATCTTCTTGTAGTACATGTGGTCAACCAGCAGTACATCCACGTATTTCACAGGTTAAACGTGGTAAAGACATTGTAACTGAAGCACATTGGATTTGTCCAAGATGTAACAGTAGATTCATGTCCGGAACAGTAAGTATAGTCAACGGTGAAACCAAGAAAAACTAAGAAAATCCTCGACGAAGCGTCTTTTTACACTGGCAGCTACTCCGGTCAACAAGCACCAGAGACAACATCTGCATATGAATTTAGTAAAGACAGTGTTCCTACACTAAACAAGATTGAGGAACTTAGAAATAAGGGAAATAGTATGGGTGTTCCTGAAGAGCTACCTTTTCCTTTTCAAAACTCCGTTAAAGATCTTGCTGATTTATATTTAAAAGCTCAAGATCTAAGAAACAAAGCCCGGGATGCTGCTAAACTACCGTTTTTTAAAGGCAGAGAAGCAAAACTCGAAGAATTTCGCGGTAAATTAAACGGTATAATGGTTGAGTGTAAAAAATTAGCAGCTGATTTACACAATTTTTCTCTTGCACCTAAGTGAATAAGTTCCTCTAATAGGGGATCTTATGAGAGACAAATTAATACTATTAGTTAAATCTTTAGCCGTAACAGCGGCAATATCTGCCTTGATAGGTGGAACTGTTGTATACTTCGGTCACCCGTTTTGGTTGTGGTTTGTAGTATCATTTATTGCTCAGTTTTTAGTGTCTTATATTTCAAATATGTTTTTAGAGTATAAGGCGTTAAGAGAAGCACGGGCAATTAAATTAAAAGAGGCTGAAATCGCAGAACAAAACACAATACGTGTTGCGTGTGCTTCCTGCAAAAAGGAAAGCGATGTAATCGTGCGTACAAATCAAGAAAATAGGTTTACTTGTGGTTTTTGTAATACAAAAAATTCTGTTTATTTAGTTGCAGAAACAGCTGTAGTAACTGATCCTATTTACGACGCACCTTCACTTAAAAATATTTCATTAAATGGAAACGATTAATACAATTACAAATAATAAATTATCACTTTACGAGTTTGCTCGATGGGCAGCTTTATTAGAAGCTGTAAACATTATAGCAGATAAATGCGAAGATAGAGGTATAGACTTTGATAGCCCGGGAGGTATAAAGTATATTAAACCTCTTGATATTCAAGATTATGTTAATATTCGTACTGATGCTTTAATGATAAAAATTAAAACCGCTCGAGAGATCGAAAAAAACTTAAATAACATCAAATGCCTACAAATCGAAAAACAGCTAAAACGCTTGGAAGTAGTAGAATAATTCGTTTATTTGGAGAAATCAATGAAGAGCTGGCTAATAAAGTCATTGACCAGCTTATAAAATTTGATAAAAAAGGTAGAAACGATATACTACTAATTATTGATTCTCCAGGCGGGGATTTAGATGCAACCATCTCAATGTATCAAGTCACGCAGCTATTAAGATGTAATGTTGCTACATTAGCATTATCTAATGCCGCTTCTGCAGCAGGTGTACTTTTAGCGTGTGGTGCAAGTGGTAAGCGTATGGTAATGGAGCAAAGCATTGTAATGCTTCATGATATCAGTCAAGAAATGTCAGAAGATTACCATCGGTGCTTAGAAAGCGAGTTATTAAGTTTAAGAATTTCCAAAAAAATTCTAAATGATATACTTTCAAAACAAAATGTGAAGGATCCTGATACCTTTTTAAAGGCTGAAGCGACGTACGTGTGTGGTGAAGAAGCTATTAAATGTGGTTTAGCAGACCACGTTGTAAAAAACTTTGATGACGTACTTAAAATAGTTAAAATATAATATTATGCCTCAAGAATATATAGTAGTGGATGCATCAATAAAATACATGAATGCGCGTAACCCGCTGGAAGAAGGACTTTTTTACTGTAATGAATCCCACTGGTCTCGAAAACTTGATTTGGCAATAAAATATTCTGATGCAAATAGTGCAATACAAATTGCCAAAAAAATAACTGAAGAAGAAAAATTGCCAAAAAAAGTCTTAATAATTGAGCGTAACGGTAATAACATAGGTGTTGGAGAAATTAAGTTTTAAGAGTTGATTACTTGTATATGTAATCATAAATATTTTTAACTATGCTTATTAAATTAACCAACGCACTACCACAGTATAAAGGACTAACTGTATTATTAAATGCAAACATTATACAGTCTGCAATGCAAAACACTGTAACAAGAGATGACGGCACTCTTGAAACGGTCACAACCGTACACTGCCCACCACACGGTACATGGGAAATTACTGAGACACCTGAAGAAATTTACGATCAGGCTAAATCGCTTAAGTTAGATACTAACACATCAGCTAATTTAGCACAACTTCTCAGTGAAAATCAATCCGGCGCTGGTGCACCTAAAAAGAATCGCAAAAACAAAGATCAAGATCAAGAACAGGCATAAAGCATAATATTGCCTTTAAAAACTTACCCATCAATTTAAATATTGATGGGTTTTTTATGTCATACGGAAATTCATAGCAATACTAATTCTATTTTCATTGCTTTTATTTTTTTCTACCATGTGAGCAAGATTTGATCTAAAAACTATTACGTCCCCTTCTTGAGGTTGTATGTGGTATGTTTTGAAGTTAGGCATGACGAACTGCTCGGGTGGTGGTAGTGGGAACATATCTTTATCTGCTTCGTGACTTCTAAAAATAATTTTACCACAGTTTATAGGTATTTTAACATAGTACACTAAACTGAAATGATTAAGTGTATGTACATGGTATTCTTGAAAGTTACCAGGCTCTGCAATATTTATCCATGCCTCGCTACAAGCCGGTACCCTATTGTTTATACCATACTCTTTAGCAAATTCTTTTACCTCTATTTTACAATCATTAATTAAATTGTTAAAAAGCGGGTCATTGATTAAATTATACGAAGATAGTGTATTGTACGTGTCTCCAATCCAATCAGAATTTAATTTATTGTTTTTCTTTAACTCGTATGCTTTAGCAATATAACGCTCGTTATTGTCTTTATGTTCTAACAAGTTTTTCTTGTAAACAAGTTCCGCAAACATTATACCAGTATTAGAGTTGCTCATCTATTAATAATACATACAATATGTGCTAAATCTACACAATAAAATAAATATTATAATGGTTTTAATACGTAGAGCATCTAAAAACGGTAAAGATTACACTGTTATTATGTTAAAAGGGGAAGAACCTAAATGGATACCCACTACTAATTACGAACACAATCGGATATTAGAGATATATAAACAAGATAAACCATACGAAGGTATTGAGAACGATTTTGTGGATTTTAAAGATTTGTACCGTTAATATATAGTAATGGAGCATTATCACTATAAAGTACCGGGTTGGTTTTCGTACCCGTATTTGTATTCAAATATGGTTAATTTACACGCCGACGGAGCACACTTTGTAGAGGTAGGTTCGTGGATGGGTGCTTCTGCTGCCTATATGGGTGTGGAGATTATAAATTCTGGTAAAAAAATCGTCTTTGACTGTGTTGATGAGTGGTCTGATTATGTAGCGGATGGATTATATATGAAAGAAGTACCTAAGAATCCTGGAGATTTTGTATACAATCTTTTTAAAGAAAATACAGCACCAGTGAAAAATTATATTAACCCGGTAAGACTTACTTCAGGGGAGGCAGCAGCTACATACAAGGATAACTCTTTAGATTTTGTTTTTATAGATGCCAACCATGTTTATGAAGCAGTAATAGATGATTTGAGTGCGTGGTTTAAAAAAGTTAAAATTGGTGGTTTTATTGGTGGTCACGATTATAAAGACGAAGATGTTAAAAAAGCAGTTGACCAGTTTTTTGGAAAAGATAATTATATCTTTGATTACAAAGAAAATTGTTGGTTACATCGCAAACAATGACACGTTTAACTGGTTTAGTAAAAAAGGGTTGGGGTAGTGAATATATATGGGCTACAAGCGACAAGTATTGTGGCAAGCTTATGAATTTTAATACCGGTGCTAAATTTAGTATGCATTTTCATTCAGTTAAAGATGAGTCTTGGTATATATTATCTGGAGAATTTATAGTAAAAACAATAGACCCTAAGGATGCAAGTATAACAGAAACTAATCTTTTACCAGGAGATATGTGGCATAATGAACCGTTGTACCCGCATCAATTAATATGCATATCTGCTGGCTCTGTAATAGAAGTATCAACACCTGATAGTGTTGAAGACAATTATAGGGTTATACCTGGAGATAGTCAAAACACGAAGTAATTAACTAAAAATGAATTATACTGATATTATTAAACAAGCAGTTGAAAATGCTAATGCAGGTAAGAGCAAGCTCACTCAAAGTATTTTAGACTTAGAAGGTATGTCCAGTAATAAGATAAGACACTTTCTTAATAATATTATTTCCTTACAGGAAGGTAAAGCTCGATATCTTGAAGTAGGTGTATGGAAAGGTTCAACTACTATTTCTGCTCTTTATAAGAACAATCCAGAGTATCATACTGCGATAGATAACTTTGTTCAGTTTAATGGGCCTCGTTTAGAATTTCAAAAGAATTGCAGAAAGTGGTTAGATTATGAAAATAGAGTTAATTTTGCTGATATAGGATGTTTTGATATAGATCCTGTACACGATCTTAATATTACTAATATTAATACGTATCTTTACGATGGTGAACATAGCTACGACTCTCAGTACAAAGCTATTACTCATTATGAGGGTGCTTTAGCGGATGAGTTTATTTTAATTGTAGATGATTACAATTGGGATGAAGTACAAAGAGGCACACAAGATGGTATTAGAGATATGAAATTTAACGTACATTACCAAGTACATTTACCGGCTAACCCTGTAACAGTTCCAGGTCGCTGGGGTCCAGAAATATTTGGTGACAAGGCACTATGGTGGAATGGGTACTATGTTGCACATTGCACTAAAACAACTTAACGCGGGAGTAGCTCAATGGTAGAGCACCACCTTGCCAAGGTGGATGTTGAGGGTTCGAGTCCCTTTTCCCGCTCCATTTTATGAACATACATGTTATATCACTACTAAAAGCTATTTCCTGGAGAATATCTGGCAGTATAACTACGTTTTTAGTGAGCTGGTATTTTACTAAACGAGTAAGTCTTTCCTTAGGTATAGCATCAATAGAGTTTTTTGGAAAAATCGGGCTGTATTATATACATGAACGAATTTGGCATAAAGCACTATCTAATAAATCTTAATAGTTTAAAAATATGTTATGTTAAATAAATTTTAATATGCAACTCTCCGATTTAGTAGGTATATTTCCTAATGCTTTAAGTACGAGTATGTGCGACAGATTACTTGATTGTTACGATAAAGCTATAGCAGGGGGTATTACACATGAAGGTACTATAGGAAAAACCGCAGCGGTTACTAACAGAAATATAAAGGATAGTTTAGATTTTGATTTTTATAAAGCCCGTAAAATAATCCCTGATGCAGAGTCTCTAACATTCACAATAAGGAACACACTCAATACTCACTTTAAGAAATATTTGCAAAGTCTTCCAAGACAAGATGAGTATGATAGCACTAAAACATTATATAATAGTGGGGGTTTTTGTTGGCCTATACTTCAAATACAAAGATATAAAAAAGGTGAAGGGCATTATAATGCGTGGCATCATGAAGGGGGTATATTGGGAAATATGCCCGGGGCAGGAGAAAGACTGTTTGCTTTTTTAACATATTTAGACGATGTTGAAGAAGGTGGTGAAACCGAATTTTTATACACCAATCAAAAAATTAAACCAGAAAAAGGCAAAATGATAATCCATCCAGCTGGTTTTCCTTTTGTTCATAAAGGAAACCTTCCAGTGACTTCCGATAAAACAATCCTTATCACCTGGATATGTCAGATGCCCCCGCCCCCTGTGCTACATCCGCACGCAATGAAGCAATCTACTTATTTAGTTTAAATCTTTAAACTCTCAGGTTTGGTAGCGCGTATATAAACCTCACCCCAAACTTCTAACTCACCCATAAGAGCTTGAAACTCTTTTTGAGATAATTTATCTAAGTCTGCTAACTTTGCATAAACTTCTTCTGCCATTTTTTTGTAATGAGCATTAGCCTTATCACAATCTTTATCAGGAGCGTTTTCCATCTTTTCAGCTTCAGCATAAGGTTTAGCTTTAGCAGCAAAGTGAATAGCTGTTAATGTAGCGAAACCACCTTTTTCTTTTGAATTGTGAGCAATCTTAGCAGCACCGGCAGCTCTCTTATCTAAGAACTGTTTAAGAGATTCTTCTGTAGTAGGATCAGGCTGAACACGTTTTTCTAACATTAATTGGTAGTGTTCTGCTAAAACTTTAAGCTGGCTATTCATAGTAAATATCTTATATTACTTATTGTTATTTGACATATTTTATGGGCCTGTACCAGATTCGACTCTGTGACAGATGTATTAGAAGCAAGCAGGATTAGTAAATCCTTTATAAATTACTACAAAAACAAACGGCATTATTCAAAGCCTCAAGAACGCAGTCGCTTCTGTAATGGATTCATTCAATACAAGCGAAAGCTTCGCACTCGTAGCTGCTTAAGCTCGATCGGTTGTAGTATAGATTCTCGCTATATATTATAATCGTCATTCAGCGAGACTGACTATTCAATGGTAGTAGAATAGCAGGAACACTACCAAACAACTTGTATATCAGCACTATGGGTATACATTTTATTAATAGTGCTAAGCTTGTAGAAACTGATAAGAACGTTACGGAACACAGGGGTGCAACTCCCCTCAGGTCCACCACTTTTTTCGCCCTCATAGGATAATGGTTAGTCTACCGCACTTTCACTGCGGGCATCCCGGTTCAAATCCGGGTGGGGGTACCAGTTTATTGCAGTATTACCGGTAGTAAGTAAATAATAAAACTAATATGCATAAAGTAGTCATAGTTGGTGGTGGTACTGCTGGTATTATGTCAGCAGCAATAGTTAAATCAGCGTTTAAAGAAAACGTTGAAGTGACTTTAATTTATGACCATAAAAACCCGGGTATTGGAGTAGGGGAAAGCTTAACACCATCATTAAGAACGTTTATGCAACAAACAGGTCTCAAGGAAGGAGAGCTAATAAGAAATGTTAATGCTACAATTAAAATAGGTTTAAAATTTAAAAACTGGTTAAATGACGGCAAGTATTACTATCATGGGTTTAGTCAAATTAGTGTAGCAGCGCATAATAATTTATCTGCAGCATACGCCATAGCTAATAATATATATGACATGGATAATATGTTTCCGAATTATTATTTTGAAAACCATTTAGTCCCTAAACATACATCTTTTTTACCTAAACCCGCTGGAGCTATAGAAAACCCCGTACAAGCGGACATATTAAACAGTACCACTTTACACTTAGATGCCACGTTACTGAGTTCTTTTTTAATAAGCAAATTTAAAAACAGTCTTAAAATTATCGATGATGTAGTTTTAGACGTAACCCTTAAAGATGAAAGCAATATTGCTGAGCTTATACTTAAAAATAACGGTAAAATTTCTGGAGATGTTTATATCGATGCAACAGGGTTCAGCCGGGTGTTAATGAAACGACTAAAAAACAAATGGAACGATATGTCTGATTGGTTACCTATTGATAAATTTATACCTAACCCTGTACCCACCACACACACTGAATTACAACCTTATACAACTGCTGAGGCAACTGATAACGGGTGGATACTGCAAGTACCTTTACAAAATAGATGGGGTACTGGCTATTTATATAGTTCTCAGTTTACTTCTGATGATGAAGCGTATGAAAAATTTGATAAGTGGTCTAAGTTGACATACGGTAAAAATATAAATAGCAACAAGTCACTGAGTTTTAAAAGTGGCTACTGGGAAGACCAGTGGGTAGGTAATTGTTTAGTGGTAGGCTTAGCCAGCGGTTTTGCAGAGCCATTAGAAGCAACAAACATACATCATACTATTAATCAGATTAGTCAGTTCTGCAAATATTATAACCCTCCAATGTTAGAATGGGATCGAATACCTTATAATAAAATTCAAAAAATTTCATATGAAAACATTTATCTTTATTTGAGATTCTGTTATACAACAGGAAGAACAGACTCTGAATTTTGGAAGTACATGACCAGTACCACACCTGTTATAGTAAAACATTTAGATGATAAATTAAAAAGCGGCTATTTAAACGTACTGGATAACGCAAGCGGTATTATGTTTAACGCTATTAATTTTACTTGTATAGGGCATGGTCTAAATAAGTTTAATGCTGATAAAGTAAAAGATGCACTTATAAAAAACGGTCAATACACTCGATCTGAAAATTTATACAAAAAGCTTATGCGGGCAAGAGACCTGGAAAAGAATAACGTTATTACCAGTAATAATTACATTGATGCCATCCGCGGTAGACGTGGAATAGATGGCAAGTATTTTAAAATACTATAGAAGTGATAGTTTATTCCTATAGATTTTTCTTATATTATATGAAAAAGCTTAACTAAGTATTTGTGCTGGTGACAACATCCAGCATAACAACCAAAGCCCCCGGGCGGCGGTTCTAAACAAAACAACACATATGCAAGCAATAATAATAACAAGTTATCTTGCTGTTGGTGGTCTTGTTAGACTCGCATACGAGGACTATAAGATAGGTAACAGTAAGGTAAAGTCAGAGTTCGTTGAAAGTGTTAAAAAGTTTTGGGTAGGGTTTAAAAAAGCTTGGAAAGAAGCTATTTCAGCCCCACATCAACATCTATTTTAATGCTATATGTTAGAATAATAACGCCCGGTTTGGAGCAATCTGAACCGGGTTTCTTTTTAATTGTAAAAACGTAAGATAGTTATAAATATTTATACTTTATGAAAATATGTGTATTGGGGGGAGGTACAGTCGGGTCAATGACACTGCTAACTATATTTAGATATATTCCGTTCATTGATTTACGTCAATACCCTCAAGCTCATAAAGACGTTGACGTTACATGTATATACGACTCGAATATACCGCACTTACAGGTTGGAGAAAGTGCATCCAGTATTGTAAACAAAACACTCAGTACAGTGTTTAACACCCCTGTAACGGAATTAATAAAAGAATTTGATGCTACAATTAAAACGGGTACGAGATATTTTTGGACTAAAGCTAATGGAAACGTATTTGATGTACAGGTATTATTAGATGATAAAACACCAGCAAAGAGCTTACATATCGATAGTAGTGAGTTCTCTAAATTTGTTATAAACAAACTAAAAACATGCAAATCAAATTTTACTACCATAGATGATACAATAACCGATGTAACGCAAGATAGTAAATCAGTAAAGTTAAAAGGTAATAAAGGGCTATATGAATTTGATTTTTTAATTGATTGTAGAGGTACACCGTCAAAAGAAGATTTAGCTAATAAGGACATTTATACCCCACCCAAATTCGAATATGTAAATTCAGTTATACTGTATCCAGAGTATAAAACTTATAACGAAAGCTATACATCAGTTCATGTACATGAAAATGGCTGGATGTTTGGTGTACCTTTAAGAAAACGAAAGGGATGGGGGTTTTTGTATAATAATAATTTTTTAACTACCGAAGAAGCGATTAAACAATTTTCTACAATAAAAAATATTGATGCGTCTACTCTTAAAAGAATGACATGGAAGCCTTATTATAGAAACAAAGCATTAGATAATAAAATCCTGTATTTAGGTAGTAAATTATACTTCTTTGACCCGCACGGGGCATTACCATTACATTTTTATAATTCTATTGTTTCGTTCGTACTTAGAGGAGTACTTTTAAACGTACAAGACTATGATGAATTTGTTAAAAGTTCAAATACATGGTATTTAAAAAATTTACAGTCAATTCAGGATTTAATCTCTATAAATTACTGTGGACCTAATGATATTAAAAGTGATTTTTGGGACTACGCTAAATCAAGTTCAACTAAATTTTTAAAAGAATCTACACATTTTAATAATGCTATTAAAATGCATAAAAAAGGGTTATTAGCTGGTTACTGGGCATACCCTAAGGAATATTTTTATAGTATTATTAACGGATATAAAATAGATTTAAGTAATTTTTAAACTATACATGAACAAATCAACATCAATAGATATTAATTATCTTTCGTATGCATGCGACTTACAAGGCAATTGTGCTTGGTCCTTAAAAGCAGGTAGTCCTGATATTAAGCAGGTACCTACGCCAACCGATAACAGTACTGCTTTTTTACCCGATAATCCTACTCAATATGCAAGTATTCTTAAACTTGCTGATAGAGCTAATATTACATTAAATGACTTAGTAGTTGCTCAAGGTAGTGAATGCACTGTAGACGTAAACAATAATGTAACTGCTACAGTTACTGGAACATTTGGCAACCCCACACCCAATATTGGCAATCAGGTTTTTAGTGTAAAGGGTAATTGCAACGTTACCATTAATGGTACACTAAAAGGAGCAGGTAATAGAATGAATGCAGATATTCTTGTAGATAACTGGTCTGACCAGGACTATTCCGGTAGCACAGTCGATCTTACTAATGCTAAACACGAAACCGGTAGAAAGTTAAATGTAGTGTATCGTATTGGTTCAAGTAAGATAAAAGGTGATTGTAATAAACTTTTATTACCGTCAATTGGTTTAACAGCTTATTATTATCTTAAACTATTAGTGCGTAAAGTAATGAGAATCAAGCAAGGACAGAAAGGCCCAAGTTTTTTGTAAAATCCTTTTACAAAAAAAAAAACTAATAAAAGTTGCTTTATTTTAGCAATAATATATAAATATAGAGTATGAAGAAACTATTAACATTCCTCACATTAACCTTAATCGCAATCGTAGCAAAAGCTGCTCCAGTTAGCGGTGACTTAGACGTTGGATTTACTTCAAAGTTAATCCAACAAGGTCTATTAGTCGGTACTAACTACGCAACTGCTGGCGTTGGTACAAATGTATACGGCATTGATCTTGCTGTAACAGCATTTGACAAAGTTAGCTCTACAACCACGTACTCAACTGCTGTAGTTGCTGGTAAATCAGTAACAACTGCAACAACCGATGCTTCTGGTCTAAAACGCGTTTATCTTGATGCAGGCTATAAGTTCACGTCTCCTCTCGCTGACTTAACACTCGGTGCAGAATTAAGACATATTAGCTCGACTGAAACCACAGGTGCTAATCACAACCTACTACCATTCGTTAAATTAAGTGGTAGTTGGTTCGGTGGCCATCTTAACTGGCAGGGTCGTGCACTTAACGATACAGTTAATCGTAGCAACAATTATGAATTCGGTGTCAACACACCAATTAATACATTCGGTGCTCTTAAAGTTGTTCCAGCACTTGTTGTTGGCTTTAATGACCCAGGCGCTGCTACCATTGCTGCTCTTAAGAACGTTAAGAAGTATTATCAACCAGGTGTTGGTCTTGAGTTTCACGGCGTAACAGCAAATCTATTTGCTCAACGTACTGACTTAACAAGCTCAGCTAACCAAATTACTGGTTATAACGTTGGTTATAAGTTCAAATTCTAAGCTTAAATAAAGCTTAAACAATTAAATCTCTCACTTCTGTGAGAGATTTTTTTTGTGTTCTGAGATATGGAATTGCATTGCTCTGTTAAGCTTATGCAGAAATTTATCCGGTGCTATACCGGCTTTTTCTTGTAGAATTAATTCTTCTTTTAACACACTTAAAAACTTTTTAGAAAGATTAAAATCTCTCGGATAAAATATCCGTTTTTCTTGTCTTATCATGCCATAGCTTTCCATTAATTCTTGAAATTTCATAATAATTTAAATATATTTACTACATTTACATGATAGTTATATAATATTAGTTAATTAACAGGATATATTTGTTTTAAACTTGATTTAAACCGAATTTATAGTATTATTATATAAATGAAAGCTGAAACAAGTACATCTTCCGAACAACTCGCTATTAATGCTCCTTTTAAAGGAGAAGTACTCGGGTTTTTTCCTATACCGGTAGCTAAATGCAATCTCAGCAAATATTCTGTGTTCAATACAGCCGCTACACAGCTTAAATCCACGAAACTTAAAACACATAATCAAATTTCTTCAAAAAAATTAGCGCATGCGTTTAGTCAAGAAAACTATCTTTTAGAAAAAGAAGAATTTTTTAATATTAAAAATATTATTACTGAAAAGTGTACGCAGTATTTAAATCAAGTGCTAAATTTCGAAGGCATGGCAAAGGTCACTCAAAGCTGGGTGAATTGTAATGCTCCGGGTGATATAACCCACACCCACAATCATCCTAATTCAGTTGTTTCAGGTGTACTTTACCTGGAAACTGATAGTATCAACGGGAATATAACATTTTATAAACATGCTCAAGACAATGGTGCTGGCCATTCCTATTCTTTACTACCATCTATAATAGATAAACCTATTAACCCGTCTTTTTTTAAAGCTTTTGCTACAACACAACACACAGTTAATGTAGTTCCAGGGGATCTTGTCTTGTTTCCTTCTTATCTTTTACATTCAGTGCCTGTTAACAATAGCGCTACAGACAGATGGAGTTTAGCATTCAACTCAATACCCACCCCACGTCTGGGAGCAAGTGAACATTTAACAGAATTAAAGCTAAACTAATTTTATACTTGAATAACAATAAAAATAACTTATAATATAATATATGTCAAAAGAAGAATACGTTAAACTACAAGCTGTTATTGCAGCTTTACAAAAAACCGTGGAAGACCAAGAAAAGATTAATGAAATTATTGATCTACTAAGCAATAACACGGTTGCTGTAGACGAGTCTGCTTCACCTGAAGAAGCATTGCAGGAAGAAACAACGGATACAGATGAATCCGATGAACCTAAAGTAAAAAAACAATACGTTATGCTTGTTTCTGATACAACCGGTATTATCGACAGAGATCTTACTGGGTGGGTTCTTCAGATGCCTGAAGATGAAGACGTAAGAGATGTAGTTGATTGTATAAAAAAGGGCGCATACAACTTTAATGCTTCGAAAAAAGGCCAAAAATACCCGGTTTCCTCAATAGGACAAGCGATCGCTAATGTTGGTAATAAGTTCTTTAAACCATATAACGTGAGTATTAAGACTAAAGAACCAATTCTTATCGTTACAACAAACAACATTCTACCTAAAGGTTGATTATGTCTGGCAAAGGCAGTAAACCACGTCCTTTCTCGGTTTCTCAAGATACATACGGGGAAAATTGGGATAATATTTTTAAAAAAAAGCAACCTGACCATGATAAGCACATGGCTGCTACCGATTGGTCTCAAATGTTAGGAGAGCTACCCGAAGATTACAAAGAAAACAAGAAAAAACGCTCAAAAAACTAAGCAGGAAGTATGAAACCGGACGGGTCATAAACAGCTGGGCACTTAACCCACCCGTCACAGTATACATCTTTAGGGTTTAAGTCAAATAGTGCGTCTGGCCCAAACCAGACGCCTGGTATAATTACCTTTTTTTCGGGATAATTTGAAAGATAAGCACCCCACCACGTAAAAGTTGAATTAGAAATAACGAAATTTTGACATAAAGACAGGAACCAGAGTGCTTTATGTCGTTCGTAGTTTATAAATACAGTATTAGGTAATTTAATATTTTCTCTACACCACTGTAGGTCGTCGCTAACTACAAAAATAGTATCTACTTTAGGTAACATTTCTGCTGCTTTGTGTATATAGCTTGCAGAAATAACTGGATGACGCCGTGGAAAGTTTAAAAAATCACCCCTTCTTACATTAATTACGGCATTTGTTCCGTTTTTTAATTGCGGGTAGTCTTGATATGCCTGGTTAATAAACTCTTCTGTAGGGCCAAATAGCTCTTTTACCTCTTTTGCATAATCTTTAAAATATTTTTCACTTTCAAAATAACCTCTAAATACGGTTGGTTTAGAAGGGTGCGGAGTGTACTGGTTATAATGATATGTTGCGTGTATAGTGTGTACATTTTCACCAGGCTCAGGGGATTTATCCAATAAAAACTGTAGTTTTCTATGTACAGTATCATAATAGTCACTCACTGAAGTATCATGGCGGGGTAATACTAACTGTCTTTTATGTCTTAACGATTGTGCATATACATTAGCTATTTGAAACATTTGATTGCCTAAACGACCAACCATATGACAGGTAACAAAATTGGGTTCAAATTGAGAAGAATATGTACTCATTATACTTTAACAATATTTAATCTCTTATAAGACTCTTCCCAGTGAGTAATACCGGGAGCTCTACCATAAGCATCTAAATCACTTGCACCATCTCTCTGTGCAACAGCTAATGGATACACAAAATACTTCTGTATATCTTTTTGTTGGCCTAACCACCCGTCAAGTACTGCATCCTTAGCTGGAGCATATCTTAGTAGTTTTTTAAAGGCTTTTTTATTATAACCAACAGCATGTGTAGTCAAAACAGTGTTAGCTTTAAGTAGGTTTTCTGAAACTTGCTGTACAGGGTTATCAAAAACATACCCTCCAAAATAAATCATATCCCAGTCCGGAAAATTTTGTAGTTGATCTAAAGCCTTTTCTACGATCTGTAAACCAGTCTCCGGTCCCTTATTATAAAACAGTATATCGTCTTCAAAGACTAATATACGCTCAAAGCCGCTTTGATCCATTTTTAAAAATAAATTATATAGTGACTCGCTAAACGCATAAAAAGATTTAACGAATTCTGGCTCATGAGCAGGAAGTACATAATTTTTTTCTTTAACGTCTATACATTTATGTCTTTCAAAAAAACCTTCGAGTCCAATCGCTTTAATATCTTTTTCAAGCTGGATTCTACGATCAGTTCGTCGATCGAGATTCATATAATATCCTTTTTGAAAAAATTCGTTAATTTTCATTTATATTATCAAGCTGTTATAGTTTGAATAAAGTCTTCCCACATTTGCCCGACTTTATGTGCATTAAATTTGTTTAGTATATAATCTTTACCTCTATTTTGTAAATCTGCTTTTACTTCTGGGTTGCTTTCAAGGTAATTAACTGCGTCAGCAATTTTTGCTGTATTGTCTCTAAATATACCCTGTTCATCTTTAGTTAAAGATTCTTTTTGTATTTTTTCTGGGTCTGCACCGTTTGGAAAATCAATCCATTTGCAGTAACCATCAAAGTTTTCAGGTAATGCTCCTAAAGGATACGTAATTGGTATAGCACCTAATGCAATTGCTTCAGCTACTACACAAGAAAATGTATCTTTATGAACATCTTGGTAAGGAGTGTACAGCGGGTAGATAAAATACTCACTTTCAGCTATGTGCGTAAATAATGTTTTTTTATCTACCCCCTCATGCTTATAAAAAAACGAATCCTCGTGAGGGTGAGTACAAAGCAAGTAATCAAAAGCGTGTAACTCAGCATCAGGCCAATTCAATTCTCTTAATGTTTGAACCGCTACGTTACCACCTCTTGGCCATGCAGCATGATAAACTACCTTATGCTTCTTTTTTACTGGTTTAATATCTAAAACCTCGTTAATAATATCGTCCATTACTGGGTTAGGTATTAGAGTACTAATAGTGTTATCATAGCGACTTTTTGTAGCTTGAATAGTATGTTGATTCATACTTTTTTCCCAATTAGATATATTAACAAACCCCAGTCTGAGCTTATTGTTTTTTGCGTATGATATTAACTCGTCAATGCCGTATATCCACTGCATATGGCACCAGTATATTAAAGCTTTACTGACTGTTATCGGTAGTTTAACATAATCATGAAACCAAAGACTACTAATAACTATATCAAAATCTTTATTTGCAATATTAGTAAAATCAATGTCTGTGTAATACACACCTCTAACCTTTTTACCAGCATTAAAATACAATCCCTTCTCGGCATATGCTTTTTCAAGTTGCGGCTCAAGTTTATCTGATGTAACCACCACTTCATGTCCGAGCAATGCCAGTTGTTCTGCAACAATTATAGTACTACCATCAGTACCAGAACCACCACCATTACCGTACCGTAACGTGTCTCCGTCTAAATAATTACTTCTACGACTGTTACCTATTAATATAAATGCTATTCTCATAGTTTAACTATTTAAGTTCTTTTCGTATCTTTCGCTCCACCCTTTATTTTTCCAGTGCGCGTACATTACTATTTTATATGGTTTGTCAATACTACGAAAAGTAGCGTTATGTGTGGTTATTTTAAAACTAATATAATCAGGATCCTTTTCTGTATTAAAATCTTTACGGTATAAACTACCACCACTCTGTGTCTCAATACCAAATGTTATAAACTCGAGTGTATCGTTTTCTGGAGCTTGTTTTTTAAAGAATTCAGCATCCCAACTACATGTAAATCTGTGCTCTCTGGATATAAACTGATTATCATAATCAATTGGATTTGGTGGTTCTTGTACCTTTAAAGTGTAGTCTTGAATACGACAGTTTTTAAAATCAAACCCACCGTATATTTCATACTCCCGCAATGTACGTTCTTTACCTAAACCATACACTCCCATATCAATACCATGTTCTTCCTGTCCGAACAACTGACGAGTCTTATTACGCGCGTATATATCTCTTTCTCCTGAAGTCTTGCCGGTATATTTTTCTGTACCGTGATCATCCCAGTGCTTTACTCTATAGTTACGTGTGTATTCATGCCAAATGTATTGACGGTACGGGCTAAAGATGTCATACCCGTTTGTCCATGCTCTCACACTCATTGTAGTTTCCTCTGTATAACCACCGAAATATATGTCCGGATCATATGGTACTTCGGCAATAAATTTACCAGGTGCTAAAAAGAAATGACCACTAATGGTACGCGCACGTATAACTTTATTACGTTCTTTATAATCTTGTATATAGTATGGCATGCTCATTAACAGTTTATCCGAACTAAACTCATACTGAGACATTAAACATGGCCCCATATCTGTTATAGGTTTTTCCGGGTCAAACGGTGTACAATAAGTAGAAATTATAGGTTTTTTAGAAACCGCTAACGCTTGCTCATAGTCTTCTAACAACATTTTATCCCAATCTTGAGCAAACCGGTGATGTGAGTCTAATTGTAGAGTGAGTTCTTCTCCATCATATAGAGAGTTAGTTAAATTACGTGCCCACCCTAACCCCTCACTTTCAGTGTATTTCTTTTTAATAACTCTATAATTTGGTTTACCATCATAGTAGTTAGGGTCTTCATCTGGACCGTACTGCCAGCAAATACCAAATGAAAATTGTTCCGGGTTAGCAGCTTTTGCTAACATATCGTTAATTGTTGGTATTAGTTGCGGGTCTCTATAAGAAGCAAATTGTACAAAAATACGAGGTTTCTTGGTTTTCTTAGCCATAAAAGTAATTACGAGTTGTTTACAGTATTACCACTGTTTTCTTTTTCAAAATCATGTAAAGCTGCTGCTATAACCTGGTGCATATCATAGTATTTGTATTCTGCCAATCTACCACCAAATAATACATTAGGTAATGCTTTAGTAAGCTCTTTGTATTGATTATATATTTTAGTATTTTTTTCATTATTAATCGGATAATAAGGCGTTAGATCTCGTTTCCATTCTTCTGGATACTCTCTTGTAATTAATGTATGGGGTACATTTACCCAATCAAAATGCTTATGTTCAATAATACGAGTGTAAGGTATATCTGCAGCTGTGTAATTAATTAATGCATTGCCTTGATAGTCCTTAACTGGAACTACTTCATGCTCAAATCTTGTAGTTCTATAATCTAAGTCTCCAAACTGGTAACTAAAGTATGCATCAATCGGACCAGTATATAGTACTTTCTTAGCTATTTTATCCCAGTTATCTTTATCCGCTAAATAATCGGTATTAAGTTTTACCTCGATACCGGTGAGCATTTTTTCTATAATTTGTGTATAACCACCTATTGGTATACCCTGGTACGTATCAAAGTAATAATTATCGTCAAAATTAGTTCTTATTGGAATACGTTTAATAATAAACGTTGGTAACTCTTTAGGATCGGTTTTCCATTGCTTTTGAGTATAACCCTTAATAAACGTCTCGTAAAGCTCTGTACCTATTTCATTGAGACACCACTCTTCCAGATTTTGCGGGTTATCTATTTTTACTTTACTTGCAAGGAGTTTTTTAATTGCTTCTTCTGGTGTTTTTACACCCCACAGTTGATACAAAGTTAACAAATTAATTGGAAACGAATAAAGCTTATCTTTATAACTTACCTTTGGTCTATTAACAAAGCTATTAAATGTAGCAAACTGATTAACATAGTCCCAGATCCTTTTATTAGATGTGTGAAATATATGCGGACCATATTCATGTACATTAATACCATTAACATTTCTTGTATAAATGTTACCACCTATATGTTCTTTCTTCTCAAGTACTAAGCATTTTTTACCTGCTTTAGTAGCTTCATGTGCAAAGACTGAACCGTATAAGCCAGATCCAACTATAAGATAATCGTACATTCAGTATTATTATATAATAATACCGTAGTTATTCAACTTATGGTCCGTTAATCGGTGTAGATATTGATCCAGCAGAATTATGATGTGTTGTTGGGCTGCTTGCTGCTACAGCTGCATTAGGTCCATTTACAGCTGCTGCTGCATTATTTAACGTTGCAGGATCTGCTACTAATTGAAGTGGTAAGTTCTTAAAGTAATGAGTATGTGCTTGATTGATTACCAGCGTAACCGTATCACCACTATAAATTATACCACCGCCTGGCTTGCTAATTTGAGCACCTGTATCTGTAATTTTAGTAGACTCAGTAACTTGAAATTCTACAGGTGCAGTAACATGTTGTAAGTATGTTTCACCTTTAAGATATTGACCACCACCAATAACTACATTTTGACTTACACCCAAATTATCGTCAATAACTACTTGTTGACGGTTACGCGTTCTTAAAGTCATTATATTAGCTATAACAGACAAATTAGTACCACCATCAATATTGGTATCATCTGAAGAAGCAATATTGACCTGTTTACCAGCTAATGCCATTATAGTACCACCCATATTAATAGGGCCGGTTGTCTTGATGTCTATACCACCTGAACCTACCAATAAATTGTAACGATTACCAGCAGTTACTGTATAATTACCACCAGGCATATCATCAATATGTGTATACTCAATAGCAGGTATTGTAGTAGTAACTTTACCGTTATTGTTATTATATTGCGTTATTGTTTTTGCAGTACCATTATATCTTGTACTTGCAAATTGATTGAATACTAAACCTACATTGACGAGTTTGTGCTTGGTAATTGTTTCAATATAATTTCCACCAAAACCGAGTGCAGCTTCAGCTTCTGCTAACGCATTTGCTTGAGTAGCTATTGTACCTGCAAGTTCGTTCTTAGTAGCTGTACTTTCTGGTAAAGCTAAAAGATTAGCTATAGAAGTATAATAACTAACCCACGTATTCATTGCAGCGGTATTCAAGGAACCAGTTTTAACATAATAGTTACCTTGTATGATATTATCAAAATCTCTACCCACCCACAAATTATTGTGTCCTTTTACTGTTTCAAATTTATCTCTAAGTGTTAACAGCTGTAAATTCTCAGGAGTAAACAAAGAGTTGTATTTGTTATTAAATTCTAAAAACCCTCCAGCAAAGTGTGTAACTTTAAATGATTCTCTATCTGTGGTGTTAATGATTTCTATTGCTGCACCGCGCTGATTAACAACCATTTTATTACGGTATGTTTCAGTGTTAACGTCGTTTGCATTTCTGACATCTTTACCCACACTTTCAAACGTTTGAGGGTAGTCTTGAAATGTACCATCATCGGAACCAAATATACTTGCAAAATCATCTTGACCTAAAGAAGTTCCCATATACACTGGGTAAGTTGGAACCCCATCCCTAAAAAATACCCAAACATGAGCACCTACATTAGGTATGGCAAATACACCTTTAGCTGCATTTGAGTACGTCGAAGGTCTGTATTGAGTACCAGTAGGGTTTATATTATTGGTACCGTTAGCTACAGTATCAGTAAAAGCGTCTGTTAATTTAGTAGCATACTTTTCATAAACAAACCCAGGCTTTTCACCCATACGCTCGTTGTTTAAATTGAACTGAGTATAAGAGTTTGAAAAATTTGTACCAGATAAACTATAAGGATACGTAGCATCCGAAACGGTAGCTTTGTCTGCGTATGCATTATATGTACCAGATGAACTTTCCCCTGCAATAGGCCCACAATACTCTGCCCAAGGTAAACTATCTCTTAAGTCATTAATAATTAAACTTAAGTCTGAATTTATATTGATACCTGGAAACTTAAAATTTCGATCCTGTTGTGTGATTTCCCATTTACTATATACGCCAGCATTAGCATGCGGTACCCACACTTTTATACGCCCACGATGTTCCGGGTCGTTATTAGCTATTACTATACCAAGATAAATTGACGGAAAAGTTTTCATGTTATTGCAGCCATTGTCAGTTGGGTCTGGTTACCTATTGTTGAATTAGTTAAATCTACATTTATTTTTGTATCTCCAATAGTAGATGTATCTTCGTATTCTATTTGAGTGGTCCAGTTGTACGGTACTACTAAATTACCTATAACAGTATTATTGAAAGGTAGGTACGCATTTAGTACAGGGTAAGTACTGTTAATACTTGCAATAAGAATATTATTAGTGTTTATAATACGAGTTAAATCCGTATCTGCCATTATTAGGTTACCGTTGTTTGGACTTGTATCTGTACCGGTGGGCCCAATATTAGCAATATTATTAACAAACAAGGTATTAGCTGCTTTGTAGAAGTTCTTTATTGTTGTGGATATTCCTGCAGGTAATAGGTTATCTATAATAGTATTATAAGGAACTGTATTTGTATTGTTTTGATTGTTTACCCGGGATATATACACTAAGCTACCTACTGATTCAGAGAAAGGCTGATAGTACGTGGGTTGTGTTTGAGATATAGCACTTAACACTAATGTATTTGAATAATACATTGCTTCATCCCACCAATATTTGCTCCAAAAATATGGTAAATTACCCAAATTAATACCATCTAAATTAAACGCTGGATTATTAGCAGAAGCGCCTGCTAATTGTGTAAAAAAATCAATTTGTGAACCAATTGGATTTGACGAATGATGAGTAGCATAATATGCTTCTGTAACTTGCATCTGCACATCAAAGCCAGAAACACTATATCCTTTCCAGTAAAAGGTAGTGTTGTATAAATCATACGTTCTGACAAATGTAGCCATTGTTATTACTTATCCCTGTTGTTCAGTTGTTACAGTACATCATCTGCAATACGTGTGTTTTTATCCGCATGCGGTTTTACAGCTGTAATGTTATTAATATAATTGTTTTGTGTAAAAACGTGCTCAACTTTTATAATATACCATTGTCCTAAGAACTTTTCATCAAAATCAGAATCTACTGCTCCTGTTTTGCGATCCAAACCAATAAACCTATTACATTTACGGAGCGTTGTACCGGGTGCTGTAAAATGTAAACACTGATTTAAAAAGAACCCCGATTTTAGTATAGCGTTTCTTGCTTCAGGATAACGTTCAAGCTTTGTACTACCATATGAATACGGTTGTTTAAACGCAACGTTTTCGGTTTTAGTTTTATTTAAAGATAGCAGTGCAGTGGGTTCTTGATTATATGAAAACTTTTTAACATAGTTGTCCTGAAAATAACTCTTGATACTATCTACTGTATTATCGGCGTAATCTATATTAAAACGTTTATCTTTTATGCTATTACTTGCGCACGGCATATTAATAAGCATAAACGCATTATCAATAGCAGACATATCAACGAATTGATAATTATCTATAGCACTTTTGCCACCAAAATTTAAGTTAAGATAGGTAGTATTAGATTGAGGGGTTTTATATAATGAAGGTATTATAACACCGGTTTGTGTAGCCGTTGTTAAATAAAATTGTTCAAGTTGATAGGGACCGGCTACCTTGTTAACAACTGCCAGTGAGAGTTCATTAGATAAAGAAGTTAAGTTCCATTCTTTAGTATAACGATCTCTATACAATAAAGGCACATCACCATCTATTTGACCAGATTTCTTACTGGCCACGTGTCTATTGAAAAGATATTCTAAGTCATCAATAGAATTATTGTTTGTGGGTGGTGTATAAAAAATATTACTCGCACCAGGGTCCCAGAATTGATTAAACTTTTGTTCACCGCTTCTTTTATTAAGAGTGTATTGTATTAGACCTTTTATTGCTTCCCCTGTAGGAACCTTTCTTTTATTATCAGGCAATACACTCGACTTACCGTTTAGTTCAGGATAAAGAGAGTATAACACATTGTTAGTATTCCATCCAGAAGAAGTAGACTCTGCAAACAATTGATAATCGAGTTCCCAGAAATATAACTTTACAAGTTTTTCATTTGGTTTCGTGTTAGGTATATCTTCTATATCATATACAGAGAAAATATAGTTAAGCTCCCAACCTGCTGACGGAAACGGGTCTGAATCGATACCCGCTGTAGAATCATCATAAACTGGTTTAATATTAACCAACAATAAATCTCTACCATCGTTACGAAACTTATAATTAGCAGCAGCTGATACCCGCTCATTAGGGCGTCGCTCAATCATATTTTCGTTGTTATTAACAATTAAGTAACCCCTTTTAAACCATTCCCGGGAATCTTCTTCAATTGATAGTTCAACTAACGCAGCTGTATTAATACCAAAAAAAGTGTCTTTGGAGTTAAATAAAGCCACGCCAAACTCGTACGTTTGATCATTAACGCGTAGTTTTGTAGTTGTTGGTGCTGCAGCCATTAAATCTTAGTATTTTGTAGTTCAGCTATAACCAAACGAGCATATGTAGGTGTTAAATACTTTAAACGTGTTCCTGCTACAGGAAAATGTACTGGGTTTTGTATCTTATTAAGAGAACATATTACCCACCACAATAATGTGGTTCCGTATAACTTATATGATATTAATGTCCATGGCATGTTGTTTACAGGCACAGTATATGTACTATAATAAGCCTGTTCAATATCATCCGGGAAGTTAACTTTAGCTAATATATTGTAAAAATAATCGCTATTGTCGTTTTGATAAACATTAAAAATATTTTCATAACGAAAGCTTTCGAGGGCCGGTAAGTTACTAATATTATTTTGTACTAAAGGTGTTTGATTCATATTTTTATGTTACAGTAGAAGCACTTGTTGTTATTGTTATTTTTTGAGCGGGGTCAGCGTTTGATAGAAACGTATTACGTGTGTTTTTTAGTACGCTCTTAAATTTAAGAGATACACTATAAGCTTCAGGCATTAATTTTACATCGGGGCTACTATCACTATAATTTGTAATTATTTCCCCTGTATTAAGATTAATAAGTCTTGTATTGCCTACGTTTTTAATAGAAATACCTTCAAGTGTTGCTAATGATAATAATTTGAATCCAGGTATATCCACTCTGTATAAACAAGGGGCATCTAAAAAGTTTATACCTTTTCTATTTGGTAAATTTTGATAAGTTAATATAAAGCACAATTCCCAATTTTTACGTAATGAATTTGAAGTTTTGGGATCTCCGTCATCAATAGTATTATAAAGATAAAAAGAAAATTCTGCTTCTTCTTCTCCAGAGGAGCCACCATACGCTTTAAGCTCTTCTGTTTGTTTTGCGCCTGCAGTTGCAGCAAACGCGGCGTCCACTAAACCGCTTGCAACATCGAAACCACCTGAAATTACACCTTCAGCTTTATTTGCAAGCGTTGTGGTTAAAGATCCACCCCCACCCCCACCTGCAGGAGCAGCAGGTGGTTTTGATCTTGCTGTAACAGACTTAAAAATCTCTCCTAAACCACCAGCAACTTTACCTACTGCCTGACCGAAAGCTCCTGTAGGTGCAGCCCAAGTATTCTGTACTTTGGCCATATTATCTTGAGTAAAGTACGGCAATGTATATACAAAACCTGTATTTTCTACCGCATACAACCCTTTATATGGATCCATAAAGTCAGAGTCGGTTGGAGTAAAATCGAATTTTTTAGCTTCATCTAAAGCTGAAGTTGCAACTTGTGTAGCCTTATCAACTGTTGCGTTAGTAGCTTCTTGTATAGCACTACCTATTTGTCCTTGTCCGGTCACTGTAGCTGCTGTCTTGATAGATTGTCCTGCAGCATTTGTAAAGCCTTGAGCCGACTCTATACCACCTACTTTATTTGCTATTGATAGGTTGCTAACTTGACCACGTATACTATACAAATAACCACGTAGTTCACTCGACTGTGTTTGTCTGTATTCAGTTAAAATCGCGCGTGGTATGTGTTTACGTCCTGGGCCTGGTGGTGTTAATGTCCACGGGAAATTTTCAAAAACATCTATACTCGAGTTACTTTTTGGAGTTAATAAAGGTGCTCCTAACTTATCCGGAGACTGTACCCAATCAAACAACACACCAGTGTAACCTGGTGGTTGAAAATTATCATCATCGGTGTCTTGATCAACTGTATATGTAGATGCTGGCATTTTATAATAAACCTCTCGAATATATCATATCTTGTCTATACTTATTACGTTCTATGTAAGGTACATCTCTACTACCTGTTGTTTGTCCGGATTGTGTAGGTACAACGCTGTTTACAACTGTTGTGCTATTACTATTTGCACTGCTAACTGTATTGGTTGCTCCTATAGCGCTTTTTTCAATTACTCCGCGTAACTGTATTAACTCGGTTTTTATGTTAGTTAAAAGATCTATTTGAGAATCATAATAACCTTCCGGAACGGCTTTTTCTAAATTTGTTTCTGACGTAGTTGTTGCTTTTACTGTAGATAACTTAGCAGCTTCAGTAGTAGTAACCCCGGCTTTTGTTTTTTTCTCAGCTTTTTGTTTATCATACTGAGCCATTACATCTGGCGGATAAACATTACCAAAGCTAATTGCTTGATCCATTACAGCTATTTGTTTATCTGATAACGGGCCGTTCGGCTTTACTTCTTCGTTAGCAATTAAAAACCTTGTTGTTTTTGTTGTAAATGAACCGTTAGCAGCTGTTGATGTTGTTGTGGCTGCAGAAGCACCTTTAGTAGATGCCTGCGCAGTAGTGCTGGTAGTAGCCGCTACAGAAGCTACTAATGCTGCAGAAAAAGCTACCGATTTAGCTAAGCCAGTAATAGATTTAGATGCACTTGAAAGTATATCTGAGAATAAGTTATCTCCGGTAGGTGATAAAACGTCTTTAAGATCTCTAAGAACGTTTATAAACATCTTAATTGGATCTAAGTCAACCTTCACACTACCAAAATCTGACATGCTTTGTTTTATAGCATTTAAAGCTGCAGGTATAGTACTAAAGTCGACCGCTTTATCTGCAATCTTGGCTAATTGTTTTAACGGATTATTATCACCCGTAAAAAACCCAACCACACCAGCCATTGCTCCAGAAGCTGAAAAACCTAATAAAGAAGCAGCAATAGCCCCAATACCTAATGATACTGAAATTAATTTTGCTCCACTAATTGCTGCTATACGTTCAAGTGTGTCTGCTACAGTAGTTAAAACACCGGAAACAGTATCCCCGATAGTCTTTATTACATTTTGAACTGTATTCCCTATAACAGATATTATGCCTTTAATACCGTCGATACCCTTTACAAATATTGTACGAATAGTGTCAATTATATTACCAGCAAGATCTATAATACCTACTAATACATCGGAAATACCTTGTACAGCTGTTTTTAGAGTTTCTGCAAGATCTTTAAGTACGGGCCCGACTATGTTTAATGCTTTGATAAGGGCATTACCTAAAAATGTTATAAGTTTATCTATAATAGGTAATAATCCCAATAGTACAGGTTTTAATAAATTAAATGCACCCACTAATACGTCTTTAATAATTCTACCGAGTTCAACAAGTTGTGGCACTATTACCTTTACAGCTTCCATTACTGCTTGTACAATTTGCGTTACATAAGGAGCAATTGCAATTACTGCTTCTTTAATTAAAGTTACTAATTGCACTACAAACGGAGCTAATTGAATAAGAGCATCCTTAACCGTCTTTACAATCTCTATAATAATAGGACCAGCAATTTTAGCGAGATTAGTAATAGTGGTTCCTACTTCTTTTATAACAGCAATTACATACGTACCTATTACTTTAGCTAATTCAATAATAGTAGGTCCAGCCATTTTCAATACTGTACCTATTGCAACACCAATTGCTTTAAGCATATCTGGTATTTTATCTATAGCGTGCATCAGTACTTTACCTATTACATCAGCTATCCTTATAAAAAACGGCATTGCTGCTTGTATTGCAGGTACCGCCAATCTAAATGCAAGTGCAATACCATTAATTGCAAGTATTATTAAACCTAACCCTATAGCAACTTGTGGATTAGCTAACGCAGCTAACCCCGGTCCGAGTACCTTTAAACCAGCACCGATACCGCTAAGAAAATTACCAATACCCTTACCTAAAGCTTCTATACCAGTACCAACACCTTCTGCAAGCGCTTTAATACCTGTACCTAAACTTTTACCGAAAGCTGCAATTATACCTGTACCCTCTGCAGTTGCAGATGCACCTTCTGGGCCAGCCTTAGCCTTTTCTTTTTCTTTATCGACTCCAGCAGCAGCACCAGGCGCAAGTATAGATTTTAAAGCATTTAATGCTCCTGGGTTTATTGAATCAAGAATAACAGGTTGAGGTTTACTCTCTTTTAAAGCTGCTTCTGCTGCAGCAGCGCCCTCGAGATCTGTATTTGGAGCTGTACCAGTAGCTGTAGAAGCAATATTATCTTTTAATTGAGTAGCTGTTTCAGAAGCTAATTTTTTATTTCTATCAGATGCATCTTTGTCATCTTTAGCTTTACGGTCTGTATGTTTTTTCTCTTCTTCCTTTGCACCGTAATCTTTATCATACTTTTTAAGAGCATCAATAAAAGTGTTTTGAAAATTTAAACCTATAGACTTGTTTAAAGTACTAAGTGCATCGCTTTCGGAATTCAAACTCGCAACTATTTTTTCATGACCTTGTATGGTTGCATTCTTTAAAGCTTCAATTTCTGCTGGTAGAACGTTTTTAGAAACGTTAAGCATTTCATCTAACCATTTTTGAGGTATTGGGCCAGAATCCTTAGGCTTTAATGTATTCATTAAAGACGCAATAAATCCCGGATTGTTAGTTTGGTTGCTGCCCTCGTCAGCCATATACTATATACTTAGGTACTGAATGTACCTTAGTTATTATTAACTAACAACAAACAAAGCGCTGTCCACTACAACAGTAATATCATCTACACTTTCGTTAGTATCTATATCAGTACCAGTTACTGTTAACAAATCCTTCTGTAAAATAACATAACTTTCCATATATTTCATAATGCCTTTTACTACAGAGCTTGGAAGCTTTTCGAGTATAGCAAGACGTTTAGTAAACGGTAAAGTTGTATAATCTAATTGTTGTTCTTGATTATTGTAGTTAACGGTGATACTCTTAATAAATTTTGATACCTCACCCACAAACGCATCACCTAATGTGTCTGTCAGTTGAGCGTTAAGTACTTGTTGATCATTGATTGTTTTTTCTCTAAGCTGCTTTTCTAAGTTATATTGATCAACAAATAAAGGTGTACCTACTGAAACGGTAAATTGGGAATCAGTAACTGTATCTGCCGCTAAAATATAAGATTTAGCTTTGAGTCTATCTACTATGTTTTGTAGATTAACTTTAAGTCTACGATTGTTTTGAGTTGTGGTATAGTCCACACCAGAAGTTGCTACTCGTAACTGTATAGCAATTGCTGCACTATCAATTGTAGTTAAAAGTGGTATAATGTCTTTCTCTAAACAATTTTCTTGTAATAAATTAAAATATGCAATAGTAAAACGAGTTTGAAATACAGGGTTGTCTACAGCTGCTTTTAAAATATTTTTCTGTTGACCTGTACTAATACTTTTAAATTTTACTTCTCTTTGAAGGCTTGGAACATATACCGAAATAGATACTTCTTTATTAATTGTATCCAATACGGATAGAATGTCGTTGTAATTATTGCTCATATAAAGACTTATAGTGAGAATATTGTTTATCAAGCAAACTCATTAGGTATATTACTTGGTATTGTTGCCGGTTTGCCGTCGAATCCAGGGCCTGATTTTGTTTGAGAGGTATGTGCACTGTTTTCTTTTTCAGTTTGCTGTACAAACAAGGTCCAATATAGAAGCTGTTCTGCAGGTGTTATTCCATCAACATATTCTGCAGAAAAATTAGCTTTGCTTACTAAATTTAAATTTAACTTATACAAGTTAATTAAATCATCATTGAAAATAAGCTTGCAAAATTCAAGTAATACTGTTGTATCAGTTGATACAGGTAAATCTATTACACCAATATTAGTATAGGGTGACGTAATTTTTAATAAATTTATTTTTGTTATATTTTCTTCTACTACTGTTAAAGACTCAATAACTTTAGTTGCCAAAGTAAGAGGTAGTTTTTCTATAACTTCTACTCTTTCCAAAAAATTAATGTTTTTAAAAAGCAATGCTTTGTCATTAACGGTTATCGAGTCTATACAAGATGCTAATTGATAGCTAAACTTTTTTTCAGGTACTATGTTAACAAAATAAATTTCATCTTTAGCTTTTATAATACTATGCGTTATAGTAATGCTTTCATGTATAAGTGTTTTGGTATAATTTATATTTTCCAGCTTTACTATTAAATCTTCTATTTTTATAGTGTAATCAAACTCTTTTTTTGTATCCGGGCAAGTTGCTTTGAGATTTAAGTCCGGACTTATGCAAATAGAACGCGCCTGTAACAATAGCATAATCTTATCTACAACATTAAGTCCTTCCTGTAATATCCCGGGAGAAACGTGTTCAATTACTTGATTTAGATGATATATAAACTCCGTTGTATCATTATTATATAAGGATTTAACCAAGTCTTTATATAACTTGGATGTAATTTCATTTACTTGGATTTTTTTATTATTAAATCCAGGTAGCTTAACTCCGTACGTAAAAGCCATTATAAGAACTTACTTTAGATATTATGTTTGTCCCTGTCTATACGTTAATTGGTAGTTATTAAATACAAATTTTACTGCCTCTATTCTTATTTCTGCTTTACCGTAAGAGTATGAAGTTTCTCCTAACGATACCGGAGCACATTGAGTGAATTTGAAGATTTTTCTAATACTCTTGTTAGAAGTATCATTGTTGTTTTTATCAAAAAACACTACAGATATATCTGTTCTTACGTTTTGTGTTGAACCAGACGCCCTTGAAATTAAACCATAATGCCCTACTAATGTTATCCACGGCCGCACCACGAAGTCAATAAAAGACTTATTTGTTTCTAAAAAACTTACTGTTATATCACTATATTGTGCGCGTCCTGTACTAACAACACCAGATAATAAACCGCCACTGGGTCCTGCAAGAGGGTCATTACGTTGCGTGCCTACACTCTCTCCCGGAACGTTGATACCTTGTGCAAATAAACACACATCATTACCTATTGTTTTGTTTTTTTGAGAATCTAATTCATTTTGTAAGTCTTTAAGCGTAGAAAAAACTCCCCATCTATTTTCGAGTGTGTTCCACACATCTTGCCCAGCAGTTAATGCACCTGGCAAATTAAACGTTATAAAAAAATTAGAATCAACCGGTATTTGAGTAGCTGGGTTACTCAAAAACTTTATATAGGTGTTTACCTCGGAAGGTAAGGAACTACTATTAGCTTTAGGGCCTATTATTGTTGTAGCCATTTATTAGCCTTTAAATAAACCATTTACTATGTCGCCAACCTCGTTAGTGACAGCTTGTGTAGCTGTGTTAACTAAATTATCTGCTACGCCCTCAAGTGCACCTGCTACGCCGTTAGCTAAGTTAAGGCCACCTATACCAAGACCAAACGATACTCCCGAATCAAAACCCGGTTCCCAATATTGATAAGCTAAAGTAGCTTTTATTTCTTGTATAGCCCCGGCTTTAGTTAAATCGTATGAAGTGTCTTCGATCTTTGTGATAAAAGCCCCTAATAAAGAATACACTCTTACTTCCTGTAATTGATCATCAATAAGAGAAATTTGTATAAGATTTGAATGTAAATCTCTTGGTTCCATGTTACCTTGCGATGTTCGTTCATCAAAAGTAACCCTCATCATATCTTCTAAAAACTTCCTTAAGTCATAATCTTGAGTACAATAAAATGTTACTTGCCAATTATTATTACCATCAAACTTTACCGTACCAGGTATTTGAAAATCTAATCCCATGAATGGAGCGGTTGTAGTACTAATTGTTTTACCAGGTAAACTTGCGGTTTTTAAAAATACTAAATTATCAGGACCGAGTGAAACGCCATTTACTCTAAACGTTGTTATTCTAAATTGAAAATCCCGCGCAAATCCGCGTTGTGTGGATTGTTTGTAAAAGTCCCTAATTGATTGTCCGTAAACGGCGCCCATATATAATATATACTTACACTCAAGAAGGTAATAAATCTTCTGATGTTATATATTGAAAACCTAATGTTGCTGTCATTTTAGCTATTTCTCCCGTAGAGCCTAAGTTATAGGTCATGCTACCTATGTTTTGTAAAAATGCTCCCACTAATTTATATTTGCGTACAGCTGGATAAGTGTTAGGATCATTTGGCCCTGAGTTGTTTAATAAATCTAACTCTACATTACAATCCCACCAATTAGGGACAGCAGATTGAGAGGTATGTTCATTAAAGGTATCTACAGACCACTTTTCAAATACATTTCTCAATATATAATCTCTATCACAATAAAACGTTACACTCCATGAACCAGCTGCTTCTGGGTAGTTAGCTACCATAGGTATATTATATTTAAACGATTTAAAGTCTACTGAAGTTGTAGTTATAGTGCGAGATGGAATAGTACCATCTGTAGCATATAAAAAGAGATTTTCGGAACCGTTAGATGCCGGTGCATATATATCCGTACTACCGCCAGTACCGTTTCTGGATATAGTGTTTACTCTAAACAGATTAGTACGAGCAAATCCTCGAGTAGTAACTGTTTTATAAAAGTCTTGTATGCCTTGTCCAGCCATTGATAATACTTAATGTACGAACATAAAAAAAGCCCTGCTTTTTATACAGGGCTTTGAGTTAAATTTTAACTATTAAACGTGTCTCCAATATTGGTAAGCTAATTTAGCTTCGAAATCGAGAGGCTTACCTGGACCAGCGTTATCATATGCTGGTGCACCTAAGCTTACGATATAAACACCAAATAGCTTATATGTATTGAGTACGTTTTGGCTTTCATCGATTAAGTCAAGTTGAATGACTTTATCTGGGCCACGTAGTGCAAGATTACCTGTGCTTGTAGCATCATCAAATACACCGTTAATTTGCCAGTTTTCAAGTTTCTTACGAATGACACCGTTAAGGTCATTATAGAACTTTACAGACCAGCTATCTGAACCGGTGTAATCGACAGTACCAGGTACATTGAAGTTTAATCCCATGTAAGGTACTTTTTGATTTTGAATTGTGCGATCTGGAAGATTTTTTGTTGTGATGTAAACGAAGTCGTCTTCATTAAACGTATCTTCACCAATCGAACGGACACGCATCATGAAATCACGTGCGAATCCGCGCTGTTGTGCTACTCTGTAGAAGTCTTGTATTGTCTGTGCCATATAATTATTTAGTGTTTAGATTATAATAGCTCGTTAAAGTTTTGAGATGTCTTAGTAGCATAGAAGTTTACTAAGATAAACTCAGCAGTACGAACCGGTTTAATGTAGATATCAACAACTAATGTATTGTCGTCAACAACTGCAGGTGTATTGTTTGTACTGTTACAAACGATCTTATAGTCATATAAACCTTGAGTGTTACGAGCTAACTCAAATACAGGAGTTAATGTATTGACCACTCTACTTTGTGTGAAAGTAGTATTTGGTTCGAATACAAAGAACTTCATAGTTTGGTTAGTTGTCTTTTCTAAGAAGAGGAATAAGCGACGTACGTTAATACGATCAAATGCGCTTGGGTTCTTTAAGAGAGTCTTTTGACCAAATACTGAGTAACCTTCATTTGGGAAGTATACTACAGGGTTAAGAGCAATCTTGTAGAGTAAGTCGCGTTGCTTTTGTTGTGGGTTAACTGCAATGTCAGCAAGACCGTTAACGATACCACGATTTAAACCAGCTGGTGCCGTCCAAACGTAATTGTTTGCATCACTTGCTGTAATCATTGCTGCTGCAAAACCAGAGAATGGTAACCATACAGCTTGTGATGTGTATGTGTCTTGTACCTTAGCCCAGTTTGCATAAGCTGTAGCATAGCTTGAATTAAATGAACCATAACAGTTACGTAATGGCCAGTAAATGTTTTGTGAGAAGTTATTAGCCTTGTTGTCAAGGGTCTTATAATTCTTACCAGTTACGAAAATATGACGAATTGGGTCAGAAATAAAAATATGATCTTTACGACGTGTACGTGCAAATGTTTCGAACTTATTAGTAATATCAACCCAAGCATCGACTAAATCGTTGCTTACTGGGTTACCGCTTGAATCTGTTAAGTCGCTAAGTGCACTTGTAATTGCTGTTGAGATGAATGTATCATCGTATTCAGCAGTTGAACCTGCAGTAGCTTGAACAGCTGCAATTGTAGAAAGACCTGCATCAATTGTAATGTCGATATCTACTACATCAGTGTTTTCAGCTTGATTTAAAACATAATCAAGTTTTGCACTTAAATCACCGATAGACTTAAGACTGTTAGTTGGTAGGCTATCTGCATATACGCCTAATGCATAAAGGTTATTAGCAGGTAAGAACGAAGTGGACTTTACTGCAAGATAAGCAGAAGCAACCGAGTAGAACGTATCACCGTCTGTACCGGTTGAATCTTTAAATACTCTAACTGTCTTAGTTGAATTACCGTTATTATCTAACCAATTTGTTAAGGAAGAGATATTTGGGTTAACAAAAACTTCAATGTTGTTAGAAGCATTATTTGCTACAGTTTGTAGATATAGGGACTTAGGAGCACCACCGTTTACATCTTGTACTGTACGTTGTGCATATAATGAACCTGTATAACCTTCTTGTAATACATACTGTAATGTTGTTGTGTTAACTGAGAACGGGGAAGGACGTAATTTGAACAACGAAAGAATAACTGTATCACCGTAGCCTGAAGCAGCGATATTAAATGTTGGAATATTTTCGATATCGTGTGATAAGCTATCTACTGAAGGAAGGTATGGTGCACTTAATGTGAAACCGATACGTGTTTGAGGTACTTCAATGTAAAGAGCATCTGAAGCTGTTTGTGCATCTACGAAATATGTGCTACCGATTGTTTTTACATTAACTGCATCATCATAATCTGATGTTGGGTTGTTGCTGAACGAATCAGCTAAATTGAGATAGTAGCCTTCAAACTTTTCATTGATTGTTGACTTAGCTGTATTAACTACAACTAAACCAGCTTTACCAAGATCTGTTACAGCGTTTGTACCAGAAACAACAAAGCTACCTAAACCAACGTTACCGCCTGTTGTTGACCAGTTAATACCGCCTTGACTAATTTCAGCATATTGATCGCTTGTTAGAGCAACTAACGCCGGTTCACCGAAATAGTAACCTTTAGCTGATTGTAAAGGAATCGTACCTGCTGTAGCAGCCGAAGCTGGATAAGCTGTTGTATTACCAGGAATTGGTAATACAGGGAATGCTAATGCACTATAATTACTTGTTGTACCTTCACCACTACCATCACCATAAGGTAAGCGAACTGCTTTAATTGTCGGATTGTTACCAGCCGTAAATAGTTGATTTACTGCATAATAAAAATAGCGTTCTGCTGCATTTGTAGGTGTACCGAATACTGTTTGGAAATCGCTTAGTGAAGCGAGTTCAACGATTTCGTAAGTCGGTCCTTGTGGAGCAAAGCCGGTTACTAATACGTTAGTACCGACAGGAGTTACTGCTCTTGTAGAAAGATCGATCTCGCGAATTTCTACACCTGGAGATTGGATAGTACGTGTGGATGCCATAATAGTTAAGTTTCTAATATTATTTAGGAGATTTTAGCCCTAAATTACGAACTTTATCAAAGTAATTGAGTATTAAGCTGATTAAACGCGAACGTAAATGAAGATTCGATCTGTTCTCCATCTCTATAATTATACGTTATCTCGCCTAAATTAGTAATAAAAGCTTTTATGTAATCCCACTGAATTTTTTTGTTATTGTATTCATCTAAACCATAAACTGTAATATTAGTTTGATAGTTATTTGTGTTAACAAATTTGTCAGGAGATGCTAATTGATTAAAATTATATGTACTCTCCTTAGAGTCATTAATAGTGTTTAACCAATACCACAGAACCCACCAATTATTAAATTGATTGTCCACCGTAAAATTTACTGTTACGGATTTATACGCAGCTCTTGTGTAGCTTGTAAATTTAGCTGTTTGTGCAGAATATGGTAGATCTACTTCAGCAATAGTGGTTTCTGGAACTACAGTACCATAAATAGAATACTGTAAAGAATCCAGATTAAGAAAATTTATTGACCTGTTTCCAGGAGTATTATCATTAGCTGTTTTGAGTATAGGTGGCAAGTTTAAGACAAGTAAAAACTTGTCTTTTCTATTCTTATTAAGAATTGATTGCTGTATGTCTACGCTCATCCATCACTTACTTACGGAAGTGTTTGTTATTGATAATATAGTATTCTTTAATAACGTTTTTTTCGGTTGCAAGACCATTACTACCAGCCCATGGGTGGGCGTTAGCATCATTAGCTTTTGGGTTATTAACAGGCATATCGCCTTTAGGGTTGTTATTAGGTGCACCCGAACCAGGGCCCTGGTTCGTAGCGCCTGGTGCATTTGTGCCAGGAGCTTGATCAGGCTTCACACCTAATTGAGTTAATCTTGCTTGAATAGTCTTTAAAACGCTTTTAGCATCTCGCGCGTTTAATGCTTTTACTGCTGCAGTAATCTGACCTGTTGTAATTTTACCTGGAGTTGCTGGAGCTGGATTACCACCACCTTGTTGAGGTGGTGTAGTAGCTGCTGGAGCTGGCGGTGTAGTAGCTGCTGGAGCTGGATTACCACCACCTTGTTGAGGCGGAGTATTAGCTGCTGGAGCTGGATTACCACCACCTTGTTGAGGTGGAGTGTTAGCATCTGGTTGCTGGTAGTTTGGATGATTACCATAAATGGCAGATGTTTCATTACCGCCTTGTTGGTTCATATAAGGAGCTGTATTACGAGCATTATTGTATGCACCTTGAGCACCGCCAACTAAACCACCTGCAAGCCCGCCTACTGCCCCACCAACTGTTTGACCTACATACTTGCCTGTAGCAGCTGCCCCTTTAGCGATTGCACCTGGAGCAGCTTTTAAACCATTACCAATAGCTGTAGCGGCTTTGCCTGCGTACTTTTTAATACCTTGACCTAACTTACTCATAAACCCCTGCTTTTGTGGAGCAGGAGCAGCTTCATTTAAACTTTTACCACTAATAAAATTTTCAAACATTACGCAATATTCTTCGTCTTGTGTTTTGTCGTAATGTGCTAATACTTTTTCAAGAGCTAAAATTGCGAGTCTAAGTTCTTGGTCTTCGAACTTAACACTCTCTTGTATCATTGATACACCGCGTTCACGAGCTCTAATTGCGTGCTCAAACGACACTAATACGCTGTGTTCATCTGTTCTTGATAGAGCAGAAAAACACTCTACTAATTCAGCAGGAGAAACATTTTCAATTAATTGTTCTGCAGTTGGGTTGAGAACCTCGTTATATTTTTCAGCTAAAAGCTTTACGTTTGGCATAATGTATCTTAATACTTACGCAAATAGAAGGTATTTCTCTGTGGATCAAATCCAATCTCTATATTACTTGTACTAAGTTTGCGAGGTTGTCCGGACTTAATTTTGTTTATATCCAATCCATAACGCATAATAATTTCTTGTGCTTTATCATGTGTGATAGGGCCTGCACCAAATTCCTTCTTTTTAAGATTGTGTACGGGTACTGTATCTTCTTTCTTTTTCTTGTGCATTTGTGCTACCATACCAATACTCTTAATCTTATCTGAACCAAGATTGCCTAATTTATTCATACCGGCACCAAGTTGCTGATGACGAGGTCCGCGTTTATTGGTGATTCCCATAAACGACTTAAAATTCATTTCTTGCAAACGTTGTATACTATCTAATGAAAGTTTTTTATCTTTCTTTGCAAGTATGCCTTGCACAAGTCTTTCTACGTCTCCTGATCTACGTAATTCTTTAAAAGCAAGATTTTCAGGTGAAAACTCTCCACCTTTATCTAAACCAGCTTTTCTGAGTTCCATGAATTTGTCTTTAGCTTTTTCAGCGCATTCTACATCGCATTCATCACTTAAAGCAAATTTAATCATATCTAACATTGCTTGTTTCTTTTTACCAACAAGTGAAAGATCTATTTCTGCTTTTTCTTTAGTAGCATTTGGTTTCTTTAACCAATCATCGTTTTTGAGAGAATAAACACCTGTTGAATGGTGTGGTTCATTTATATCTTGTATATAAACCTCTACATCGTAACCTTTTATAGTAATATCACGTGTTGTGTTCCAAACTGTTTTTTTAGCATTAAAATAGTCTTTAAGTAGTTCAGTATCAACTTTATACTCAGTTAAATCTGTAATTACATGTAAGTCGAAATCACTATACTTTGTGTAATTATAGTTTGCTAATGAACCAGTTAGAGTAATATCTTCAACATCAACTGTAATGTCAATTGTATCTAAAAATGCTTGAGCAATTTCCAGAAGCTTATCTTTAATTTCTGGCTTTAGCTTGCCGTTTTCCCACAATTGCGGGTTAAGCTCGTTATGAAACTCAAACGTTAGGTTCTCCATGTAAGTTATTACTTACTTAAAACCTATAACTTAGCCTTGTAAAAAAGTCTCCAATAAAGTACAAAGCTTCATGTATACGTCTACGTACCCAACGTACAGGTTTAGTATAAAAGAAATACTTATTAATCCAACGGCTTCTTTCATACAGCATTTCTGCTTTTACTTGATTCCATTTTTCAATACGTTCAGTATTGTCTACCTTCTCAAACTTAGACACTTCAATTATATCGATTTGCCCTTTGGTAAATGTTGCAGTAAACTCTACCCAGCAATCATTATTACCTATTTTCTCATTCGGAACATATTCATAAAAGCTAAGCTTACCGTGGTAATTTTGATCTTCCCAATTCTTTTCGGAAACTTGCAACAATAGTCTACCGTTTTCGATCTTGTAGTTAGCTAAACACTCTATTAAGCCTTTAGCCTGGAATGACGTACAATTATTAGGCAATCCTTCTTCCCACATTTCGTCGGTCCAAGGCAATTTATCTTTTACTGTTATTGTATCGAACATTCCCATAAAACTAATATAGTGTAATTTTGCTGATAATCCATAAGTATTTAGTCTATAGTATGCCTAACGAACTTAAACTGTTATCAGAGAAGTACACTCAAATTTTCAAAGAATATGATGCTTCGTGGGCAACTGGTGGTATGGGCGGCACTGCTTATGCAGGTAGCGAACAGATGGCAGAAGATGAAGAGAGTGTATTAGACCCACTACAGCCAAGTACAGCTTTAAGTTCTCAGCTTGTCGGTCTATTTGATCCAGTTACTTCTGATGAAAAGAAACAAACCGATGAGGCTTTAAAAGAACTTGAGACTGTTTTAAATAAAATCGCGAAAGATATAGAAAGCTGGCAACACAAATACACAAAGCTCGGCGCCACTGATACTGTTTCAAGAGAACAGTTGTTTCAATATATAGCTAAATCGGTTTTAGGTTTAAAGAAACTCGATTAATATGTTTTCGTTTAAACAATTTTTTCTTTTAAATGAAGGTGGTGCTGGTGGGCACATGCTACACCCTCTCAATTTGCCTGAAATTAAAACCGGTAAAGAGCTTTTAGAGTTATATGAAAAGTCAGCTTATTATCTTGCACTAAAAGGTGCTCCGGTTAAAATTGATGGTACTAACGTTAGTGTACGGTTAGTAGATACCGAACATGGTAAAGAGTTTGCTATTTATAGAGGTGCTAAAATAGACATGGAAGGGCCTCCTGCTACGTTAGCTTACTTAAACACTCGTTTTGCAGAGAACCCAGGTGCAATTAAATCATACGAACAGGTATTAAATATTTTTAACAAAGCTTTACCACAGACAACAAGAGAGTTAAAAGAGTTAGGTTTGTATAATGATCCAAATATTTTCTTTAACACCGAATTTGTAGCTGGTACTTCTAATATAATAGGGTACAATAATAAATTTTTAGCTATTCATTACCCCGCTAAAATTACAGAAAAGTTTAGTACTAAAAAGGGTACAAAGAGTTATGGTAGCGAGCATTTGCCTTTTAATACTGATGTTTTAAACGCGTATGTTAAAAAAGTAAATGCAGTAGCACAAGAATTTGATTTTAATGTTATACATCAGTCATTAGCTAAAATGACTGGTAAGCCTGATTTTAATGCAACATTAAAATCAGAGTTAACCATTAATGGTAAAACTAAAACTTTAAAACAATGGTTAAGTACAGCTGTTAACCCGGTTAACAAAGTAATTAAAAAATTAGGTGGCGCTAAACCGGTAGCTGGTATCAACCAAGCTCTGTATTTAGATATAGTACAAAATGGTGTTGATATTAATAGTATAGTTGCTCCAGAGAGTTTACCGGTAGCTACAAACTGTATTGTATTTTGGCATGCAACAAGATTACTTGGTAAAGCAATACTCGATGCAATGGACTCAGATTTAGGTAAGCCTTCTCAACAAGAAGGTGTTGTTATAAATAACCCAGCTGTATCAGCTTATCAATTTAAAATAACGGGCGATTTCTTTGTAAGAAACGCTGAAGCAAGTCCTTACAGAAAAGAACCTGTAGGTCCTGTTAAAACAGCTGTCATAACTTATGGTAGATTCAATCCACCTACAGTTGGGCATCAATCTTTACTACAAACACTTTCTCAAACGGGTATACAAAATAAAGCTCAATTAATAGCATTATTCCCTACACATACAGTTAATAAAGATAATCCTTTACCTTTTGATCTTAAAGCTCAGGTACTACAAGCTATATCCCCTAAGAATGTTCAAGTATTATCAGAAGGTAGAACTTTATTTGCTGTACTTAATTTCTTAAGTAAAAACGGATATAACAGGGTTATTCATATAGCTGGTTCAGATCGTTTACCCGAATACGAACGTTTAATTAAACAATACGTAAACAAGCCAGATGCACATGGGGATATTGCATATAATATACCTGATTACACGTTTGTAAGCTCTGGTGATAGAGATCCAGATGCTGAAGGTGTTACTGGTATGAGTGCCTCTAAAGTAAGAGCTGCAGCTCGTGCTAATGATTATAAGTCTTTTAGTGCTGGTATAGCTCAAGGCTTACCTGAACAACTAAAACAATTAGTATTTAATACTATTAAAAATAGTTAAGTTTTATTTTTTAGTTTAAACATAAAAAAAGCGCACCGGAGTGCGCTTTTGTTTTTTTATAATGTTTGTATATTTTACTTGAATGTTGCGAGCGAGCCCATTACTACATATGTACTTGATCCCGTCTTTAACACCGTAAACGTATATACGTCAACACTGTTTGCATTACCTGAGCTTGGCGCAGAACCACCCTGCCATTTTACTGTTTGGTTAGTACCGTCAACTTGGAAACCAGTTACATAGTAGCCAACACCACCGTTTGTTTGCATATATGCTACGGTAATTGCTTGACCTGTAGACAATGTGCTATTTAATGCAGTACTGCTGTTACCACGTACGTTTATTGTAAGGTTACTTGTTGAAGCAGCCGAATTGTATATAACACTATCTGATAATACGTCGTAGGTATATGTTGCACCTGCTGCAGTACCAACAATAGTAGTTGGTTCATATTCTGTTTGTATAGTTACTATACCATTGAATGTAGCATTGTTAAACGTTACATTGCTTGTAGTATTGAGTGTTTGATTAGCACCTGGACCAGAGTAACCAGAGATACCAGAGTATCCTGAAATACCAGACCAGCCACTATAACCAGATATACCAGACCAGCCTGAGATACCGCTATAACCGCTAATACCAGACCAACCGCTAATACCAGACCAACCAGAGTAACCAGAAATACCAGAGTAGCCTGAAATACCACTGAAGCCTGATTGACCGGAATAACCGCTATAACCTGAAATACCGCTATAACCAGATATACCGGAGTAGCCTGAAATACCAGACCAGCCAGATATACCAGAGTAGCCTGAAATACCGCTGTAACCGCTAATACCAGACCAACCAGAGTAGCCTGAGATACCGCTGTAACCGCTGATACCGCTAAAGCCTGATTGACCAGAATAGCCAGAGTATCCGGAAATACCAGAGTAGCCTGAAATACCGCTGTAACCGCTAATACCAGACCAACCCGATATACCACTGTAACCGCTTATACCAGAGTAGCCAGAGATACCAGAGAAACCTGAAGTACCAGTAGCACCACGATATATACCAGTTGAAATAAAGCTGTAGTGGTCTGTACCACCATAATAGAATTCAACTGTTACACCGTCTGTATCGGTTGTTTGAGCTTGTACTCTATAAACTAATCTATCAGTTATATCAAGAGCTATCGGTGTAGTAATTGTGTACTGTGTAATGCTTAGCGCTGGGTTAGCAGTATCTGTATTAACAAGCGGATCACTAATAACATTAAATAATAATGTTTCAGTACCACCTGGGTATGATCTCTTATATATAGAGTGCTTTAAGGTTGTTGTAGTTGTTGATGGGTTAGTACCTGTTAATGCATAGTATGCATTGAACTGCCATGTACCTTTACCGAGTTCAATTTCACCTGGATCACTGATTGGTGTTACAACTTGACCTAATGTTATTAAACCATCTGAAGCACTTAATGTATAAGCTGTAAACGTTTGTGCTGTAGATTGAGGTACTTCGCTTAATATACCGTATTGTATGCTGAATTCAGAAGCTGAAGTTGTTGGGTAATATGTTATACCAACTGCAGGGAAGCCTGAGAAACCAGATACACCTGAACCGCTAAAGCCAGAGATACCAGAGTAGCCAGATATACCAGAGTAGCCTGAAATACCGGAGTAACCAGAAATACCAGACCAGCCACTATAGCCGCTTATACCGGAGTAACCAGATATACCGGAGTATCCTGAAATACCAGACCAACCAGAGTAACCTGAAATACCGGAGTAACCAGAAATACCAGACCAGCCAGATATACCAGAGTAGCCAGATATACCAGAGTAGCCTGAAATACCGGAGTAACCAGAAATACCAGACCAGCCACTATAGCCGCTTATACCGGAGTAACCAGATATACCGGAGTATCCTGAAATACCAGACCAACCAGAGTAACCTGAAATACCAGACCAGCCAGAAATACCAGAGTAACCTGAAATACCAGACCAGCCAGAAATACCAGAGTAACCTGAGATACCACTATAACCTGAGATACCACTATAACCTGAAATACCAGACCAACCAGAGTAACCAGATATACCAGAGTAGCCAGAAATACCAGAGTAACCTGAAATACCAGACCAGCCAGAGTAACCGCTATAACCAGACCAGCCGCTAATACCGCTATAACCGGACCAGCCAGAGTAACCAGAGATACCAGAGTAACCACTTACACCACTGTAACCAGAGTAGCCTGAAATACCAGACCAACCAGAAATACCTGATGTACCGGAATAACCAGAGAAGCCGCTTAAACCAGAATAACCTGAGTAACCGCTAATACCAGAATCTCCTGAATAACCAGAGAAACCAGAAGCACCATCTGTACCAGCAAAGCCGGAAACACCTGGGTCACCTTGAGGACCGCTATAACCAGACATACCAGATGTACCGGAATAGCCTGAATAACCGCTATAACCTGAAGATGAAGCTGCACCATTTCTACCCGAGAAACCAGAATAACCAGAATAACCTTGAAGGTTACCACCGCTCATTGATATAATACCAGTTACTGCAAAATTACCATTAAATACAACTGTATTATCAAATTGCTGAATCAAGCTATTACCAAGTGTTTGGTTGCTTGTCCACATTGCAATATAACCTGATGTGCCGTTGTTTGTTGCGCCAATTTGTGTTGCTGGATATTCAACTACAACACCTGTTGTAGTACCTGTAGCAATTAACATTGGTTTAATAAACGAACCACTTGCTGTAGGGGCTGTTGTTGTTAATTGACCGGCAACTGTATCAGAAAGGTAATAGCCGTAACCGTCAGATAAACCAGAAAGATTGCTAATTTGACCGTTGTATACAATAGTAAATGTAGCACCATCTGAAGATTTAATAATACCGATTGCATCAACAGTATTAATACTATCAGCTTTAGCTAATGCATAGCCACCATCTGTCTTGTATATTACTTGACCAGGTGTAAAGCTGTTTGAATATGTAATTCTTAGTTCTGTTGTAGCACTATCACCAGAGTAACCAGAAATACCGCTATAACCGGAAATACCACTATAGCCTGACGTACCGCTAAAGCCGCTAATGCCGCTATAACCTGAAATACCGCTGAAGCCTGAAATACCAGAATCACCAGAGTAACCTGAAATACCAGACCAGCCACTGAAGCCTGATTGACCAGAATAGCCTGAGTAACCAGAGATACCAGAGAAGCCAGACCAGCCACTGATACCACTAAAGCCTGATTGACCGGAGTAGCCAGAAATACCAGACCAGCCGCTATAGCCCGAAATACCGCTAAAGCCTGAAATACCGGAATCACCAGACCAACCACTAATACCACTAAAGCCTGATTGACCGGAGTAGCCAGAAATACCAGACCAGCCGCTAATACCAGAGAAGCCTGAAATACCTGAGAAACCAGATATACCGCTATAACCGCTAATACCGGAGTAGCCAGAGATACCTGAATAACCGCTTATACCTGAATCACCAGAATAACCGGATATACCGCTAAAGCCTGACCAACCTGAAATACCAGACCAACCAGAGTAGCCTGAGTAACCTGATATACCGCTATAGCCAGAAATACCACTAAAGCCACTTATACCAGAAGTACCAGAGTAACCTGAAATACCGGACCAGCCACTATAACCTGAAATACCGCTAAAGCCGCTTATGCCGGAATCACCAGAGTAACCCGATATACCGCTGAAGCCTGACCAACCGCTGATACCAGACCAGCCAGAGTAGCCTGAAATACCAGACCAACCGCTAATGCCACTAAAACCTGAAATACCAGACCAGCCACTAATACCTGAGTAGCCAGAAATACCTGACCAACCGGAGTAACCTGAAATACCAGAGTAACCAGAGATACCAGAATCGCCTGAGAAGCCAGACCAACCTGAAATACCAGAGAAGCCTGATTGACCGGAGTAGCCGCTATAGCCAGACCAGCCTGATACACCACTAAAGCCAGAAATACCACTAAAACCAGATATACCAGAATCACCAGACCAGCCAGAAATACCAGAGAAGCCTGACTGACCGGAATAACCTGAAGTACCGGAATAACCGGAAATACCAGACCAACCAGAGGTACCAGAATCGCCCTTTACCTGACCAACGTTATTCCAGGTACCACCTGCATGAATTTGAATTGTTGTTGGAGCCGAGAAGTCTGTAGCGGTTGCTAATGTTAAAGTATAATATGTACCGTTACCATCAGAACCAGATACTACATTTGTAATCTCTGTTTGAGATTTACCATCTGTAACCTTTGAACCTGTTACTGGTGGATTTGAAGGAACCGTATCGTATACTTTTAAGTGAGTAGAATCACTTTGATTTGTACTACCGTAATACTTTGCTGTATCGTATACAGTTATTACTTCACCACTATATACCCATAAATCACCGGTTGTTTCATCGATGATACCATCACCATTGACAGCATATGGTTCTGCATTGTTTAAAGTTGTTTGCGGGTTGTTTGGTGGGTTTACGTTAGCATCAGGTACAGATGTTAAGATCTTTACTGAAGTACCATCTTGACCAGAATAACCTGAGTAACCAGAAATACCTGATTCACCCGAAATACCAGACCAGCCGGAGTAACCGGAAATACCGCTAAAACCGGACCAGCCTGAAATGCCAGACCAGCCACTAAAGCCTGAAATACCACTATAACCGCTTATACCGGAATCACCAGAGTAACCAGAAATACCAGAATAACCAGATATACCACTAAAGCCTGACCAACCGCTAATACCTGACCAACCAGAGAAGCCTGATTGACCAGAATAACCGGAGTAGCCGGAAATACCACTAAAGCCTGAAATACCAGAGAAGCCACTATAACCAGATATACCAGAATCGCCTGAGTAACCTGAAATACCAGACCAACCTGAAATACCGCTAAAGCCGCTAATACCGCTAAAGCCTGAAATACCAGACCAACCTGAAATACCAGAGAAGCCTGATTGACCAGAATAACCTGAATAGCCACTTATACCAGAGTAGCCTGAAATACCAGAGTAACCGCTTATACCTGAAGTACCGGAATAACCTGAAATACCAGAGAAGCCACTAATACCACTAAAACCTGAAATACCAGAATCGCCGGAGTAACCACTAATACCTGACCAACCGCTAATACCTGAAAAGCCAGATTGACCAGAATAGCCTGAATAACCAGAAATACCGCTAAAACCACTAAAGCCCGATATACCGCTAAAACCGCTTATACCAGAATCACCTGAGTAACCGGAAATACCGCTAAAGCCACTGATACCACTAAAGCCCGATATACCAGAAAAACCAGACCAACCGCTAATACCTGAAAAGCCAGATTGACCGCTATAACCACTGTAACCTGAAATACCACTAAAGCCGCTAATACCACTAAAACCTGATATACCGGAATCGCCAGAATAACCGGAGATACCAGACCAGCCAGAGTAACCTGAAATACCGCTAAAGCCTGAAATGCCTGAAAAACCGCTTATACCAGACCAACCACTAATACCACTATAGCCTGATATACCAGATGTACCTGAAAAACCGCTTATGCCTGAGGTACCGGAATAGCCTGAAATACCAGACCAGCCGCTATAACCTGATATGCCGGAGTCACCGCTGTAACCAGACCAGCCAGAGACACCTGAGCCGGAAAAGCCTGAATAACCTGAGACACCGATTGGATTGTATACGTTGAAAAATGCCATAATATTAGTGGTTACAGATTATTTATAATTCTCGCTTCTATTTTAGAAACGTTTAACCAATAATAGTACTAATTTTTATTAAACTTAACTTATCTCGGATTTATTTATTATACCAGCCTTTCAATACAAATCATATTGTTATTATAACTTGTACCAACTATCATGGTAATACGCCAAGCTATGCCAGCTGTGGTGTCCATAAGCGTCCAAGTATTACTTTGACCACCTGCACCAAAATTATAACCAGAATTGATATATGCGGGAGTGGTAGTAATGGACAATTTAGAAACATCCCCAATAACTGTACCGTTAACACCACCGGTGGTATACACGTCACTACCATATACCGTATATGTACCTGAAACTGTAGACACTTGTAGGCTACGATTACCAGAAGTAGCCATTCTTACCTTAAGATTACCTAAAATTACATCTGTACCTGCATTGACAAAAGCACTCGCTTTTGTTACAATGTTGCTTGCGGATACGCTCTGAAACACTACACTACTTGTTGTATTAAGTGTTTGATCAGCGCCCGGACCAGAATAGCCACTATAACCTGAATTACCATATGCTATTAAGTGAGCGCTGAAATATGTACCTTGACCGGAACTACCACCGGATTGTAATTGTTGATTAGATGGATTACCGGTATAGACTGTAAAGTCCATATAATCAGTTGTACCGTTTAAATAAACTATCTTTGATTCGGTTTGTGTATAACCATTACCTGATAAAATTTGTGTTTGAGTAATAGCCTGGGTGGACCCATTCTTTCTCATTTGAATGTTGGATTGATTGGTTACTGTAGAACCAATTGTCCACCATACCTGATATGTTACATTATAATAACCAGCTATTGTTGGTGTAAATTTGTATGTAGAAGGATTATACCAATTATTAGGGTCAACAGCATCTATAAAAGGCAAAATCCTATCAGCACCAGAAGTAACAACCAAGTCTCCGCTTAACTGTGCTACTACAACGTAATTACTTGCAGCAAGTGTTGATATACCAGAATAACCTGAAATACCGCTATATCCAGAAATACCACTGTAACCAGAAGTACTGTTACCAGAGTAACCTGAAACACCGCCACGGCCAGCCACTTCAATTTCAAACCAAGGATCATCATTACCGCCAAAATCTGTATTAGAGTTTACTCCGACAGAACCACCAGCAAGACTTGTTAGTTGCAACGCGACTTGTGTATTTACACCTGGTGTGATTGTTGCTTGTGCTATACCACCGAAAGCTGCAAAACCAGCTGCATCAGAAGCACTGTTACATCAGCAACACTACCTATAGCTGTAGAAGTTGTTACATTGTACCAACCGAAACCTGGTCGGTTGATACCACCGGAAGCAGAAAGTGAAGGGACTTGAGCTTTTAATGAATACGTATAACCAGCAGATAAAGTTACAACACCTGTAGATGTGTTAAGCGTAATATAACCTTGACCAAGATCGGTATCAGCTGAATTAAATTTTAATGTTTGCCCGGTTGCTGTAAAGCCTTGACCTGTTGTTTTACTACCTCTAAAATAAGGTACGGGAGCAGCTACTCCAGTAGCACCAGAGTAGCCTGAAGCACCAGAATAGCCTGAAGCACCGTTTGAACCTATTGTTCCGTTTTGTCCGGAATAACCGCTGTAACCTGAAATACCGGAACCAGAGTAGCCTGAACGACCAGAATAACCAGATGCACCGTCGTTACCGTTATTACCTGAATAACCACTTATACCGCAATAACCTGAACGACCTGAATAACCAGAAACGCCATCATTACCATTATTACCTGAGTAACCAGAAACCCCTGAGCCACTATAACCTGAATAACCAGAAATACCTGAATAACCTGACCAACCAGATATACCTGAAAAACCTGATTGCCCAGATGCACCATCGATACCTGAAAAACCTGAAAAACCGCTATAACCTGACCTACCTGAATAACCAGAACCACCTATGCCGGAATATCCAGAAAAACCAGAACCTGCATATTGGCCATCTTTACCAGAAAAACCCGAAAAACCAGAGTAACCAGAATAACCACTCAAACCAGAATAACCAGACGCACCGTTACTTCCAGCAGTACCGTTTATACCACTATAACCTGAATATCCAGATAAACCTAAACCTGAATAGCCAGATATACCTGAATACCCAGATCTGCCAGAAAAACCTGACCACCCGCTCATGCCACTATAACCAGATACACCTCCACCGCCACCGTTAAAAGGAGCACCACTTAAAAAATACGTTCCTGTTATGTTAATGTTACCAGTAATTGTTACATCAGCGTCAATTGTAACGTCTGGTCCTGTATCAAATATACTACTATTACCTAATGCATGCGGACCGGTCCATCTTGCAAGATAACCACTGGACCCGTTATTAGTACTACCTATAACAACACCTGGGTATTCAACGACAATACCTTTATTTGTACCTACCGCTATTAAAACTGGTTTTATAACACTACCACTTGCTATAGGTGCTGTGGTTGTTAACAACCCTGGTGTTGTATCAGAAAGATAATAACATGCAGCATCTGTTAACCCAGATAAGTTTGAAATATAACCGTTAATAACTAACGTAAAATTATTACCATCTGAGTCTTGCACAACCCCTATAATTTCAGAAGTACTGACATCATTTGCCAAAGCTAAATCATAACCACCAACGGTTTTATATATTGCTTGCCCAGGAGTATACGAATTAGTATATGCTATTCTTTGTATTAGCGGTGCGTTTGTTCCAGCTACACCTGAATAACCTGAACTACCAGAGTAACCAGAATAACCGGATGCTCCATCTGCACCAATGATACCGTCTTTACCGGAATATCCAGAATATCCAGAAAATCCAACTGGGTTATACGTATAAGCAAATGGCGTTGAAACAATAGACATAATACTTTACATACTTATCAAAGAATGTTAATAAATCGCATGTAAGATTAGCTATTTAAAAGCTTAGAAATACATTTGATACCAAGTTGGTACACCGCCTATTAACCCTGCATATACCCAAGTAATAGGTTGTGCTCCAAATTGCCCACCGAGTGGAACGTAAGCTGCAATATAAGAAGTACCTTGACCGAATGGGTATACTGGACCACCGCCTTGGAATTGTAGCATACCTACTTGACCTGCAGCAGGTTTGTATATCAAATAATTTACACCATTTGGAGTTGAAGCCGTGCCTGCTCCTGGATCCCACGTACCGGCACTGGTAGCTGTAAAAGAAAAGCCTGGGTAACTTTGCGAAGCTCCTACAGCAGACCAATTAGTATCCCCGGTTGTTACAATCGTGTATACTTTACCAGGAACAAAATAACCTGCACTAACTATAGTAGTTAATGTAATACTTGGAGCACAAACAACATCACCTACGTTTGGACTTGAAGGAAATTCAACTACTATACCATATGTACTGTTAGTGTGTATCGGGCCGTCATTTATAATGAGTGTTTTAGTACCACTGCTAAATTGTTTACCATATACAATCTGAGAACTTAAACCAGATAGAGTCGGGTTATTATATAAACCTTCGATATCTCCGGTTAGAGTGTATGTAGTCCAATAACTATCAGCTTTTGCACTTATAGATATAACATCAGAGTAGTTAATAGAACCACCTCCAGTACCTGCTGCACCAGAATAACCAGATATACCACTCGCACCAGTAGCACCACTATAACCTGATGTACCGTTGTTGCCATTAGCACCAGAATAACCAGATATACCACTGTAGCCTGATTGACCGGTAATATTTGATTGTAAATACCAGGTGCTTATACCAGCACTGTACTGCCAAACCGTGTTGCTTACGTTTTGGAAATACATATCTTTATCTTGTAAACCTGGAATTGTACTTAACGGATCACTGCTACCAGTAAACCATACTGTACCTCTTGTACCTGAAACACCGCTATAACCGGAAATACCATCATTACCGTTAGTACCGTTAGCGCCGGTAGCACCAGAGTAACCAGATATACCACTGTAACCAGAAGCTCCCGTACCACCGCTACCAGTGTAAGCAGTTGTTTGTATAGTACCGTCAGGGAACACTAACGTACCACTTAAAGTACTGTTAGGTAAGGTTAATGCACCGCTTGTATCAAATGTCCACCGCGAGCCGTACCCAGCCACATCAGGATATGAATCTCCTGTACCAATAACCATAGCACCATCGG